CTATCCGAAGATTGCGAGAACCGTGCCAAACAGGAATACCCAGAAGACGATCTCGACACGGTTCTCATCGAGGATCGTTTTCCAATCTTTTCTTTCCGGCATCGCAGTCTCCAATTTGTGTTTAAGGGCCTCGAAAATCGGGAAGGTACATATTGCGACCAACAAGACGAGGCCGAAAACGATCTCGCTCAGAATTCCCGGCTCCATCAAGAACCGCGCTTTCCTTGATAGGAAAGCATGAAGCTAAGAAGGCCACTCGCATAGGCAACAGTGCGCACGTATTTCTTGACGCTTACGCGCACACTGCGCATGCCGGCCGTGAGCCGAAGTGCTTTGCAAAACTGGAACACCAGCTTCGCGTTACGCATCGACAAAACTTTGTTCATGTCCTTCTCCTTAGCTTTCGCGCGACGCAAGTTTTACGCGCACGGTCGGTTTGGTCACGAAGCATTTCCGATATTGCAGGGCCGATAAGTAATGTCGGGCCTTCTTGACGGAAAATGACTTCGCCGTGTATTCCGTAACATCGGCGATGTACAGAACGCCCATCACGTGATCCTTGCCAGAGCGAACAAGCCGCTCGCGGAGATAGTCGTACCGCTTGTTCATCTCCGCGATCTGCGCATCGAGAGTGCCAAGTTCGTCGACCATCATCTGGATGCGCGTCTGCTTCTTGACAGGCAGTTTGAAGTGACGGGTCATTTGCGTCTCCTCGTTAAGCCGAAGCGCCTTTGGATCTCGATGTACAGCGCTTCTGCCAAGTTTGACAATTCGAGGGCCTTCAAATCCTCGTCGTCGTACTGGCTGCGCTCCGCTTTTGTCATGGGCGGCTTCTTCGGAAGCCACAAACGGGCGTACGCCAGCGGTATGTTGATCGGCTTGGAAACGCCCTCGTCGCCGTTCTCGTGCTCTTCGACGATCACGATCGAAAGTTTGCGCTTTGCCATGTTACCTCCTCGGTTTCTCGACGGGGAACTTTTGCTCGAACTCCTTGTAGGTCCAGGCCCGACGCTTATCAGCACCGACCCCAGACATCAGGCTCGTACCGCGTCCTAGGCTAACCGTCTTGATGCCACGTTTCTTCTTGCGGCCCTCGAACGGTTTGTACTGGTATTCGGACCAGCCTTGACCGTCGCATTGTTGGCAGATCACCGCTGTTCCCCTTGCTTCGGCGAAGCCCGAGTACACGCCCGAGCCATTGCAAGCCGGGCACTGCTCGATGATTTTCTTCATTTTTGCCATGTTTGCCTACCTCCGAGTATGCGGAACGTTCGGGTCGTCGAACTTGCTCATTTCATCCACGAGGTAGCCGTACCTCAGTGTGCCGAGCACCTTCACGATCTGGGTGTGCACTACCAGATGGTGCACGATCTTGCGTTGCGGGTCGTAGCAGCACAGGCCTACATCGCCTCGATCCTTGTGGATGTTGCCATCCCACTCCAGGAACAGCTCGATAGTGTTCGGTACATCACTCCAGGCGACTTCGAGCCATGTGCCCGGTTGGACCAACTTTGCAATCTCTTTCTTGTTCATGTTTGCCTCCGTTTAGTACATGACGTGGCGGAAACTCCAGCCACAGAATTTGCAGTGTCCCGCCTCGCCGCCGCTTTCGGGCCCACCCCAGCTTTCGTCTTGCCAATACTTGGCTGGGTGCTGGCAAGTTTTGAGACGTCGCAGCGGCGTGTAACGGCGACCTGTTTCTGGGCCGAAGCTGCCAAGTTTGGACAAGTGTCGGGACTCGGCACGTTGATGGTTATGCGAGTAACCGAATCGACTTGTCATCTTGGTGCCTGGCACGCGGTAGTTGTTCTGCGTTTTCATGACGCCTCCTGGAACCCGTCGCCATGACCTACGTCTACGAGCTGCGTGTCTCGGGGGCCCGGTTTCAGTTTTGCTAGTTCGGCCCGGTAGTATTCACGGGCGCACCCCCTTGACTTGAGAAGCCGTTGCAACAATCGACGACGATCACCAGACCGCGCGTTACTAACGCAGGCATGGTTTTCAAAGTCGCCCGGTTTGAAATCATGTTTGCACCGAGTGCATCGATGGAGGGTTCTGTTGGCCAGCGCCTCACGCTCCATCTCAGCCAGTTCGCTGACCAACTTGTAGCGATTCCGATCGGTGTCGCGGCCGAGTAACTCCGCGGCATACACACGCAGTACTGCTCGCGACCGGGCTTGCAGAAAACTACGGCCGTCGCGCTTGAGCACCAACGCAAGCTTCTCGCGGAGCGAATTCGCGCAGCCAACCGGCCCCAGCTGGATGTCAAAGATCGCGCGGGTAGCCTCTTCGCAGGCTTTGGTGCCGCCCTTGAAATTCAGATACCACTCGAAGATCGCGCGGGCGTCCTCGGCAATCTTCTTCGCAACGGCACCGACATCGCGATACGGATCGAGATCGGTGCGGATTACCGTAGACCGCCCCACCGCGATGAAATCAGCGATCATGTCTTCACCAATCAGCATATACGGATTAAACTTTGCGCTTCGCATCTTGGTCTCCTTCGAGTTAGGCGTTGCGGCCCAGCGCCTTGCTGACGATAGCGGCCGGGAACTTGAAAGTTTTGCCTGACTGTTTGTTCAGGCCCAGGATCGGGTATTTGCTGTTGCCGGCGTGCAAGCCGCTCAGCTGATAGGAAACGCCGCTGACGATAAACTTGCGGCCCAAATCGGTCGGCCGCAGTCCGTACAACTTGGCGAGTTTCTTGAAATCGGTCGTGCGCTGCGTTTGCGTCTCGCCTTTGCCGTTGACCAGAGCAAGCTCGAATTTGAGAACCATGCTGGTTTCGCCCAGTCGACCTCCGCGCGGGAGAATTGTCAGGCCGTGTTTCTTGGCCAGATCACTGCACAGCATGGAAATCTCGGAAGACAATTTGCGGGCAAGCTCTTTGCTGATCTGCATTTTAAGCTCCTTCGGTTTGGTTAAGGAAGTACAAAATCAAGGTCCGTCCATTCTTGCAAAGTTTACTCCATTATTACCGTTTTACTACGTTTTCATTTTACCACATTTTACCACATTTTACAAGTCCCTATATTAGCATTTTCTAATATAGGTCTCCTAGGGGAATACGGGAATGTAGCATTCCCTGTGGCACGTAATTTGATAACAGCGCGAATGTGTTCCTAGTTTGCGCCCAGGTGGGTCTCTTCCTATGAGACCTTATCTTAGATCTGACGAGGAGTTCGACAACGATGCCAAGCAAGAAGATCCTTGAGCGAGCCTCCGTCCTGAACACCGCAAGTGCCAAACGTGGCGCGATTGCTGTGGTGGCCTCAGCCGTTGCGGGAGTTGATCGCAAACAGACGCTTGCCAGTTTCAAGTGCAAGCACTGCGAAACGACCTTCGCTTCCAACATGCCTGAGCCTTTCTGCGTCAATTGCGGTTCCATGTCCGTTTCGGCGAGCAATTCTCCGGTGGAAAAACTGCCAGACGATCAACACCTGTCTGCCGTGGTTTGCAAAACCGAAGGTTGTGGCACTTTCAACATCGTAACAGATGAGACCGCCCATATTCTGGGTGATCGAATTCGTTGCGTTGCTTGCGGTACTCCGCAGAGCTTCGAGTTGGCGGCTGACGCGGATTATCAGGCTGAGGTGGAAGAGAAGCAACCCGAACCGATTACGGAGGCCGACAAAGAGGCCATCATTGATCGGGTAGAGGGTGACAAGGAAACTGCTGCAGACGGCGATGATTGGGAAGAAGAGGTTGAGGACAAGCAACCTGAGCCGATCACCGAAGCCGAGCCTGACGCAATCCTCGAAATCGAGAACAAGGTCGAAGCCCAGGAAGGCGCGGACGATGAAATCGTTGAGCCTATTTCTGACGACGAGCTACTCGAAGACGAGAGTGCCCAAGGCGCAGACAGTGACCAGTTCGATGACCAAGACATCAGTATAGAAGCTGAAGGTGAACAGAAGGACCAGCAGCAAGATGTGCAAGAACAGGATGCAAACAAGACCTGTATGAGCATGCTTGCGATGGTTCTGGCTCAGGCTCCCAAGGCCGAGCTCCAACTGGCTCACATCGGCGACACCATCCTAGCCATGCTGAACAACGTCCATGTAGCATCCCTGGCGCAAGCCGATGCGAAGGACAATTCCAAGATTTTCACAACCGAAGCCTTCCTCAACGCTATTCTGCATACCGCGAAGGATCAGGGAGTTCGCAAAGCCCTGGCCCATTACGGATTCAAGAGCGTCGAGATCAAGGTTCCTCTCAACAAAGTTGTTTCCGCGCTGACCAAGAAACGTAGTGCCGAGAAAGCTGCCGAGTTTGACGCGAAGGCCAAAACCTTTACGGACGAGTTCAAGCAGTGCCTCTCTATCGCAGCGGCCGGTCTCAACAAAGGTTTCTTCCGTGAGCACGACAATGTCCTGAAGGCAGCGTTTTACGAGATGCTGACAACGGCCGGCGTCAAGCGATCGGAGAAAATAATCGACCAAGTCTTCTCAAAGTACGGGGACTCGTATCACAAGACCCTGTTCACTTTGGCGACCGAGTTGATGCAAAAGCCCGTGGATGTTCGCAACGCCCTATCTGATACAATCGGCGAAGTCCAGTATCAGGAGGTGGACGAACAAGATGCGGGTGGTGACGATGGTGAAGACCAAGACCAATCCCTCGAACAGCAGATGGAAAGCGCGGCTGTGGCCAGTACCAAGACCACTCGCCGGGTTGTCAATCTGTCGGAACACTCGAAGGGTAAGGTTCAAGAAATCGCCATTCGGGCTACCGCAAACGGTTCCAAGCCTCTGTTCAAATCCTCTTTTAACTAAGGAGATCACCTATGCTGTATTTTCCTAACACGCGAATCGAATCGTCGGTCGAGCGTGCGGTGGCCAGCGGTGTGACGATCCAAGCCGAGGGTATCGCGCTTGTAGCGGACTACACTGGTGGCGTCTTTGGCGTCAAGCCATCAACTGGCGGTGCTGGCGACAAGTTCGTCGGTGTTGCTTTCAACCGTCCCATCGACCTGTTCTCGGTCGCTCGTATCGACAGCGGCGTCGTCCCGGTTGGGCTGACCCTGCTCGTCGGTCAACCCATCATGGCAGGTACCCTGCGCGTCGTCAACGCCTCGACCAACGCGGCTCTGACTGTCGTCCCAGGCGCCCCGGCGGCCGGCGAAGTGCAGATCGATCCGGGCAACCCGGCTCAGCTGAACTTCAACGCTGCCCAGGCCGGCATTACGGCTCGTGCTACCTACCGCTTCGCCCCGACGGTTGCTCAGTCGGTTGCGATGCAAGGCATGCAGGATCCGGGTGGCCCCGCCGGTCATTACCTCGGCCAAATCGGTGTCGTTCGTGCCGGTGACGTGTTCACCGACCAGTTCGATACCACCGCTGACTGGAACTCTGGCACAATCGACCTGAAGCTCGGGGCGAACGGCCTGTTCACGAACGGTGGCGCGGGTGTTTCGGTTCCTGGCTATGTCCTGGCAGTTCCCTCCGAGGGCTCCGCGACGCTGGGCATTCACATCAACGCTGATTAATTGACTGCCAAGGAGAACCCTCATGAAGAAAAACCCCTACGCGAAGAAGATCTCGTTCCGTAGCCCAGTCGTGGGTACCGAACTGAAGCGCCCGGGTAGCACCGAGCACTTCGTCGGTGCGAACGGCGATCTCAACGCCAACAGCAAAGCCGATCTGTTCAAGCAGATGGCCTCCTTCCTGGAGGAAGCGTCAAAGTACGGCGCCGTCTCCGAGGAGACCGCGGCCGAGCGCAAGCGTCTGGCCGACGAGCACAAGGAAATGCTCCTGGCCGCGTTCAACAGCGAAGAAGCCCATCGTGAGTTGGGTGAAGTCCTGTCGAACGAGCTCTACCTGGCAGCCAATCGTGACGGTTTCTGCCGTCGCCTCCTGGCCCGTCAGGATCTGAGCCAAGGCCAACGTCCGCAGGTGTGGATGCGCCGCAAGAACGTGACCGCTACGGTGGCCGCGTCTGCTACGCAGTTCCATACTCAGCTGGTGCGCGACAACTACCTGACCCCGCCGGAGTTTTACATCGGCGCGCGTCCGTTCGTTGAAGAGCGTGACATCCAGCAGTCGATCGGCGACCTTCTCCAGGAGAAATACCTGGAGGCCCTGGAAGGCATCATGGTGGCAGAAGACCGCATCTGGCGCAACCTGGCTACCCAGGCCGCTACTGTGGACAACTTCCTGACCACCTTCGTCGGCACGATGAACGCTGGTGGCCTGATGTCGTTCCGTAACCAAGTTGCTCGTTGGAACATCCCGGTTTCGGCCTGGATGATCGCCAATGACATTTGGTCCGACATCGTGGGCGATGTCTCGTTCCAGCAAGTGATCGACCCCGTGTCGAAGAACGAACTGCTGCTGACCGGCCAACTCGGCGTGATCTACGGTATGACCATCCTGTCGGATGCCTACCGCCACCCCGAGCACAAGGTGCTGGACCAGGGCGAAATGTTCGTTGTTGGCGATCCGGTCAACCACGGTCAATACACCGACCGCGGTGGCGTGACCAGCCAGCCGATCGACATGAGCATCGAGAAGACCCCAGGTCGTGGTTGGGCGATGAACGAGCTCTTCTCCATGGCTATTGCGAACACGCGCTCGGTTGGGCGTGGCCGCCGTATTGCCTAAGAAGCAAGTTCCGGGGTGGTGTGAATAGCGCCACCCCGATTCATCAAACACCGGATCAGGAGAATTCCTATGGCTACAGCAAAGAAGTACCGCCGTGCAAAGGATCTGATTATCGCCGGCGCGTTTGCCTTCTCGAAGGGCAAATTCAACCTGGCCGCGAAACATCTTACGGAAGCTGCGCAGGAGGGTGATTTCCAGCAGACTCTGGAGGACATGGACGCGGAACAGCAACAAGCCGCCGAAGATCAGAACCAAGATCAGCAGGACCAGAAGCAGGACCCGCAAGAGTCCACCGCCGCTAAGGCGTTTGCCAAGTTTCACGAGATCCTTGCTGCTGAAGAGCAGCAACTCCTGGAAGACGAAGGCGACGACGAACTGAACCTGGATTTCCAGCAAGAGCTGGATCAAGATCCGGTTGCAACCGCGGAAACCGAAGGCGTTGAAGTCGAAACGCCGAAGGCGGCCGAGCCGGTTGTTGTGGACGACGAGGGGTCGGGAGACGTCTCCATGTCTGCTCTGGCGCGTGCTCAGCGTGCGAAGCGCAATCATCTGCGCCTCAAAGGCAAGAAGTAACCGTTGCTAAGAGAGGGCCTGGAGTCGCCATGATTCCAGGCCCTTCCTTTTTCGGAGCAAGAAATGGCTAATGAGCGCAAACTGTCCAAGTTGATGCCGATGCACGATTTGACTCTCAAGGGCGTCCTTCAGAGTCTTTCGGTTCTGTATGAGATGAAAGAACCGGACCTGTTGTTTATCTCGACGACAGACAAGTATCGCATAGCCCAACGCTTCTCCGAGCAGAAAAATCCCGGAGGCGCTCTCAAGTATCCCAAGTTGTTTCTTCACATTGTGAACATGATGATTGATCGAGAACGGATCAATGTCAAGTCACTAGCACGTCACGGCGTCTACGGACCAATAAACGACAACCAAAACGCTGTCCGCAAGATGACGCTGGTTCCAACCATATACGAGTTGGAAGCGATCTACGTAGTGGACGACTTCCTCAAGGCCATGACGTTTGCGTCTCAATGGCTTGCGAACAGCATCAACAACCGATTGAATTTCACCCTGACGTATTATGGATTACCCGTGGATATCAGGGTGGAGATGGTGGACAGCGTGTCGACTCCTGACAGAGACGAAGGTGTTGACTTAGCCAATCACTACGAGTACGTACTTGGACTCAAGGTGTTTAGCTACGTCCAATCCGATCATGCAGACGACAACGCAATAGTGTCGATCCTGAAACAGCGCGTGACTACGATCACGATAGACCCTTTGTCAGGAAAAGATCCTCAGATATGGGATTCACACCGCGCTGAGAACGTCGAAGAGTATTAATACAAGAAGGAGCAAGAATGGCCGGACAAAATACAGTTGAAACACCGGGCGGCTTCGTAGTCAACTGTCCGTGGAAGACGCTGGACAAGGCAGTCTATGTTGATCTGAAAGCCACTCTAGCTTCCGAACGTGTGGCGCGCAACGTACTTTCCGTTCGCAACGCCGCCAAGTCTCGCAATAATTTACTACTAGAGCAAACGGTTAAGCTCGGCGTTCCCATTAATGGGATACCACAGTCGTATGAGCTGAAAGGGGTTGCCGGGAATGTCATGACGATCTTTGCGTCAAACTATCCCGTCAGCCTGGAACTCACTACGGAAACCGGCACGTTGCTCTTGGGCCAGAACACCTTGTTTGTAATCACGGCCAGTATAGTTGGACTCAAGATCACAAATGATCAGGGTCTCGGAGATGCCGAATGCAACATCATTCATGTGTAAGGAGATCGTAGCATGTCTTTGGTGATCATCAATCACTCCACAGCTACCGTGCACGTCCCGATTATTCGCAATGGTAAGCCGGACGAAGTGCATGTGCAGCCCCGTGGGAAAGTGAATCTGTATGTGGGAGACAAACCGGCCCAGAAAGCCTACGCCCTTGAAGGCATCCGGATCGTCGAACGAGGGAAGGCTTTCCAGAGCATCGCTCAGGAGGCAGAGACGGCCCGCGTGATCGAGGCGGCACCGGCGCAACCTGATCCGGCGCCTCCGAAATCGACCAATGCCAATGTTGACGTGAAACTTGGCGTCAAGTTCACGAAGAAATAAGGAGAAATCGACATGCCACTTGGATACCAACGCTCTGACGTCTACGTTGAGGAACGCGACCTCTCCGAAATCCCGCCTACTATCGCCACGTCAATTGGCGCTATCGTCTTTGCTTCCAAGAAGGGACCGAAGGGTCGCTTCAAGGTCACGGACGTTGACAAGTTCCTCGCCAAATACGGCCCACCGGATGCAGCTGTTTCGTTCGGCCACTACTGCTCGCTCGCCTTCCTGGAACAGTCAAACCAACTCTGGTGCGTGCGCGCCGTGGGCCCAGGCTATTCCTACGGTGGTGTGGCGCTGCAGATGCGTCAAACGCCTCCCGTCGATACAGTCCCGACTCTGCGTCCGGCGACGGCGGACGACCCGATCGAATACGGCGTGGACTTTGCCACGCTGGGTGGTGCAGGAAGCATCTTCGACAACCTGTTCTATCTCCATGCGATTGGCCCCGGCAGTTACAGCGCCAATCTGTATGCCCGGATCGTTTCCGACAACCTGGTTCCGCCCTCGAACGTGCAAGCGGTGGACTTCTCGACCGTCGGTCCTCTGATCGTTGGCATGTCGACTGCGGGTAGCATCAACCCAGGTACATATGAGTACCGAGTGACGGCGCAGAATGCGGTCGGTGAGACAATCGCCTCGGCGCTGGCTTCTGTCACAATCACCATCGTCGGTACTTCTGTGTATCTGTCGTGGGACCCGGTTGCTGGAGCTACGGCCTACAACATTTACGGGCGCGACACTACTCCAGCGACTTGGGGTTACATCGACACCGTGGGTGGTGGCACGTACTACTTCATCGACCGCGGCACAATCGTTCCCGACATCCTGCGTCAACCGCCCGTTACGCAGACGATGACAGACGAATTCAAGATCGAGATCTACGATCATGAAATCTCCACGGCCAATCCGCAAGAGACTTTCGAGTGCTCGATGCTGGAGAAGGTGGACGGCATGGGTCGCCAGTTGGAACTGACGCAATCCATCAACCCGTTCTCCGAGTATGTTCGTGTGATTTCCAACGTGGCCAGCTTCTTACCGTCGACATTGCCCACGATCTACACAACTCCGAAGGTTGGGTTTGCTGCGGGCAACTCCGGAGCGGCTGTGTCCAGTTCCGACATCAACACGGGCTGGGATCAGTTCGCAGACAACGAGGAAGTGGATATCCGTCTGCTGATCAACGGTGGCTACGCTTCGCCTTCCGTTCAGATGAAGATGGATGGCCTGTGTCATTCGCGGAAGGACTGCGTTGCTATTCTTGACGTTCCTTCTACTTCCCAGAAGTCGCAACAGGCGATCGACTACAGAAACATCTCGTTGAACCTGAATTCGAACCGCTCGGCGCTCTACACACCGGACGTACTCATCGAAGATCAATACAGCGGGAAAGTGCTGTACGTTCCTCCGTCGGGACACGTTGCGGCCGTCTATGCCTACACCGATGCAACGACGTACCCCTGGTTTGCACCAGCAGGTCTGAACCGTGGTCTGCTGCGCGTGCTGGGCATACGTTACCGCTACAACAAGGGCGAACGGGATGCGATGTGGGCCGCGCAAGTGAGCTACATCCGCAACTTCCCGGGACTTGGACGAGCCGTGTGGGAACAGCGCACATTGCAGGCCAAGACCAGCGGATATTCGTTCATGAACGTTCGTCGTTTGATGGACTTCATCCACATCTCGCTGTCCCGCGCCGTGCTGTATCAAGTCTTCGAACCGAACGATGACTTCACTCGCTTCCAGATCAAGGAAATCTGCGACCTGTTCTTGCGTGCCGTGAAGAAGGCCCGTGGTATCAACCGCTGGCTCACCGTTTGCGACGGTCGCAACAATGACGCGATCAGCGCCGGTAACGGTCAACTGAACGTGGACATCTTTGTGGAACCGACTCTGCCGGCTGAGAAGATTCGCTTGCGTTCCATCCTGACACGTCAGGGTGCGAATTTCGAGGAATTGATCGGTGCTGGGGCGCTGTTCTAAGGAGATATCATGGTTAAAGTACTCGGAGACGCGGCTCCTAATCGACAGGAAGTGATGAACAGTTTGTTTCGTGTTCGTAGCCTGATCGTTAGTGGACAGGTACATCTGCGCAATCTGGCGAAAGAGGTCGACGCTTTGCAGAAATCAATGCGCGCCATGAAACCGAACTTTGAGGAAATCGACATCCGGATCGGTGAATTGGAGACAGACCTCGAAACGACTATCGGCAAACTCGGAGAACTCGTATGAAACGGGTGTTCAACTGGAAGCCTGATTTGCCTGACAAGCGCGACTTCAAGTACGCAACCACGACCAAGAAGTTTCCGCAAATCGTCAATCTGAGGGCCTATTGTCCAAAGGTTGAGGACCAAGGTTCCTTGGGTAGTTGTACGGCCAATGCGATTGTGGGAGCTGTTGAATACCTTGACCGTCGTTTCGACAACACCTATGTCGATCTGAGTCGTTTGTTCGTGTATTACAACGAACGAGCGATGATGGGTACGGTGAACGAGGACTCGGGTGCCTATATCCGAGACGGCATCAAGACACTCACCAAGCAAGGCATCTGTCTTGAAGCTACCTGGCCGTACAAAGTTGCCGGGTACAAGCGCAAGCCTTCGACCAAGGCCTACACCGAAGCGGCGTCTCGAAAGGCTGTGTCGTACTATCGTGTCGAGCAGCAGGAAAAGCTCCTGCTGGGTGCGCTTGCCGATGGATACCCCGTCGTCTTCGGATTCACAGTCTACGAGAATTTCGATTCTCCGACAGTTGCCAAGACGGGCAAACTGACGATGCCGAAACCGGGCATGGAGATGTTGGGCGGACACGCTGTCCTGGCGGTAGGTTACAACTTGAAGAACAGAACGTTCTATGTTCGCAATTCCTGGGGCTCGTCATGGGGCACACAGGGTTATTTCACCATGCCGTTCGAATACCTGTTGGACTCTGATCTGTCTGAGGACTTCTGGGTGGTCAAGCGCGTGACCAATGTCAAATAAGGAATAGGAGTTCAGAATGACGACACGTACCTCCTTCGACGATGTGAACAGTCTGGTCGATCCGCTGTTGCTGTACAACTTTGACCTGATCTTCCCGACAATCCCAGGTGGTGGGAACAGTCGAGGAATGACGGTCAAATGTATGTCGGCGACGTTGCCGGGCATGCAGATCGACCAAGTCACAGTGCCGCTCCACGGGGTCGAAGTGAACTATGGTGGCCGCCAGATCTACACCAAGACGTTCACTGCTACATTCCTCGAAACACGCGACGTTACCACCCGGAAAGCGATGCGCGAGTGGCTGCGTTTCTGCCGCAACAACGATACCAACAAGGGCAACTACAAGGCGCAGTATGCCGTCGATGCTTCGATGATCCTGTATGACGACATCCCGAACGTCATTCAGACAACGAAGATTCTGGGTTGCTTCCCGATTTCCATCGACGACCTGCAATTGGACGGCGGGCAATCAGCTTACGCACAGTACAATGTGACGTTCAGCTTCGACAGAACACAGGATGAGTGATGGCAATTGCTGATTTCATCGACTTCATTGAGAATTCGTTTGAAACCAGCAGTGCCTCTCTGACTCCACGCCAGCAAGCTGATATTCCTCAAGCCTTGATTCCTTCCTCAAGTGGAGGGAACAGGCCTTTGCCTAGGACTGGTTCAGTAGCCGCCGAGCCTAGTGCCACAGGTTGGCTGGGTCGGGCGCTAAACAGGCCCGACCCTTTGTTCCAATTCGATTGGGACGTGATTGTGAAAGGCCCTAATGGCATAGCAATCCCTTCCGAATACATTGAGGAAATACAGTGCCCGAATTTTCGTACTGAATCAGAAGGTGTCTTTCGCGCCAGTTCGAAGACGTACATAGCTAAACACTATGACATCAGCGCGGTAACACTTCGATTGTACGAAGACCAGCGCCTGACGTCGTTGAAGGCACTGCGTTCCTGGTTCAATGCAATTCACAAACCAGGTGGTGATTACGAAATACCTGCTAGGTACAAGGGCGAGATCCGGATCATGCCGAAGAACGTAGAGCAAGCGACTATCGCTACTCTGATTCTGCGTGGCGTGTTTCCCACAACGCATCCCACGATCCCCTTTACCTCGCAGAATGAACGGACAACCTATGATGTGGAATTCAGCGTCGACTGCCTCGACATTGAATTCTGATCTGTTGGTAGAGTTGTGAGTCCACTAACACCGAAAGGTATATATGCAAAAACTTCCCGATGTCAGTCCCGCTGACAAAGTAGGTTCATTCTCTGCTTCTGTCCCGAAGCAAATTCGGCGCGTTTCCATCGAACCTCAAGATGGGAGCTTCAAGAAGCAACTCTCTCCCGTAAAAGAGCCCGTCGTTTCCGGTTCGGCACAGCGTATGGAAGGACCGAAGGACGCCAAGATGGAGTCCATCGGTCTGCCTAGTGGGTTTCGCTACTACTCCTTCAAGGTTCTGTACGTTCGCAAATTGGTTGTAGCCGATCTGCTGAAGATATACGACGCACGGGTGAGAAAGAACTTTCGTCACTTCGTGGAAGCGATCTCTAACACCTTGCACAACGTCTCCGCTTTCGATCTGACGTTTGAGGACTTCTGGTACGTGCTGTACTGGCACCGTCTGAACAGTTACCGAAAGTCACCGTTCGTGCTCGAATGGCAATGTACCGAAACAAAGCACTTGGACGCCATCATTGCAGGGGAGAAGAAACCGGAATCGGTCTTCCAGTCTGAGATCCTGAACAAATCGAAACTCACAGTCAACGATCTCAAAGTCGACCAAGTGCTGCCACTTGAGGAAGAATTCTTCTCCGAGTATGGGATCAGACTCACTCCTATCTACATGCACTCGTACATCGAGGCAATGGAAGAGGACGAAAAGGAGGAGGAAAGCGTTAAGGCGGATAACCCTGCTCGGGACGCTAGTATCTCCCACCTGAACAGATATGCCTCCCAGATCTCGCCAATACACGGGGAGACAATTGCAGACCGACGACGATTCTTGGAGGACTATCCAGATCCGGAAGTGCTGCAAAGCATGGAACAATACATCGACGCCCTGGAGTACGGCGTTGTCGAAACCTTCAAAGTGAAATGCAAGGAGTGTGGGGCGGAGGTGGAGGTAGCAAATTCCATCGACGCCCTCACGTTTCTTCCCCAGTTATACTGAGCAAGCGATCTTCGACCGAGACTACTCTGTCCTAGCTCGGTTGAATGCTTCGCTTGATTTCGATTCAGTATCCTGGAGGCGTTTTCATTACATTGCGGACTGTGTAGCACGCGATGTGAAGAAGGAGAAGGAAGAGCAGCAGAAGATAGAAGCGCAGATCAAACGGTCGTCATCGAGGTCTAAACGGAGATAAACGTGGCATTCAAGCCTATCAAGATGTTCAAGGAAACTGTCAAGGAGACCAAAAACACTGCGGTCTCTCTGAAGGACCGCGCGGCGTTCCAGAAGGAATTGCGCGCTACCTTCGGGCAGGAACGCCTTGCCTTGACCAAGGCGGCTGATCTTATCAATCAGCACATGCAAATCTACGCTAAGACGAACAAGGAAGTACCGGATGCCCTTCGTAGTCTCATGAGGGAGGTTGTTACCGGTCAGAAGACGATCGCGCAGTTGGAAACAGGGAAGATCGAAGGCTACGACAAGCAAATCAAGGCCGTCGAGGGATTGCAGAAGGTTATCACCACTCTCAATGAAGTTGCTTCAGATACCAAGCATCAGAAGAATTCTGTTATCCGCTTCAACGAGGGTGGAAAACTGCAAACCCGTTCTCTCACGCAAGATCTGCGTCGTGATGTTGAGCTGAAACGTGTGGAGCAGGACCGGCATCAGGAACTCATTGACACTCTGAGCAAGCAGCGCGAAGAGTCTCAGGCCTGGCAGGAGAAGAAGGACAAGATCAAGGATTTGGGAACGAACCTGCTGCTCACGACGGTGTTCGGACCCGCCGCTCCTATCATCATGACCTTACGTGATGTGAAGGACGCGGCGAAGGAATCCCTTGGCATACAAGGAAGCCTCTTCGAAGCTACCAAAAACAAGCTGAACAAGCTGATCGGAAAGCAGACAGAAGCCAATGAGAAGCTGACAACGGTCACCGAGCAGAACGAGAACGAGAAGAAAGACAACAAGAAGCAAAAAGGCTTGTTCGAGAAGCTTCTGAAGAAGGTTGGACTGATGGGTGGTGCCGGCGGTGGTCTGTTCGGTGGTCTGCTAGATATGATCCCCGGTGGGAAGTATCTGGGTAAAGGCCTGGGCAAACTAGGCTCTCTTGCGAAAGGTCTAGGTGGATCCCTGTTAAGCAAGGGTGGTTCTCTGATCGGGAAGGCTGTTCCGGCCGTTCTTAGTGGAGCTGCCGGCTTGGGCAAGGCGGCCTTGCCCTGGCTCAGCAAGGCCGCTGGCTTTGCCGGTCCTGCGGCAGCAGTTGCCGGTGCCGGATACACAGGCTGGCAAGCCGGTGGCCTATTGAACAAGTATGCCATCAATCCACTAGCCGCTAAAATCACTGGCGACAAAGATGCAACGCTGGGAACCGCTGTGTTCGACGCGGTTGAATCGCTGAAGAAGGGCTTCGACAAGGTAACAGACAAAGTATCCGCCTTCTTCGACAAGTCCTTCGTCGATATGGCCAAGGACGCATGGAAGGATATCGGGGACAAGGCCGAGGAAACGTGGAAGGCGGCCGGTCGTGGACTGTCTTATGCGTGGAACGTCACCAAGCAGACCGGGCAGAAGGGTCTGGAAGCGGCCAAACAGGTTGGGCAAGCGGCAGTTGGCGCTGGTCAAGAAGTAAAGCGTCGGGCCTACGGAGCAGCACTGGGTGCTACGGGCATACACGCTGGAGTTGCTGCGGGCCGCTGGTCAGATGAAGAACTGCAATCCATTGCAAAAGGACAAGGACAGCAAGTCAGCTTCAGAGGCGGTACTGGTCTGACGCAGGAGACCAAGGACAAAATCACAGCCGCTTCGCAGAAGTATGGAATCGACCCTCAGCACATGATGGCTATTGCTCAGATGGAGAGCGGGGGCAACGCTACAGCAGTGTCTCATACTGGAGCGGCAGGTCTGTACCAATTCACGGGTGGCACAGCGAAGCAATATGGGCTGAAGAATCGTTTCGACCCAGAACAGAACATAGACGCGGCCGCAAGACTCTACGCGGACAATGCGAAGTCCCTAAAGGCGCGTGGCATCGAACCTACTCTGGAGAACGTCTATCTGGCGCACCAGCAAGGCGCCGGCGGAGCTGCTCAGATCATCGCCGCTAGCGAAGGACGAGGCACCGTTTCTGCCGACGTGGCGCGCAACATGGGCCTGAATGTAGGCGCCGGGCAAGACGCAGCGGGTTTCCGTAACACGAATGCGCGACACATTCAGGCTGCGATGGCTAAAGCAGAGAAGGTTACGGTTGCCGCGGATGCATATAGTGGTGTTCCAAAGGCGGGTACGGCTCAAGCCACAATGACCGCAGCGGCTGCTCCAACCGCCGAGTCCTACGAACGAATAGCAATGGCTTCCAAGCAGCCTATTGTCCAAATGGAGTCGCAAAACCCGGCCTCCACTTCTACTTCTACCGCTGCTTCCTCACGTACGAATATGGATGACATTCCGTTCTATGTTGAGGACGTTGGTTTGCTGGTCATGAACGGTGGGTACATTGGATAATCATGGCAAAACTAGACTTTGCTGACTACGACACAGCTAAGGGTCAAAAGAATCCGAACTACATGGTTCAGATCACGTTCGAGGCCAACGCACAAGATTCGCAATCGGCCGGGGAACGTCTAGGCGGTCTGAACACCCCAGGAGGGAACGTAATCTCTGCGTATTTGCCAGAGAATTTCCAGTTCGCCTTCTCCAGCGCCTACGATCAACCGTTCTCGCAAGGCTTCATCCAGAACAGCCCGCTACAAGGATTGGCTAAGATGATGGGTGGGAGCCTGACCACGCAAGCTATGACGGCCCAAGTGTGGCAAGGAACTCCTTCTCCAGAATTCTCACTGTCCTTGGTATTCATGGCCGAGAACGATCCAATAGAGGAAGTTGTCAGGCCGATATCCCGCTTGAGCAAGATGGCTTTGCCAGGAGTGATAAACGGCTTGGGTGGGATGTTGACGCCTCCTGGCCCTCGCATAAGCTTAACCGACGTGGCGAAGGCTGCGTCTAATGCGGCCGGGTCGCCCGGTTCGGCCAACAATCAGGACCTGGCATCTAACACGGATTTCGTGCAGACGGCCAAGCAAAAGTTGGCCGGTCTTAGCAAGACATTAAAAACTCCGACAAATAACATCTCGCTGCGTGTAGGCCGTTTCCTGTATTTTCCCTCCGTGGTCATATCCTCCGTCAGTCAGACATACGACACGATGTTTGATACACGAGGGAAGCCGCTGAAAGCGACAGTCGATGTAACCTTTACTACGTTCTTTGTTCCCACAAAGGATGACGTGGACGAAATCTTCCAATTGTGAGGCGGACATGACCATTGGATACCAGCGAGATACCTATTGCCCAAAAGTCGTATTGAAGGAATCGGGCCGCAGCCGCCAAGAAGTATCGCTCGACGTGCTATCGGCCTCGTACAACAACATCCACGAGGACGTCACTTCCTTTCAATACTTCGTAGTGACGGAGAGCGAAGCGGGTCTACCAGACGCTATCTCCAAGAAGTTCTACGACACGGAAGAACTCTGGTGGATGGTTTGCGTGTATAACGCTATCATCGATCCTTACACGGAGCTGGTTGCTGGCATGCGGATCAAGATTCCTGATTTGCAACAGGTAACACTATCGCTCTACAACCAGAACAAGGAACGGGAATCCTCCAATCTGGGACGACGCAGGGAAATCTAAATGCTACGGATACGTGACAACGTATGGATAAACCTGACAATAGATGGGAAAGAGTATCCGCTGGAGCAAGGTGGCTTCAGCAACGCTCTCATTACCTCGTCCCAGGACGCCTTCGTACCCGGTCTTGAGATCAACCTGTACGACTCTCGTCAATTCTTCGTCCGTAGTGTAACTCTTGCGGACGGTACGCCGATTGTTCTGCAACTTGGCCCCGACCAGAATAGTTTCAAGACATTCGCCTTTAGGGTGTTCAAGTTCAAACAGGTGAACAGCCAAGGCACGCCGATGTATCAGATCAAAGCGTATCTGGATCGTCCGATGTGGTTTCATGGTTCCCGCGTTTTACCCATCCGGGGATTGTCGTCAGATGTCATCTCACAACTTGCTTCCGAGAGCAATCTCACAGTAGAGTTGTTGGACAAGACAGCGGACCAGATGATTTGGTATCCGAAGAACGAACGACGTTGTGTATTTGCCAATCGCGTTTGCTCTATGGGGTACCTGAATGCAAGCAGCTTCATGCGTCTCGCGGTTACCGCCGAGGGCAAAATACGCTATGTGAACATTGACAAGTACGATCCGAAGAGTCAATACCAGATGTATGTCAATGGCGATCCCGCAACTGGATCGATGCAATACGTCGACAGTCGCAATCTGAACAAGTCCGGATTCAACAACATCATCGGAGGCTACAAACACTGGATCGTCGAACAAAACGTTCTTGTCCCGAAGGCGTTCGACATCACCAAAACGGTTCAAGCGAAGTACATGACGGAGAAGTTGAACCAAGCGAAACAGGTTAAGCAAATGCTTGACCGTAGCCGACTGGATTTCAAACCTATCAATTGCGGAAACGTTCATGAGAACTATTGGAAGGCGGAGTACCAGAACGCTCGGATTGCCAAGACGTATTCGCAGGGAGTGATGTTCATGGTGCAGGAAATCACGCCTACTGAGTTGCTCGATCCTTTCATGTACAAGCGCATCGCTGCTCCAGGACATACAACGCTACAGGAAGATCGTGCCATGATTGGCATGTACATTACTACGGCTAAGTCCATATTTGTCGATCAAGGAAACTACTACGAGAAGCTCCAGGGTTTCACGACAGGTATGAACGACGATCCGGACAACGAAGACTCGCAGGAGTAAAAATGACAACCGGAATGAGTGAACCGACGCGACAAATAGAAAAACAGTCTGACTACAAGGGAGTAGTGTTCATTGCCGAGGTTGTCGAGAACAACGATCCAGAAAAGCGCCAGCGTGTTCGTATCAAAATTCCTGAGATACACGGTGAGGCCAACCCACCAGACTGGTATCCGTGGGCCGTTCCTTGTGGTCTAAGGATGCGCGGTATGGCGAACAATGTCGGTTCGCAAGCTATTCCGATTATTGGTGCCGAGGTCTATGTCGTGCTGCAGAATGGAGACCCTCACTTCCCACTATACATCGGGGGAGTGGTCAGCCAAAGGACGCAACTGCCGCAGCTTGAAGTGAATTACCCCTTCCGCTACGGGATGCAAGATGACAAAGGGAACTATCTGTGGGTGGATACGCAAGTCGGGGACATAGAACTCTACCACTTCTCCGGACTCAAGATCCGAATCGAGCCAACGGGCCAGATAACCATTGATAGTCCGTCCAATCTAATCGCTAATTTTAATGGACACGTGAACATTAACGTGGTCGAGGATGCAACCATTGACGCTCGCAACATCTATTTGAATCCGTGACGATATATGGCCTCTATCAGTCCTAACGCAATCTGGCTGGACATCAACCTAAACTACGGGGTGGATATCTACCCAGAACTCGTCTCGGACTTGCGTGCCATCAACAACAGTCTGCAGGCTATCTTCACTACGATGGTAGGTACTCGTCCTTTCCTGAGAGAGTACGGGAGCTATCTGCCACACTTCCTGTTCCAACCCATCGACAGAATCACGGAAGACCAGATCAAGGTTAGCCTGATCGAATCGGTCAAGCGTTGGGAACCGCGCATCAAGCCGCTCTTCGACCAGACTCTAGTAGAGGCGCTTCCTGAAGAAGCCGCCTACAACATTCGATTCTCATACATTGTCCCATCCCTGCAAAGACAAGCGTCTTTCCAGTTCGTAGCTAGGAGATTGTCGTGACCACAGTAACCCTCAGCCGCGTTCACCCAGACTACGCCCAAGTCAAGGCCCAGCTGCAGCTGGCACTACAGAACAAGGACACGTGGCAGGATTTGCTCGATACCGCCACCGGCGATGCCATCATTAGCTTCATTGCTGGTGTAGGGGACTACGACCAGTTCAGCATCGAGCAAGGTTTCAAGGAAGGCTTCTTCGACACCGCGCGCAAGGACAGCAGTATCTATGCCGGATCCCGTCACTTGGGTGTACGACTGTCGCGCAAGCTTCCCGCCTCGCTTACTGTCACACTTACCCGTCCTACACCCTGGACAGCTACTTACGCAATTCCGGCGCTGGAAGCTTTCAACATCCAAGGCGCACAGTTGTTCAACCGAGACCCTATAGTCTTCGGCGTAGGCGTCGGGTCGGTCCCGGTCCAACTTCACGAAGGTTACGTCATCAGCTCAGCTCGTCTGAGCGATGGCAGTGATTTCCAAATGTTCCTGTCGCCGGAAACGTCGTTCAACGTCTCCGACGAGGACGTAATCGTGTCTGTCGGCTCCTTGACAGTAGAGGTTCTGAAACAGGGTTTGTGGCACGCTAAGAACCTCGAAGGTGTTCAAGACACTACTTGGCCAGACGGAAGGCTGCTCCTGACATTCGGCAACGACATCTACGGCACAAAGCCCGCGACAAACGACACAGTAACGATTCAGTATGCGATCACTCAGGGTGTGAATGGGAACAACGCGGCCCTGGCAGGAAAGACGATTACGTATTCGGCTGATCCCGATGTTCAAGGGCCGGCTACTACAGGGTTGGCCAACGGCTCCGACGAGAAGCCTACCATCTTCTACAAGAAGTTTAGCCCACTTCTGTTTGCTGCAGACGGTGGTGCTACCAAGGAAGAGGAGTGGCGCGCCGTGGCTGTTCAATACCCCGGTGTGTATGATGCAGAAGTGATCGGCCAGCACAAGCTGTCACCTTCCGATTTGCGCTACATGAACCTCACCCGCGTATCCCTACTTACGGATACTCCCATGAGTGCTTTGCAATGGGACGAGTTTTCCGAGTGGTACAAACAGCGCATCATGTTCCCGGTTCGTTTCTACCGTGAAGACCCGGTTCCGGCAATAGTGAATATCGAGGCAGACATCTACTGTACGAACCAAGCCGATCTGACGGAAGTTCAACTACTGGCCATAGACGCAGTACAAGAGCTGTTCGTGCCGCGTCCCGGTATCCTCGGTGCCAATCTGTACATCTCGGATATCATCACCGCTATCAAGAACAGCCACTCGACAATCGACTATGTGAACTTGCGTCTGCCGACGACGAACATTTACACCCATTTCGACCCAGCTCCGCAGATGGATATTTCGATTCCCATCACCGGAGTTGGTTTGGCACCGGGACATTATTCATACTCGTTAGTGTATATCACTCCGATCGGAGAAACACTTGCCAGTAATTTCAAGTCAACGGACGTAACGGTTGGAATGGTCTCAGGTACCATCCAATTGGACTGGGAACTGATTCCCGGCGTCCTAGGCTACAAAATCTACGGACGCACGTATCCTGGATCAATTGGTCTGCTTGCAACTCTTGGGCCGACAGTAGATACGTGGCAAGACGATGGCACCGCCGTGACCGGCACAGCTCCTCCAACGGTAGAATCGATCGGAGTCCATTACGTAGAACTAGGGACGTTGGCACTGAACATGGATTACGCAGATAGGTTGCTGACATGACAAAACGCCAGATACTGATGCCGCCGGCGCAAGGACAGAATCAACTGTACCTTGATCTGGCGGATGCAACCGACGAAGCGTTTGACGTTCTAGGGATCGATCTCAACATCGAAGCTCTTCGTACTTTGCGACAGCCGTTCACTATCAGCGACATGGTAGTATCTGAGGCAGAAGAGCAGGGAAAATTGGTCTCGCTGTCACAAGTTACAACGCAGGATCTGGAAACATTGATTCTGTCGGCGAACATGTTGGGCTTTCGTTTCCGGCAATCGGACATCTTCACCCAGGAAGACTTCCTGCGGCTCGTTACCTATCTAGGCGAATACTATCACGCGGATAAGGGAACTCAGAGCTGGGAAGACTTCTTGGGTTTTGCGCTTAATGCGGAATTCAGAGTGCTAAACACGTGGACAGAAGACTACGTCCATTTCTACACCGAAGGGGATCCCGCGATAGGAACGCCGATTCACGATGGCGGCACGTGGTATCCAACAACTCACGTCGTTCTTGAATACGACATTACTCGATTCGCGGGACAATCAGCGTCGGTGGTAGAGTTCTTCTACTACTTTGCGAACATCAATCTGGTCCTTTGGGCGATTCGCCTCACGCAGACGGCTAAGATGAGCCTGAACGTAGCATTACACGGAAAAATGACTGTCGTCTATTAATGTTTAGGAGCTAGCATGTCCTCGATTACCTTCACGAATACCGTAACGCACATTCCGGCGGACTGGGCCAATGACGCAGACGCTCTCATCTATGACATCTTCGGTGGCGCGCAGACCGTAGTGGCGGCTCGATCGGCCCTGGGTATTGGAAGCATGGCGTTGCAGAACGCCACTGCTGTGTCCATCGCCGGTGGCGCTATCGACAACGTCAACATCGGTCAAACAACTCCTGCCAATGCGAAATTCAGCAACGCCGAGGTCATCAACGTCGGCGGAGGGGCTCAGGCTGTCCCGAACAAGGGTTATGTCGACGCGGGCCTGTCGGGAATCTCCTCTTCACTCGGAACAATGGCGGCGCAGAACTCGAACAGCGTCGTGGTGACTGGTGGTACGATCAATGGAGCCACTATCGGCGCAACGGTGCCAACGACCGGTGCCTTCACCAGTCTGGTTGCAACGGCTGTCCCAGCAAATCCAACCGACGTCGTGAACAAGAGCTTCCTGGATGCACAATGGGCCACGCTGCCTGTCTTCGGCAACATAGTGACGCAGAACTCGGGAAGTATCTCTCTGACCGGTGGTACGATCAATAGCGTGGTGATTGGTGGTGTGACGCCGGCTGCGGGTTCCTTTACCGCCGTGGTTGGGCAGACGTACAATGGCCAGCACGGTACTATCGAGCTGGATGCAACAACCGCTCTGAATTCAGGTGTGTATCTGGAATCGGCCGTTGCCAAACCGGACATTACCGCTCAGCTCGGCTCCGGTGGCTACTTCGACATACTCGACAGTCTGCAACAACCCGTGGCACGCTTCGTAGAAGCTACCCGAGCTTTGGTCGTAGGCCCGACTGTGGACAACGGAGTCGACATTCTGCAAGTGGGTGGTTCCATTACCGGCACGATCATCAAGCTGTCCGGCGCCATCACTCTTGCCAATCAGGGTGCCACGAAACAATACGTGGATACGCAGATCGCTACCGTCCCGGGATTGATTGCTGCGGACATTGCTTCCTTTGCGGCCACGCTGGGTACAATGGCGGTACAGGACGCAAACAACGTCGCGATCACAGGTGGTGCGATGGACGGTGTGGTCATCGGAGCCAGCGTTCCTCAGCAAGCTACGTTCACAACGGTGAACGCTATCCAACTGACAGACGCGACCAGTTCATTGGTTACTCTGAACGGCTCCGGCTCGGTGATCGTCGGTTGTGGATTGATGCTGAAAGCAACTACGGGTATCAAGCCGAACGTGGTTGTCGAGCCAGGCGTAGCAGGAGCCTTTGTTGTCAAGGGTGGCTTGACTCCGGCCATGCAGGTTCAAGACACGGGTCGTACCTTGCTGAACCAGACGGGAGACGATGGCTCGTCCATTCTGCAGATGACAGGCAATCTGAACATTATCGGCGAGATCGTGTTCAACGGCCCGACAGCTTCCGGTGCGCAGACAGCGAACCTGGGTACTACGGGCCCAATGACGACGTTGACCCCGACCTGGATACGTTGCAAGATCGGCGGTGTTTCCGGAGTGATCCCGTTCTGGCCGCTGTAATACAATAAGGAGTTAGAATGTCCTCTCTTCACTTCACGGACACCGTAACCCATGTGCCAGCCCATTGGGCGAATGACGTAGATTCCCTCGTCTACGACATATTCGACGGAGCCCAGACGAAACTCCAGGCTCGAATGGCTATGGGGTTTGGTACTCTCGTCTATCAGAACGCAAACCAAGTTCAGATAGCCGGTGGTACTATCGACAACACCGTGATCGGTTTTGCACACCCAGCCGCCGCCAAGTTCACGGACGCCATCATCGAGCACGCTCCGTATCAGCAGTATCACGTCACGAACAAGAAGTACGTCGATGGCAAATTCGACATGCTCGTCGACATGATAAACGTGGCTAGCGGCAATCGCTACGTTGCAATGGTTGTAGACGGCACACCTGTTCCAGCAATCTCTGGATTCGACGCCTTCTCGTTTGTCGCAGGTGCGAACATTGTTCTGACTCCTCAGGTCGGAACACGCACTATGACGATTGCTGCGTCCATTCCTCCACCCTCGAATGACTACTCCATCCTCGACGTAGACGGGACACCTGTCCCGGCCCTGTCTGTGGGCGATACATTCTCGCTCGTAGCCGGCACAAATATCACGCTTACACCGAACGTAGGTGGCCGCTCCGTGACCATCGACGCAAGCGGTGGGGGTGGTGGGGGCAATGTCGTTACCAATTCTCAACTCGTCAATGCTTCCGGTGCCTGGGCGGCCGAATGGGCTGATTCCGAAGAGGTTGCTGCGTCCAGTCTTTGGACAGGTAATACCAGTCTCATCTTCGGTCGTGATAATGGAGGCAATCCCGATGTGTCTCCTTTGCGTGACACGGACGGCATCATCGAACTGCAATGGGGCGCGTACGACGCGACGCATACAGTACGTTCTCCGCTAGGTACGATCCTGGGCAGTTCGAGTTGCTATATTGGTGATGGCACTGGTTCTGTACTCAGCCAAGAGTACAACATGATTCTGGCGTCGAGTGATAGCGGAATCAGCCGAAACTGCACCTACTGCTCCATCGTCAATGGAGATACGGTCTCCTTGCTGAATGCAGACGGGGCCATGAAAGGACACGTCTTCATAGCGTCGGCAGAAACATCGGAGATTGCCAACCTGAACCGGGGTTTCTTTGGATCGATACGCGACGTTATTGTAGGAACAACGACTACCAATTGCGAATCGATCTTTGTTGGATGTGCCTTCGGTGTCAGCATAGGCGATACAGGTGGCGACTGCACAAATATCGCCTTAGTCGTTGGAAACAGCAACACGATTACAGACGCTTCCAATGTAGGGATACTTTTCGGTAACTACAACACGATCACTACTTCAGCCGGCGTAGGTATTTTGGCCGGGGAATCCAATACCGTCGCGGATAACAACAGGAGCGCAATCGTGGCGGGTTGGGACAATACGTTCGAGATCCAACGTTCGGTATTGGTGAATGCACAGTATTCGGACTTTGACATCGATCCAACAAACCCGGACATCATCAGAACAACGGTGTTGATGGGGATACACAACCGGCAACGTGTGTCCAATTCGGTTCAGATTGGTAGCGACTTCGCCGAAGGTATTAACGCAGACCATCCGTTCAAAACAGCGCAAGCGATTACTTTTGTAGCAGGAGCAATCACAGATTCCAGTTCGGCTGTTTTGAATTCACGAGGACCCGACTACGATGGAGTACAGGAGGGGGTGTATTGCTTCCCCGAAGAGAACGGCACTGCCGGATTTGAGGTGTTAGTGACAGCGTCCGATGTAGAGAACGGCTATTTTGAGGTTTGGAAAATTGTAGGTATCCTGTACAAGGATGGGTCAAATCAATTCGTATCCGCTACTATTGATGGACAAGGTGCTAATCCAAGGGGTGATTGGAGCATTACCGTCCTAGATCCAAATCTGGCTCTCTTCTTTGGAATCCATGTTGAAGTAGCGTCTTCCTCATACGGTAGAACCATATGGACGGCACACTTCAAAGTAATCGAAAACACCTGCAACATTCCTATAGGTTGGTAAGGATAACACATGTCTTCGATCAATTTCATTGACACAGTAACACATCTTCCTGCCGAATGGGCCAACGACGTAGATGCCTTGATCTACGATGTGTTTCAAGGTGCCCAGACGCTAGGGGAAGTAAAAGACATAATGGGCTTTGGAACGTGTGCCTACCAGGACGCGAACAATGTTCAGATCGTGGGCGGTGATATCAACGCTACGGTCATTGGTTTGACAACCCCTGCGAACGCGAAATTCGAGAACGCTTGGCTCGTTTTCGATCCTACGAATGCGAGGCACGCTGCGTCCAAGAACTATGTTGATAACTCGGTGCTGAACGCTATTCAGAACTTCTTGACCGGCGTGCAGGCCGAAGTGCCTCTTGCAGGTTTCGGCACGATAGCAACTCCGTTGCGTCTGAATGTCAACCCCGTTGCGTTGCCGGGTGTAGGCGCACGTGTTCTGGTACAGAACCCCGATGACTCGGTGGATTCAATCCCACTAGGAGCAATTGGAGGATCGAACGTTCTGTACTACCTCTACTCAGGAATAGCCAATACCGTACATCTGGTCTCGCACATGCTGGGCCAGAAATACGTCAGCGTGACCGTACTCAACGACCTCACCGATGAAGTGATGATTCCACTCTCGATTCAATATCTCGATCAGGACTCTCTCTACATCACATTTACGAACCCGACGTCTTGCAAAGCGATCATTATGGGAGCTCCGTGACGGGAGTATTCACGCATTCTCGTTAATTTTATAGACGAAGAAGCTACTAAGGATCGGACAAGGAAAGCGGATGGCCTCGATCAATTTCATTGACACAGTAACGCATCTGCCGTCTCATTGGGCTAACGCTGTAGACGCTCTCGTCTATGACGTTTTCTCAGGAGCCGCGACACAGACCCAGGCGCGTGCTGCGCTGGGAATAGGAACTCTTGCTCTGCAAAATGCCTCAGCCGCGAACATTACCGGCGGGGTAATCAACAACGTCAACATTGGTCAAGTTACGCCCTGCACAGGCAACTTCTCCATTCTGCAAGTCCAAAACGATCCGATCAACATCCTCGATGTAGCCAACAAGAAGTACGTCGATAACACCTTCCTGGCTGTTCAGCCGATCATCACCCAGGCCCTGTTGCATTTCGGGGACAACAACATCCACGTAACCTCTGCGCAGAAGACGATGCTCAACGGCCTCATAGTAGGCTCGGTTGAGATCAACATGCTGCAGGGTGTTAGTGGAAATGTCCAATCCCAGATAGATTCGCTGGTTGCTCTACAGCCGCTGTACGTAGAGGTAGCCGGCGATGTGATGTCGGGTGATTTGCACATCCAGAAAACCAGCCCGGTATTCTGTCTGAAGAATACGATCGCTGGAACGGTTCAGTGTTTGACGCTTCGAGTCGATGGCGGAACAGAATACTTCTACGTCGGGTACAACGGTGGCCCACCTAACGCTACCGATCCGGTGACATTGATCGGAGCCTACGCAACGCGGGTTGTAATCGGCGGATACACGGAAGATGACGGAGTAACGGATTTCCAGATTCACCGAGATACGCTGCTGGATGGTAATCTGACATTCACGGCAGCAAAGACAATTGACTTGGTATCCTCTTCGAGAATCGTCAATTCGCCCAATCCTGTGAACCCGTTCGACGTGGCAACAAAGGACTACGTCGATACCGTTTCGTATTTAGGACCAGCCGCAGCACCTGTACAGGACGCAATGGATCTGGTCAACGTGCCCCAAGCGCAGACAGCGGATAAGCAGATGCGCTTGGCTGAGAACCAAGGAAGCATCTACCGTTACGACGCACAAGCAATCGATCCTCCGGTGGGTACTGACGTTATTCAGCCAGCGTTTGGAATAGGACGTTGGTTCAAGATGTCGACGTCGATTCCCTCGCATAATGGACTGACAGGGTTGCAAGGTGGCGTCTCTGGAGAAATGTTCCACTTCGACAACGCGGAACACACCTATCTGTCGACGCTGGTTTCGCAAGCTGTTCCCGTAGGTTACTTCTCCGGCATTACGTCAAACATTCAAACGCAGCTTGACGGAAAACTGGACACAGGGGATTTCGGAGCTGCTAGCGCGGGTGATTACTTGTTCTTCAACGGCACGAACTGGATTGCCAATTCCGTCATCCAGAACGTTGGCGGTGGCACGATCATTATCGATCCAGTCGAGTTCATCGTCAAGCAAGGGTCGAACAAGATATATCTGGACAGCACGAGCCAATTGCGTTTGGACTGCGACGGTGCAATTCCCTTCCGGTTGAATGCCGCGGGCAGCGAAAGATTGCGTATCAGCTCGACGGGCGCCTGGGGCCTAGGTGGTGCCAACTTTGGCAACCTCGGCCAAGTAATGACTTCGAATGGAGTAGGCTCTCCGCCGACGTGGCAGAACGCGGGTACAGCAACGCTGGCGTATGAACATGTCCAGGCAGTTGCAGCTACCTCGTGGGTATTGAGCCACGGTTACGGAACAGAAAAACACGTCATTTCGATCTACGACAGCACGGGTAACGCCATGATCCCGCAAAACGTGCAGATCACAGACGCAAACACTTTAAACATTACGTTCTCCTCTGCGCAAGCCGGAAGAGCATTCGTAGTATTCTTCTAAGTCGCCTCTTTGGCAGCATACCGACTCTAATCCTTCTGGAGAAAACACATGCGTATCATAGGTAATATCGTACTGCCAACAGATGGCTCGGCAGAGATTCAGAATCTGATCATCGAACGTCGGGTATCGAACCCGTCGTTCAATGCGGCAGAAGAAGGCCGTGCCATATACAACACCACAAGCAAGGTGGTGTCCTTCAACAACGGAACATCGTATGTCGATCTGGCGGCGGCCGGTGCGGTTCAGACCGAGATCGATGCAATCGAAACATCGCTGGGTACTGGCGTCAACGCCAGCGGCGTGTTTGTTTCCGGTTCGTTTGTTGGTGCCGCCTTCGGCGTTGCCCCGACAGACTTTACCGATGCGATCAACAAGGTTGCGGCCTACGCCGGTTTGCACGACACCCTGTCCGAGCTGGACGACGTCAATCTTACCGGCCTCGCCGACAAGAACCTGCTGTACTACGACAACGGTACAAGCGAGTGGAAGAACGGTGCCGCCGGTGCGACAACGGGCGTGCAGGCCTATGACGCAGATCTGACCACAATGGCTGGTTTCGCACCGGCCGTGGACAGCTCGGAAATCACAGGCCCGATTACCCGCAACGGCTTGAACGACATCATGGTCGGCACAGGTGGAGCGGAAGGTTCGCGCTGGACACTGAAACGTGGTGCCGCGGCTCGCACTTCTCTGGGTATGGGCGACATTGCCATTCACGATGACGCCGAGTATGTGCGTGTGGATGGTACAAACGCCCTGACGGCCAACCTGAATGCGGGTGGATTCCAAATCTCCAGTTTGGCTGCGCCGACCGTTTCCACACATGCTGCGACCAAGGGCTATGTTGATAGCCTGATCTCCGGTCTGAAGTGGAAAGCGTCGGTTCGCGTTGCAACAACCGGTGACATCTCGCTCAGCGGCACGCAGACAATCGACGGCGTTGCAGTCATCGCTGGAGATCGTGTTTTGGTTCGCGCGCAGACTTCGGGTGGTGGCGCAGCCGATAACGGTATCTACGTGGTTGCAGCTGGTGCTTGGTCGCGCGCCACCGACGCCGACGATGCTGCAGAAGTTGTGAATGCCTCGGTCTTCGTGGAAGAAGGCACGACCTACGGTGACACCGGTTGGACATGTACTACGAACGCCCCGGTAGTGATCGGCACGACCAACCTCGACTTCGCTCAGTTCACCGGTGCGGCTTCTTTCACCGCCGGCATTGGCTTGTCGCAAGTTGGCAACGTCGTGAACGTGAACGTGGGTGCTGGTATCGTTGAACTGCCGTCGGACGAGATCGGTATCGATCTGTACGATGCCTCGACCGGTGCTATCATCCTGACCGCGGACGGTTCCACTCGCGGTACTGGCGCAGCAACCAAACTGCACCTGTTGCTGGATCTGGGTGGTAACGGCCGTCTGGTGCAATCGGCCAACGGCTTGAAGGTCACGACCAATACCATTACGGAGAATGAGCTGACCGCTTCGGTGGCCGGCGCAGGTCTGAGTGGTGGTAACGGTACGGCCCTATCGGTCAATGCCGGAGCCGGACTGGGAATTTCCGGAGACGACGTCATTATTGCTACCGGCGGTGTTACGGGTGCAATGCTTGATTCGGCTATCGCGGGCGCTGGCCTGGTGTTCAACGCGAACGTCCTGGACGTGAACGTGGGTGCTGGCCTGGCAATCTCTGCCGATCAGGTGATCATCAGCACAGGTGGCGTTACCAATGCGATGCTGGCCAACTCGGCGGTGTCCTTGGGTGCCGATTCCGGTTCGGGCACTGTTTCGCTCGGTGGCACACTGACGGTGACGGGTGGCGCGGGTATTGCGTCCAGCGTATCCGGCAGCACTGTGACACTGTCCCTGGAGCAGGCTGGTCTGTACTATCTGTACTCCGGTGCCTCCTCGGTGTCGCATACAGTGACACACAACCTGGGTCAGAAGTATTGCAACGTGACAGTGGTTGATGGCAGCGACAACGTCGTTATCCCGCTGGGTATTAGCTATGTCGACAACAACTCGTTGACGGTTACCTTCAGCGTAGCTACAGCGTGTAAGGTGGTTGTGACTGGCGTGGCCTAATAGGGAGTAAGAGGTGGGCTGGGAAACCAGCCCACCCTTCCCATCAACGAATTCCGAATTTCATGCAGTGAACGGAGATAGAACGTCATGGAAATTGATAGCCCTAAGGTACGAGAGGGTACTGGCGTAACGAACCTGACAGCTCCTTCTGGTGCTAATCTGCCGACGATAGACATCTCGATCGGCGAGCTGTTCTACAAAACAGGAGCTGGCGCGGGCTTCTACGGAGCCGACGGTAGTGTCTTCTCCCGATTCATCTACGAGAGCGAGCTTTCGGCTCACGCGGGCGATGCGGCATTGCATCTGACCGTGGGCCAGAATTCGTTCCTCGACGCCATCACGGTTAGCTCCGCAGAAGTGAACTATTTGTCCGGTGTGACGAGCAACGTACAAACGCAGCTGACCGGGAAGCTGAATCTATCCGGTGGTACGATGACGGGAGCACTCACTCTGAGTGCCGACCCGACTCTTGCGTTGCACGCTGCGACAAAACAGTACGTCGATTCCTTGGTTGGGGGCGGTGGAACCGTTACTTCGGTGGCGGCGACGGCTCCCATCGCCGGGTTGACCGTCTCTGGCAGCCCTATTACTGGAGCGGGCACGCTAGTCTTTGCTCTAGCAAACGACCTTGCAGCTCTCGAAGGATTGTCAGGTAATGGAATAGCGGTACGCTCCGCGTCCGATACCTGGGTGCAACGCAGCCTCATAGGGACAAACGACCAAATCTCCGTGCAAGACGGGAACGGCGTTGGTGGTAACCCCACCCTCAGCATAGCGGACAATCCCATTCTGCCAGGCACGGGAGCCGTGACGGTGCCGATCGGGACGGCCGCTCAGCAGCCGGGTTCTCCTGTCAATGGCATGATTCGGTACAACTCAACGGACGACAAGTTCGAAGTCCGTGAGGCTGGCGCGTGGGCTCCTGTCACCGGTGGTGGCATACTGGAGCAATACACGGCTACGGCTACAGCAAGCCAGACCGTGGTGAACCTGCCTTGGTCGTACTCGACGGGTGCGAATCAGATCCTGGTGTGGATCGAAGGTGTCAAACAAGTCACCTCTGTGGATTTCACCGAGACAAGCAGCACCTCGATCACATTCGGCACCGGCCTGGCACTAGGCGACCGGATCGAGGTCATCAAACACGTCAAATCCAACGTCGTTACTTTGCCGGATGTCGGTACTCCAGGTACTTATACACAAGTCACAACGGATTCCAAAGGCCGTGTGACCAGCGGTGCGAACCCAACAACGCTCGCGGGTTATGGCATCACGGATGCGGCACCTATCAGCCACGTCAGCGACGAAACAATCCACTTAACCTCTGGTCAGAATACGTGGATTGACGCGATCACCGCCACCTCGGCAGAAGTGAACTATCTGTCGGGTGTGACGAGCAGTATCCAGACGCAGTTGAACAACAAGCAGGCCATCCTGGGTTACACCGCGGAAGACGCAGCCAACAAGAACGCAGTCAACGGATATGCCGGTCTCGATGGTAGTGGCAAGATCAGTTCGTCGCAATTGCCGTCGATTGCCATAACGGATACGTTCGTGGTTGCTTCGCAGGTTGCCATGTTGGCGCTGACTGCGCAGACGGGTGACGTAGCGGTTCGCACAGACGAGAACAAGTCCTACATTCTTCAAGGTACTGATCCTACCAACCTTGCTCACTGGCAGGAATTGCTGACACCGACGGATTCGGTAGCGTCCGTGAATGGCATGACGGGTGTCGTTACGATCAGCACGATCACCGGCAATGCTGGTTCTGCAACGATTCTGCAAACGGGACGCACTATCGGAATGACAGGCGACGTGACGTGGACCAGCGCCTCCTTCGATGGTTCTGGTAACGTCACGGGTTCTTCTACTCTGGCAAACTCCGGCGTCTCTCCCGGAACATACACCTCCGTGACGGTCGATGCCAAGGGTCGTGTGACTTCCGGTTCCAATCCAGGTGGTGGCACGTTTGCGGACGGAACGGCCGGTTCACCCAGTATTACCTTCACTGCCGATACAGACACAGGTTTCTACCGCCAAGCTGCGAACACGATTGGAGTAGCGGCGGGCGGAATCGAGATAGGGCGTCTGTACAACAATGGTGGATACGGACAATTCCTGGTCAACGACACCAACCCGAACCCGTCTCGTCCGATATATAGCGCGGTTGGCTTTGGCACTACCGGCTTCCACATCGGTAGCGCGACTTATGCGGGTATCTCGATCCAAGGAACAATGCGCCTGACAGTAGATAACACCGGGGCTGGCGTTAATGGCACCTTGAGCTGCAATGCTTTCACGGGTGGCGAAATCTCGATGAAGCCTGGCATAAGCAATCCAGCGTATGGTGTAACGATCGAGGCCGGAGAGAATTCTGCTTCGGGGAACACGTCGGGAACGGTGTCGATCAAAGGTGGCTCTGGCGCGACGTGGAACGCTCACGGTGGTTCTGTCCTACTCAGAGGTGGCGTGGCAGGCGCTACGAACCGCAACTCAGGTGATGTGAACATTGAGACTCCGGTTCCTACAGGCTCCGGCAATGCTGGTAACATCTACATTCGTACGAATAACGTCCTGCGCTTCCGTATCAATGAATCAGGAGCCTTGGGTGTAGGTGTTGGCGCAAGCTACGGCAGTACGGGGCAGGTTCTTACGTCCCAGGGTACTAACTCGATTCCCATCTGGAGCACCATTTCGTCCACGCCGGCTGGTTCCAATACGGAGATTCAGTACAACAACGCGGGAGCGTTTGGTGCCAGCTCCTACCACGCCTGGAATAACACTACTCGTGTGCTGACAGTTGCGGGCCCTGATTCGACAACGGCTACCATAGAAAACTTGACTGGCGACCAAAGACACCTTCTGATTAAAGCTGGAACGGCTGGGGCTAGCATGAATGGTGGCAACCTATCATTGCAGGCTACTGCTGGTTTGGCCGGTTCCAATGGTGGTAACGTCTTAATTACGGCCGGCGATGCTACTCTGGCTGTCGCGAACGTAGGCAAGATAGTGCTGCAGGCCGGATTGGCACCCTCCGGTAGCTCCACCGGGTACATCCAACTGGCCACATCAGCAGCTAACGCTTCCGTAAGTAGGTTGGTCATCAATCAAAACGGCTCGTGGTCCCTCGGTAACCCAGGTGCCGGCACTGGTACAGCGGGGCAGTATTTTCAATCCGCTGGCTCCGGATCCCCGCCAACGTGGCAGTCATTCCCGACGACTGTGGCTGGATATGGTATCACCGACGTCTATACCAAGACCGAGGTGGACAGTCTCATCACGGGACTTGATTTCAAAGCTTCTGTCCGTGTAGCTACTACGGCTCCGATTACGCTGTCGGGCACGCAGACAATCGACGGTGTTTCCGTGATTGCCGGTGACAGGGTACTCGTCAAGGATCAGGGAACGGCTTCCGAGAACGGCATTTACGTCTGCGCGGCCGGGTCCTGGTCACGGTCTACAGACGCGGACGTCAGTGCCGAAGTCACTACGGGAATGTATGTCTTCGTCAGCGAAGGTACATCGAACGCAGATTCGGGCTGGGTGTTGTCGACCAATGACGCAATCACGTTAGGAACAACGGGTTTGACCTTCGTCCAGTTCAACGGCTTGGGGCAGATCACTGCGGGGGCCGGTCTTACCAAGACTGGCAACCAGTTGGACATCGTTACGGCCTCCTCTTCCCGTATCGTGGTAAACGCCAATGACATCGATCTGGCGACTACGGGTGTTGGCGCGGGAACGTACAATTCGTTGACCGTTGACGTGTATGGACGCGTAACGGCTGGTTCCAATCCGACGACACTTGCTGGGTACGGAATCACCGACGCACAGGGACTTGACACTACTCTGACTGCGCTGGCTGCGTTCAACACCAACGGTCTGATGGTGCAAACGGCTGCGGACACGTTCAACGCCAGAACACTGACAGGTACGGCCAATCGCATCACCATTACGAACGGTGATGGTGTATCGGGCAACCCCGTGTTCGACATTGGTACAGACGTCGTGACGTTGACAGGCACGCAAACGCTGACCAACAAGACGATGACCAACGCTGACAATACGGCCCAAACGCTGACGGACGCGGCAACCATCAGTTGGGATATGAACAGCGGTGGTATTGCTACTGTGACGCTGGGTGGAAACCGGACGATGGCGGCGCCGACCAATCTCAAGAAAGGCACGTACATCTTGAAGGTGATTCAGGACGGTACGGGTAGCAGAACATTGGCCTGGAACGCGGTCTTCAAGTGGGCCAGCGGCACGGCACCTACTCTGTCGACAGCGGCCGGCACGGTGGACATACTGACATTCGTGTGCGACGGTACGAACATGTACGGAAGCATTGTCAAGGCATTCTCTTAATAGCAACTGGAGGTATCATGCAGAAAAGATACTGGAGAACATTGGGTGGGCTGGACGCGTATCTTGGCCAGTCGTTCAAGAACGACGATGGTACGAGTTACCCCGCGAATTGGTTGTCGCTGTCTAGCCCAGAAGAGAAACTGGCTATAGGTCTGCAGGAAATAGTTGAGGAAGTTGTGGAAGAGCCTCCGACACCCGCAACAGCCTTGGAGCTGATCGAAAACGCCAAGAATGCCAAGTTGGCAGGAGTCGTTTCGTGGAATGGTTATTTCTTTCCTGCGAATCCGATGTTCCAAGCACAGATAACAGGACTTGTACTCTCCTTCCGGGAAGGTATCCTGCCTGCGGATAGTCAGGTTGAAGTGCGAACAGCGGATAACGTGACCTTGATGCTGACCAAGGCCCAACTCCTAGAACTGTCTGGCGTTCTGTTGCAATACGTTCGGCAGGCTTACAAAGACGCTTGGGATGCGATCGACGCTTTAGCAGTCTAAGGTGATACGATGCTTCTGAATCCCATAGCATTTTGGTCGCCTGAAGTAGCGCCGACAAGTTTCGTATTCAACGCGACAATCGCGTCCAACATCTACAATTACAACATAAAGTCTGCGGCCATAGCAGCCGGATGGAATCAGATATTACCCTTAACCGCTAACATCGCTATCAACAGCGGTATCTTTGTCGGTTCCACCTCCCCGGGAACACCAGCCTTCGATACTGGAATAACCTTCCCTGTAGGCAGTACGCTCGCGCTCATAAATCTGGGACGCATACAAGGGAAGGGTGGACAAGGAGGTTACGGGGCCGTTAGCTACAACGCCGCGAATGGATCTGCGGGTGGTACGGCGCTACGTGCTCAATACGCCATTTCCATTACCAACGGTAGTGGTTTAATATACGGAGGTGGCGGTGGCGGTGGCGGTGGTAGCAAAGTCTACTTCATGTCAGGCGACAAAACCCCCACCTGTTCAGCTGATGGATTCGGCGGTGGTGGTGGCGGTGGCGGTCAAGGATTCGATGGTGGGGCTTACGGCACAGGCTGGCATCCATACAATAACGGAAATTCCGGTACGTACTCGGCAGCCGGTGGTGTGAACACAATCAACTGTAGCCCGGCTGGCGTTGGTGGTAGCGCGGGCTCCTCTGGAGCAAACGGTGGACATCAGGCGGGTTACTGCGGAATTCATTATTCGGCGGGAACCGGGGGACCAGCCGGGTATGCGGTAATAGGTAACTCGTACATCACTTGGTTATCGGTAGGTACTCGACTCGGTCCAATTATCTGATAGGGAAATCATGAATATCAAATGGCGAATCCTTGAATTGAATAAGGCTACTGGAAGTATCGTTGTCAATTTCTTCGACGACACATTACTACCCGTAGGAGTTTCTTACAACTTTGATCTTCCAATCACAAACGGAGCCTTGCCCTCTGAAGAAGCTATCAAGGCTATGGTAAACGCTCAGATACCAATGCATATCTTCGATCGTATTGTTCAGCTACAATCGACAATAGACTCGACTTCGGTCGAAGAAATGATGTCCAAGACATACATAGCTGAGCCGCCCATCGGAGATATTCCGCCAATTGAAGTAATAGTGCAGCCAGCAATCGGGGTTGAGAATGTCTAGTGTTAAATTCTCGAATCGCGTCGTTGGAGATTTCATCTTATACGAAGCAATTGGGGAAATCGGGGATACGCACGCGTTACGTTTCCCAGTAGAGATTCTTCCTGGGGAAGAACCCTACATTCCTGTGATTTTGTCCGGGAAATGGACATTCGGTCCCTTCCCCGATGACGTCACTATTGAGATGCTTCCTGGACATACTGGACATCTCAATCCCAAACCGGCCGGTTCTCGCGTCATCACTTGTGTCGAACCTGGCAAGTACATCTGTTGTCATCCAGTAGCCCGGGGTAACAAATTCGGACACCGACGCATAGTGCTTGCTCAAAACGAGGAAACAACAATTCGACAGGGTGCTACGCTCGTGGTTGCAACAGGAGACTTCAACCTCAATGCGGGTGTAACGAAAAACTCCCCTTTGATTGCAAATGTCCAATCAGGCGACGCTGTGCTGAAAGCTATCTCGGCCCAGGTAATAGCAGTAGAGCTCTGGAAGCTGTGAAGAAGCTTCATGTAATAGCCGGCTTGCCGCGCTCGGGGTCAACTCTGTTATCGGCGGTTCTGAAACAGAACCCCAAGTTTTACGCGGACATTACTTCGCCTCTGCTGAATTACGCAAGGGCGATTATAGACGAGACGAGCAGGATTCCAGGAGCGGAAGCAACGGTTTCGGAAGAGGCTAGAGAACGCATCATTCGTGGGATTTTTGAGAGCTTTTACCTCGACTCCCCGAACGTAGTGTTCAATACGAACAGGACATGGTGTTCTGAGCTGCCTCTGTTAAAGGAAGTCTTTCCAGAAGCAAAGGTGATAGCTTGCGTTCGAGGATTAGGCTGGATAGCGGATTCGTTAGAGTTGCTATACCGAAAACATCCTACCTCTGTGCCCGGTATGTTCTTCAACGGGGACAGTAGGGCGAATGTGGAGCAACGAATCTCTACTTTGCTCAAGGACAACAGATTAATCGGAAGCGCTTTATCCTCGTTACGGGAAGGTCTTGCAAGTGAGCATTCGAAGGACGTACTGTTAGTCGAGTATGACATGCTGACATCGAATCCAGGTGTCGAACTGCGACGCATATACGACTTCCTAGGTGAGCCAAATTTCGTTCATGATCTTGGATCTGTTTCGTATAAGAACGTAGCGTTCGATGAATCAGTTCGGATACCGGGCTTACATACAATCCGAAGACAGGTAACACACGTTCCGAGAAAGACCATTTTGCCGTATTCGCTGTTTGAGTCGCTAGAAGCGCAGAACTTCTGGCGTGTGTGATAACTCTTCTAAGGACAGAGAATGTTACTAGCACCCATGTCCTTTTGGACACCAGAAGTAGGAGGTGGAGGTGGGCCGTCTGGATCATCCTTGGTAGTAACGCACAATAACTCCCCGTATCTGATTAGGTACAATACGAGTGACTGGAGCCAGCTGGCAAATCCAGGGACGTTACCTACAGGAAACGCAAACCACGCGGCATTTTCTCCAAACGGATCATTGCTGGCGATAGCGCATAACACGGCGCCGTACATAACCATCTACGAGACGGCGACGTGGACAAAGCTGCCGAATCCCTCGACGCTCCCGACCGGAGATGCGAACCGTGTGCGTTTTTCTCCGGATGGCAGCAAACTTGTTGTCACTTCGTATAACGCCTATTCTGGTGCGTCTAAGCTCCTTGTTTATGACACCAGTACGTGGGCCGCAATTTCTCCCGCATCACTCCCAGGGGGTATCCGGTGCTGGGGCGTTGATTTTTCACCCGACGGAACGCGATGCGCTGTCGGAGGTGTCTCGGCACCTAGGTTAGTGATATACGATACGGCCACATGGACGCCGATTACCGGGCCTTCTTCGTTACCTACAGGTACGGGAACCTTTTATTGCTCCTTCTCACCGGACGGAACAAAATTAGCGGTTACGGATACGCTTACTCCCTGGATCTATATCTACAATACGAATGATTGGAGCAAACTAGCAAATCCCGCGGTATTACCGGGTTCTAACGGTCGAGGATGTTCTTGGTCGCCAGATGGGTCAAAATTGGCAGTAACCTCTACCTCGTCTCCTAGCTTGTCTGTCTATGAGACAACGGGGTGGACAAAGCTTACAATTCCGGGAGCCGCTCCAGCCGCGGGTAACCGATGCAAGTTTTCCCCCGATGGTACAAAGCTCGCTGTTTGCGATGGAACGACGTCTCCGTACATATTGCTGTATGAAACTGCCGGTTGGACACGTTTAGCTAACCCAGCTGTTTTACCCGCCGGTGCCGGCCAATCCCCGGCCTGGTCTCCGAATTAACTTTGTCTGAGGAAATATCATGGTCACAAGAGTAGGCTCGACAGTTCTAAAACCGAACCTTGTCCTTCCGGGCAATGAATCACTGACGATCCCCAAGGGTACGACGGCGCAAGCTCCTTCACCTGTGAATGGTATGCTCCGTTACGATGAGACGACCAACAAGTTCCGGGTAGTCGAGAACGGCGTCTGGGTTGATGGAGTTGGCGGTGGTGGTTCGAGTATCTTCAGTGATCTAGCGGCCGCGACTGCCGCTAACACCATCAATAACGGAGATCATCAACAGATCTGGAACTGGTCGCTTACCACGCTCAACAAGGTGGCGTTAAGCCTTGCGGAAAACGTGGCGTCGACAGGCGTGAACTCCAAGATTCTTGAGATAGCGACGCTTGCTGGATCTACTGCCTCCCCTATACTCGTAAGCATTGGCGGACAAGCCGTATTCCAAGTAATGAATACAGGAAGTGTTTCGCTAATCGCCACCGACGATGCCGGTAACGCCCTATCGTTAGCGGCGGGTAGTGGAGGGGCCTCTAGCCAGGGTGGGGTCGTGTCCATCGCAGCAGGTTACGCTGGCACAGGCAGTGCGCCGAATCGAGTTGGTGGGTCAGTGAACATAGAGGGTGGCAGTGGTCAGAACTCTGACAATATCGGCGATGGTGGCTATGTTGAGATTCGGGGTGGTGGCGCCGATCCGACGCAAGGTAACGGAGGATACGTCTGGATGTACGGAGGCAATTCCGATACATTAGGAGGCGGTGGTTACGTCCTAATAGAAGGGGGTTCTTCCGCCGTCGAAGGAAATGGAGGAAACCTAACGCTGAATGGTGGAAACGGGGCCGGCACAGGTACTCCGGGTTCCTTGATGTTGAATGGTGGAACGAGTGATCTGCTCGGAGGTGCCATCACCATTCAAGGCGGGGCTGCGGGTGGTACAGACCAAAGCGGTGGTAACGTCGTTATCGTTTCAGGCGATTGCACAGGAAACAATGGTTTCTCCGAAGTAGACCTGCGCAGTGGTCTGCTCGATTCCGGTACGATGACAGCTAGTCTCATCGCGGTACAGACGCCAAGCAACGACGGCATGGGAAATAAGTCTGGTGGATCTATTGTGATCCAGGGTGGTGATGGAGACGATGGTGCTACTCCAGAAGACGCGCAAGGTGGTGGAATAAACATCTTTGCTGGATACGGTGGTCTGACAGGCGGCAATGGTGGAACCATTTCTATCTACGCTGGTGGTGCTCAGGGTGGTAATGATGACGGTGGCGATGCTGTTATCGGGGCCGGTGCCGCAGATGGTACGGGACAACACGGCAGTGTTATGCTTGTTGCAAACAACACCAACGTCCAGCTCACAGGAACAGGGTCACTCGCGCATTGGCACCCATCGAATACTCTGCAAACAACCGACACCGATGGTTTCCTCTACATCCGTGGTATGCCCGGTGTTCCAACAGGGACGCCGAATGCGTATGGTACTAGTCACCCCTTGGCGTGGGACAGCAGTGGCTCAGCTCTGTACGTCTACGACACGGCTTGGCACAAGTTAGCAACTGTAGATGCCATCAACATCTATACCAAGACACAGATCAGCGAAGCTGTGAGCTTGGGTCATAACACGGCTTGGGACGCAAGTGACAACCAACATCTGATGGTGAACGTGAACGGAAGCGCTTTCACTGTTGCCAATCCGACAAATCAGCAGAACCAAGCGTACTACTCGATGTATATCGAATTCACCACGACACACTCGGTCTCCTTCGGCAATGCATTCAAAGGACTGGCCGGATACACTCCCTCAGCTACGGCGGGCAAGAAGGACCACCTCACATTCAGAAGCGACGGTACGAACCTGATGTGCACAGGTATCGCTACGGACATTGGAGCCTAAGATGAGAGTACGTAGCCGTAGCGAAATCGTTGGTCTGAGAAGGCAGCGTGGCTTCCTAGGAGGTATGGGCCCCGCAGCGAGCGGAGGAATTTCAGCCCTTCCTGAAATCGGACATTCCCTCCGTTTCAATTCGGCAGACTCGGCCTATGCAACAATGGTTCCCGCAGTAGGGTATTTCGGCGCAATTCTAACACCCAAGGAAGTCCAGCAATTCCGGGACATGTACGAATGACGATAGTCACAATAATTTAAGAGTGACGGATATAGGAAGGAAAAGATGTCCTCCATACATTTCACAGATACCGTAACTCATCTTCCCGCCGAATGGGCGAATGACGTAGACGCTCTTGTCTATGACATTTTCTCCGCCGCGCAAACGCGCGCCGAAGCGCTGGTAGCCCTAGGATTGCGAGGGATGGCGTTGCAAAGCCCGGAATCGGTGAACATCACCGGCGGGAACATTAACGGAGTTCAACTCGGCACCTTGAATGCGGTGCCGTTTGCCGTTATTGACATCCTGACATTGCAACAGGATCCTGTAGCCGACGAGCAAGCGGTTCGTTTGGGCTACATGAAGTCCTTTGTCGATTCCGAAGTCGACGACAAGATATCCGTGTTCTCCAGCTCGCTTGGAGACATGGCATGGCAGAATGCGAACAACATCGCTGTCATCGGTGGCGTTCTTGACAACGTCACGATCGGCGGTTCTTCTCCGGCCAACGGCAAATTCATCAACCTGAAGATGACGTCTTCTCCTTCGCAGGGTGACGATGTAATCACTCTGGGTTGGCTGCAAGCGGCCTATGGCCCGTTGTTCTCAAGCATCAAGTCGATGGCCTTTCAGGAAGACACGGCTGTTGACATAAACGGTGGCACGATCGACGGTGTGGACATTGGAAACGATGTTCCCGGATCGGGTATCTTCAGCGTTCTGCAAACAGCTACTGCGCCTACGTCAAACAACGACGTTACGAACAAGCTGTACGTCGATAACACGGTTGCAACTCTGATTTCCGGCCTTGGTACGATGGCGTACCAGAACCACGGAGCTGTGAACATTCTCGGTGGTACGATCCAGAACACCGTCATCGGTAGCTCCTTCCCAAATACTGGTCGATTCACTCAGGTGCAAATCGACAACAACCAAGCCTCGTTGTTCCTCCGAGCGGGAACAGCGGTGCCGGCCTCGGCCGAAGCGCGCATCTCCTTCCAGGAAGCTCTTGTCGAGCGTGGTCTGATTACGCTGGTTGGAGCGTCCAATACGGCCTACGATGCTTCGCTGCAAGGCTCGCTGTATATCCAAGCTGCGGCGACTCTTACGTTGCAAGGCTACTCAGCGGTTGCTACGCTGACCGACTTAAACGGTCTGCATGTGAAGCATGGAACTCCGATTGCCAATCCGCTGACGATTACAACCTACACTCCCTCGATCACTGCCGGTGCCATTACGGGAGCGGTCAAACGTGGCTCGGTAAGACTGTACGGCTCAGCAGTAGACTTTGGCACGATTCAGCAGAGCGCAACTTCGATGCATGTGGATGCGGGATCCATTGTTCTGAACGGTATCGGGACAGGCACGATTCTCTTGAACGGTGCCGCGCCGGTCCTGGGTTCCGAACGGGCTCAGGCCCTCGACGGATTGTACGCAAACGTCCTGCGTTCACAGACCGCTTCTTTCGGTAATGTCGGTGCCACGGATACGGGATTATTGCTCAACGGCGTTACGATCAAACGTGCGAACATGTCGGGTGCCGAGCCCAACTCTACGTTGCGGATCGCGAACGCCAAGCAAGCGGGATCTACATTCTTGCAAGACACGCTGGCGGTTGATTTCTGCGCCGGCACTGACACGGCTGTCGGTACAAAGATGGCCCAGATTCGAGTGCCTACGGAGGGTAGCGATCCTTCGTTCAATATCCGGGTGTATGATTCGGCCACTCTCGACCTGGAGCACATCGCGGCCTTCTACAAAGTTGGCATGGTTCTGGACAAGGACGGAATCGCCAAAGGCTGGCATTCGTTCTACGAATCTGCACTGGGCGTTACCGGAGCTGTGAACCTGGACATGGGCCTACATACGGTGTTCTATCAGAACATTGTGGGCGCTGTGACCTATACATTCTCGAACGTCCCTGCCCTGCCCGGCGTGATGCAACGCTTCGAGCTTTATGTCTATCAGGGTACAGGCGGAGCCGCGATCACTCTGCCTGCCGGTGTGTATTGGGCCACGCAGGTACCAAACTTTGCAGGAGCCCCGATAGGGCAAACGGACGTTATCGATCTGGTGACGTTCAATAGTGGAACAACGTGGGTAGCAAGCTGGAGACGGGGCCGTCCTGTGCCGTATGGCGGAACCGTTGGTCACGTTCTTACTCGGGTTGCAGGTAGCGCTGATCCGTATGCCTGGCAAGCAGGTGGCGGTTAAGAGCAACTCGTGTGACCGGTCATGTAAATTAACATTGGCCGGGTACGGCACATTCAACCAAACCGTAATAGGAGAAGTAACATGGCAAAAATCGACGTCGCGCAGTCCCTGAAAACCATCGATGGCAAATCCGACCTGACCCAGGTGGTCAAACAAGGTGATGCTCCGGTTCCTGTCACGCTGCGCGAAGTTTGCGTCCAGTGTCTTCTGACACCGACCGACAAGGACGCCAATATCGGGGGCGACGAGAAGCACAAACGCTACACGCTGGCGCGCAAGATCGCTACGGCCGAAACAGGTGAAGATGGCACAAGCCTCGTTTCGCTGAAGTCGGACGAAATCCAGCTGCTGAAAGCCCAGATTCCCAACCTCTATACCTCGCTCGTTACCGGCCAGGCCTACAACCTGCTGGAAGGCGAGGCGGAAGCTGAGTAAGAATGCAAAACTACCAGATAACACAGGCCGGAATCACTGCCGCGTTCTACGCTGGCTCAGGTGGTCCCAAGATCGAGATCAACGAATTTCGTCTTGGGACAGCCTACGGTTATACGCCGAGTCTAGCGGATACTTCCCTTCACGGGAGCGTCCTCTATTCCGGCGTGCCTCTGGGTTATGCTGTCATTAATCAGGACACGTGTCAGTACTCGCTTCACGTCGACGAAACGGTAGGGAATTTTGACTTTGGCGAAATAGGATTGTACATCAACGGCGGAGTTCTCTTCGCCTTGCAATCCTTGCAGTTGCCGCAGCGCAAGATCGCTCAACCGGATTCCGACTGGAACGAGATTCTGCTGAAAGCTCAACTTCAGCTGACCAATCTGCCGGCCTTGATTCAGTGGACAGTTGAGAACCTGACGACAGGTGTTATTCTGGAGTTGTCGCAGTTCGAGCTGGTCGATCCACCGGATACGAGCGATGTGAACGCATGCATCGTACACCAGGGGGATGAAGAAGGAAATCATGCGTTCATAACCAAGCGTGACGGTGACATCTGGGATGTTTCCACTCACCGTCACGCGGTGGTTGCGCAGGGTACTGTAGGTTCTGCAACGGGAGTGAGCGTGTCTTCTCCGGACATCTTCGGGGTGGACAGTTTGTTCCCATTAGGCAAATACCTGTTACGATTCAGAACTGGCGTCCACAGGGGACAGTTTCGCAGGTTGGCGTATTCTCTGGGCTCAACCGTAGGTTGGGCTACCGCCTTCCCGACTCCAGCGAACGTAGGAGACAAGTTTGACATTCTTCAGTCGGACGTCAGTCTGCTGCAAGGTAGCGATGATCTATCGTTCCTGCATGCCCTGATGCTGAGGAAGACCAACTAGGTGGCTATATGTCCATTCAATATACGGGTCCCGGTGTAGCACTTGGGGTAGCACCAGTCACGGTCTACGCGTGCCCGATGACAATCAAGGCAGGAAACATTGCTGGCGGTTTGATTGCCAACAATGATTCCGTGTTCCACAGAACGATCCTCGTCTCCGGTATGATTACGGGACGCAATCTTTCAGTCTTTACGGAAGTAGAAGTGCCTTACGGTTCCTCGCTTCCTTTGCCGGTCATGACGTTAAACCCAGGAGAAGAATTGCGTATGTGGGCTAACATTAGCGGCGTGGTCAACGTCACACTATCAGTTGGGGAGCAGAAATGAACCACTTTGGATTTCCGTATATTCCAAGAGCGGCCCCGTTCGCCTTCAAGGAAGTGCCTCTGGGTTATGTCATCGGCCCCGATGATGTTGGCCTGACGCTGGGTTTGAATTTCACAGGAAGCATTTCCCTGCCCAAGATCAACGCCTTGCCATTCCCCAGAGCGTACTGTTTGATGCTCGCGGCATTGGCCGGAAGCGTAACAATCCTCGTTCCCAGCGGTGACAACATTCGGGATGGGGTAGCAGATGTTGGGACGATGGTTCTGCCGCACGGAGCCTCGGCCCTTTATATACCGTGGGATATTTCCGCTTCTGGACGTTGGTGGTTGATACGTCAAGGGCGGACAGTGCCTCATGGTGGCGCAATCGGGCAAGTTCTTACTCGTGTTACGGGTACGGGCGATCCCTATGCGTGGCAAGCAGGCGGTGGTTAATAGACCCGCCAATTTCGTGAACTAGTCACTTACTCTAGGAGAGAAACATGGGAATTCGTGCCATCATCAACAAGAAAACCGGGCGTCTGGTTTCGACCATAGCCGGGGACAGAACGTATGAAGCTTCTGCGGTTCTGGAAAGCAACCCGGATTTGCGCGTTCGCTACTTGAACGTCAAGCTCCCGACAGGTTACCGCCACGTCGACGCCTCGCGTTACAAGATCAATGCTCGAGGCGTGGTGTTCAAGTCGGCAGTGACTGCTGACGAAATCGTCGGCCTCCGTGTGGATGCGGCCAAGATTCGCGCTACAGCTCTGATCCGCACATTGGTCGAACTGAAACGTCGGCCTCTGACCAAGAACTACACGCTGCAGGGTCAAACCTACCGCGAGAAAGCGTTGCAAGCCAAGGCCCTGAAAGACGCGCTTGTTGCCAATCCGGGAATGTCAGACACACAAGTCGAGGCCGTGGCACCTATGGTTCTCGACTACGCACGTCTGAAGGGCATTTCCAATTCGGCGGCCGCTGACGACATCTGTCTGAAGTGGGACGCGGTTCTGGCTACCGCGCGTACGACGGAGAACCAGCGCCAGACCTTCAACGAGCGCATCAAAACGGCGACTACAGAAGAAGAAGCTCTGGCTATCGAGCAAGAACTGCGCGACCTGATCACTGCCGCAACGCAGCCGGCCGCGTAATTCGTAGTACAACAAACGGGGTGGCTTTCCACCCCGTTACCTTTATTGGTACAGAAATGTTGAGACTGTCCGAAATCTACAAACCTGTGTTCTCGGCAGATGATGTGAGACTGGTATCGGAAACATTCTGCCACTCACTCGCTCCCGGATACGCAGACATTATCGGCCGACTATCCAAAGGCCTGCAAGTCCGCTCTGCCTCTGATGCAGACCTTGACATGCTCAAGTATCTACGCGGACTTAACGTCCTCTCGTATGAGGACACTGCTCTCTCCAGCGAGAACCCACTCATGTACTGGCGCCTATTGGGTTACAGTACAGAGTACGTCCAGAAGCAAATCAAACACAATACAATTCGGGTACTAGGAGGGGACAACCCAGACATCGATGCCTTCTCAGAACAACTGGCCGCTCTGGGATGGACAATATGCGATGACAGTCGAGTACGGGTGATTCTGCTGAACAGCCAGGCTCAGATAGATGAAGCACTGTCGTTCTACGGTCTGCGTATGGCGACTATCCCAATAGTGCTAGATCGATTTCGCGCCTCAATTGGGCCGTTGTACTACCCCGGTTTGCTCGAATGGCCGAATCTGAGCAAACAAGCGGAAGCCTCTCCGGTCTACTTGAAAGAAGGGGCCGGACTGATTCCAGCGTACAAGTCGATTCAGCTAAGACTGGTTGCCTTGTACGTTGCAAGAATTCTGATGTGCCTTGAGGACATTGCGAGCTGTTTCCTAGAGCTCGATCTGACGACCATGCGAGTGAAGGAGCGACATGTCTGAGATCACGAATTTCGACTTGTTCGTAGGGTACAATCAAAGGCCATGGACATTCTCTACGAATCCTTCCGACAAGTTCATGGTCTGGTCGAAGCGCCTGAAGCGCAAAATCTTCCCCTTCCGAGACGAGCTAGCACAAGCGGCGCAAGAATTATCAGTACGCGGACTAGGTCCCTTCTACGTTCTGTATTCTGGTGGCTACGACAGCGAAGCAATCCTAGCAGCCTTTCTGGAGAACGGTCTGCCTGTTGTCCCGATCATGGTGCGATATACCGATGAGAGCAACTCGGAAGACTTTGAACACGGGCTAAACTACTTAGCCCACTACGAGATGTCTCCGATCATCTACGAGATAGATCTGGCGAAGTGGATACACTCACAGGAGTGTCGTGACCTAGCAGAGAAGGTGCAAGCCGGTGATCTAGCAACGACAGCCATCTACAAGGCTGTGCTAGATATGCCGCAACTGCGCGAAGGCTTCTTTATCATGGGTTTGCACGAACCAGCCATCTACGCCCAGGACACCGAAGAGAAGCGTGAATGGGTACTGCTGGAAGAGGAGAAGTGGTACGCACATCACAAATTCCTACTGGCCCACAATCTACGTGGGATAGGTGCCTTCATACACTACAGCCCGGAGCTTTACACGTCCTTCGTGGTCAATCCAGCGTACATGCGTGTGTATGCGAACATGTTCAATCCTGAGCTGTGGCAAGCCGAGTGGGTGAAGCATCAGTTGTTCTCAAAGTATCTGCGCTTGGAGCGTAGAGAAAAACGGACAGGGTTCGAAGCGATTCAAGGTGAGGTCAATCGTATCAACCACGAATGGATACGAGAGCACGAAGGATTGTGGGATAGGCACTACGTGACGCCTGTCCTAGATTGGGTACGTGGAGTAGGCCACCTATGAATATAGTCAAGATCACAAACGACAAAGACGTGATGCGTCTCATGCTGGAGGAAAAGCGACCTCTGCAACAGGTCTTTGGCGTAGAGAACGTCATGCGCGGCTACACTGACGAGCAAAGCGGCTACTTCGGCGTCTACAAAGAGCTCTGTTTGTCTAGTGCCTATCAGTGCTCGGCTTGGTCTGATGTCCTGTTCGTACATGACATCGTTGGAGCAATTCAGGATGTCTGGTTGCACATACGAAACGGACGCAACTTTGTAGCATACGTCCGAAAGGGTAACATGCCGAGCCTGGGGGAGCTAGAAGGTCTGTTTGGCCTTCCCGTCTTCGCCAACAGCACACGGAATTTGGACTACGCAATGCTCCATTCTCTGTTCAACTACGTTCTTCCTCAAGAGAACGGTTACGTTATAGCGAGCCAAAAATGGGACATTCCATTGATGATAAGCCTGTAATCATTTGCTCCTTCCCGAGGAGCGGCAGTACGTTGCTTCAACGATTGCTGAACACACATGACGATCTATGCATCTGGGGAGAGAACCTCGGTCTTCTGACAGCTATGCTAGACCAGATTGCAGCCTTGCGCTGGACGGGAACAGATCCCAAGACAGCGGCCCAAGTCAAACAATCTTCCGAATTTTCTCCGGTCAGCACTCCCTACACGGCTTTCGATCTGCAAGAAGCGTTCAAGAAACTCCTCGTCGGCTTTTACGCTAGAGGGTTGAAAGAGAATATACGCTGGGGCTACAAAGACCACAATCACTACTACCCATTCGATCTAATTGAGATCAACAAGATATTCCCCGGGGCTCAGTTCATCGTATTGAGAAGGAACGGTCCAGACTGTTGCACGAAAGCTATATTGGCGCCTTGGGTGCGCGAGAAGATAGAAGGCACTCCGAGCCTGTTAGGAGTAGACGTGCGTGCCAGTATGGACAGCTTGGTCTCTTCCGTCATTCTCACCTATCTGCAATTCAACACCTTCGCTTCGAACGTCTACAAAAACAGAACAGACGTGAGGGTGATTGAGTACGAGGATCTGGTGCGAAGTCCTGAGCATGTGATCGAGCACTTGTCGCAATTCTTGAATCTACGGCAGGACGGCTGGAATATTGAAGCCTTCGAGACACAGCTATCAACGAAGCTGGGGAAAACGCCCAGTCAGGGAAGCTATGGCTTCATGACAGAAGAGTTGGTACGGGAGTACGTGGACAAGTGGTGGAGGAAACTGGTAGTAGAGGGCAACGTCGAACGGCGAGAGCGTGATCTTCGTTGGAACGTTGTGACGGGTAGACACTGGCGCTGGTACTGAGGAAATCATGACTTCTGTTCGTGTATCGCAAGAGAAACTGAAAACAGGCTCGCTGGACGTGGCGGAACTGGTTCTGGAAACCCAGCTCGATCTAGCGCGTAGAAACATTACCGCTGCGTACTTCCCAATACGAGAGGAACTGGACGAGACATTAGTTCTGCGCGCCATGAACGGAGAACTGGCGGCTGTTCTCGTTTGGCGAAAGTATGTCGACTCTATCTGGATCATCATAGCAGCCGTGAAGGATGGCTTCCGAGGGCAAGGACTGCATCAACTGCTGCATCAAGAACTGGACAAGGTAGCGCGCCAACTTGGCATCGGCGTCATTGAGACGTATGTCGGGACAGAGAACAAATCAGTGCTGCGGTCCTACGAAAAGATGGGTATTACGCCACAGATGTACTACATCAAGAAAAAGGTGCCGTAATGCTGTTGGAGAACGTCGATCTGTTGCTCATTTCGGATTGCTACGAAACTCCGTATGTAAGGTATAGCGGCCCCTACGTCCTCGCTTCCTACCTTCGCAGGCATGGTCTGAGAGTGCAGGTAGTAGACTACTTTTCCCGCTTCACAGATACCGAGATAGAAACCATAGTAGACGTGTGCGTTGGCTCCAATACCAAGGCGGTAGGAGTATCGGATACATTCTCCGGCAAGCCCTTGCATGAGCTCGCAGATGGATCGACCTATGGTTGGCCCTTCTTCGAGAGGCATGACAGGATACGTCGCTTCATCGGCAATGTCAAGCGCAAGAATCCGAAAACGCGACTGTTGATGGGTGGGCAAAAGACCACTCAAGGACTAAGCGCCGGGTACATAGACACATACTTCCATGGGTTCGCCGAACAGTCACTTCTCGCTTATCTACAAAGCGAAGGACATGAAGTTCCACGTGTCGTCAAAGAAGCCACCATCCCGAATTGGAAAGACATCCCAACCATTCATCACGAGTCCGACAACATCCTCGAAGGAGAAACGCTGCCGTTAGAAGTGTCTCGTGGCTGTATCTTCAACTGCAAATTCTGCTCATACCCCCGTCGAAATGCCAAGGACTTGAACTACATAAAGTCGGAGGAAGCTATCTACCAGCAGCTTCTGCACAACTATGAGCAATATGGCACTACCTGTTACACGCTACTGGACGATACGCACAACGATTCGAAAGCCAAACTCGAAACCATTCGGAACGTTCTAGATCGTCTGCCGTTCAGCATCGAATTTGCTACCTATCTGCGGCTCGATCTGATAGCCAAAGATATGTCCACCGCGGAGTTGCTCATACGAAATGGACTACGTGGAGCCTTCTTCGGAATAGAGACACTACACAAGGAAGCGGGACGACTCGTTGGAAAAGGCCTAGAGCCTGACGAAACGAGAAAGGCGCTGCGAAAATTACGGGAGTTGTGGGGAAACGAAGTAGGAACGCAAGGTGCTTTCATCCTAGGCTTGCCGAAACAGCCAGAAGCTGATGTGATACTGATGTGCGAAGAGGTCTGCGACCCTTCCTTCCCGTTACATGGCCCAATATTCTTTCCGTTGATCATGTATCCAGGCAGGACAAATCCCTCACCGTTCGAGAAAAATCCGTCCCTATACGGGATACGCTTGGAGGAAGGGGATCGGCACGGGTATTGGCATAATAGTGAAACCGGCATGGACTTCGAACGCGCGATAGAGATTCAAAACGAATACACGACGCGCATCTACCGCAATCACAGACGCCAATGTGGAGGTTTCTTGCCCATCATGGCAGTTAATCTAGGTATCAAAGCGCGGGACTTAATCGGCATGCCCGCGAGGGTCGCTCATAAGAAGTACAATATGCAGTCGAGGGAGTCTCCCTATTTGGCAAAGTACAAAGCAAAGGTTCTGGGAACAACGGAGGGGCAATGAAGGTAACATTCAGGACGGAGAAGGTATTTGAGTTGAACAACGAGGTCATAAAATTCATACTGTTGTCCTATGTCGAACTCCTGGATAGAAGTTTGTCCGGTATGGGAATTCCCTTCGCGAATACCGACGACGTTCTCATGGCTACGAACGAAAAAGGGGACTTGACCGGCTGTATTGTGCTGAGGAAAACGAACGACGCCATCCCTACCTACTGGGTGATCCTAACGGCTGTGAAGCAAGAGTTCCGTGGTAAGGGACTGCATAAGCAAATGCACAGTCGCCTAGATGCGATTGCTCGGGCCAACGGCATCCAGTACATCTCATCCTACGTCTCTCCGAACAACAAGGAAAGCTTGAGGGCGTATGAGAAATTCGGCGCAGAACAGTCTATGATAAAGATCAACCGGAAGGTCTCGTAATGCTGTTAGAGAACGTCGACTTGCTAATCGTTAGCGATTTCGCCAATCCCATCTACAAGTCACGCTACAGCGGTCCATACGTTCTCGCCTCCTACCTTCGCAGATTGGGTCTGCGCGTTCAGATAGTTGATTACATCTCCGAATTCTCGGACGAACAACTGCGGGATATCGTAGACGTTTGTGTCGGGAAGAATACCAAGGCCGTTGGCATTTCTGACACCTTCAGTTACTTCCAGACACACATGAACGCCAATCGAGTGAATGAGTTCACGATAGCGGGTTGGCCTTTCCTACGAGAGGAGCGGATCAAGGCCTTTGTCGCTAGAATCAAGGGTATCAACCCCGATACGCAGATCATCATGGGTGGTGCTAAGTCGACGCGCTTCGATCAACCCGTTCCCTACGTAGACGTTCTATTCAGAGGATTTTCCGAAGCGTCCCTAGCAAAGTATCTGATGTCCCGTCACCTGGGTTTGAACAGTTCGTCCTTCGTCGAGGAGCTTCCGATAGATGATTGGATAGACACGGTCACTCATATGAGTCCGGAAGACAACCCCTTGGTCAACGAAACCGTTCCTTTGGAAATCTCCCGCGGATGCATATTCAACTGTAAATACTGTTCATACCCACGTAAGGGAGCGAAGGACTTCGATTACATCAAGACGGAGGAATCGCTCTACCAAACGCTCTTTACGAACTACTCGGAGTTCGGCATTCGTCGCTACATGCTGACGGATGATACGCACAACGATTCGATGTTCAAGCTTGAGCGCTTGCATCGCGTCACTCAACGGCTTCCCTTCAAGATCGAGTATAGCTCGTACATCCGAGTCGACTTGCTTCACCGCTATCCTGAGATGATAGACCTGTTGAAAGAGATAGGTCTGAAAGGAGCGATGATGGGGATAGAAACCTTGAATTGGGAAACGGGCAAGATAATCGGCAAAGGATTGCAGCCTAAGAAAACGATTGAAACGCTCCAGCTCTTACGTGAGAAGTGGGGCGACACGATCGGTACCCAAGGTATGTTCATTCTTGGTTTGCCGCGCCAATCATACAAGGATGCTATCGCGATGTGTGAACGCATAAGCGCAGAAGACTTCCCATTGCATGAGGCACTATTCTTCCCTCTGTATTTCTTGACCCAGGCTCGCGTCAAGTCGGCTTTCGATATGGACTACGAAAGTTTCGGGTACAAGGTAGAGGGAAAAACGTGGGTCAACGATCAAGGGATGACGTCCGAACAGGCAACAAAGCTGGCTAGGTATTACACGAACAAGAACAGAAAGAGCGGGCGTGAGAAGTTCGGTGGCAATCTGCCATTACAGCTAGCCAATAGCGGATATGTCGTCGACGACTTGATAGGGAAACCGTTGGGCTCGTTTTTCGAGTCTGAGGAAGCAAAGGGACGCACTACTGAATATGTGCGTCGATACAAACGAAAACTTTTTGACGTAGAGGAATGACATGGAACTAAAAATCCATAGTATTTCCATCATGCGCGTGTCAAACGATGTGCTGTCATTCATCCTTCGTACAATGGCCGATTTGGTAGAGGACGGACACTCGGGAAGAGGAATCGCTGTTACCAATGCGGACCACGTAGTCGTAGCAAGGCGTTCTGACAATGGCGAACTCGTAGGAGTGCTTGTCTACGTAATAAATAGGCCGAAGGATTTGCTGTGGGTAAATCACGCCGCCGTCAAAGAGCAATATCGCGGACAGGGGATACATCGAAAGATGCATGCGATGCTCAAAGACATCGCCCGAAAGGAGAATGTCTACGAAGTTGGTTCCTACGTCTCTATTGAAAACAGGGCGAGTGTAGGGGCGCACAGCAAACGACCCGGCGTCAAGTTCCCAATGATGCGAGTATCCGTGCCCGTTACAGAGGACAAGTAATGAAACAATTCCGACGATTTTGGTTCTGCGTTGATCTACGCGACAATACTGTGCTGTATCTGGAGCACGACTTCGGTCACAATCAGCCTCCTGGAATAGACCCGGAGGCAAACGTCTTCCCTCTTGCGGGTATGTTCCCGACCGATTTTACACCGGCGACGTGTGCGAAATTCGAGTACGTCGATGGGGCACAAGTAGCATTGAAGAAGGAGAAGCTAACCCAGCGCCAAAGTCTGTTGCGCCAAAAATACGTAGCTTTGGCAAAGATCATGAAAGTGGTCTACTGGGGCAGAACGAAGGTCAACAAAGGTTGGCTGCAGCAGGACGCCGTCTACAAAATGAAGTTGGACGCGGCTGTTGCCTATCTCAACAAAGAAGAGAATCCTCCGGGCCTAGCAATGCTGCAACATGAAGCCGATTTGCGGAAAACGACCGTCTATGCGATGGCGAAAGCAATAACCATCGCGGCGCAGGATAACGAGCGCATCCTGATCGACACGGAGAACTTTCGTCAGGAGTGGACTCAAAAAATCCGAGCTTGCTCAAGTCTGCTAGAGCTGCAGCAAGTGATGGATACTCTCCGCAGCGAAAGCTACATTCCGGTCACTATGGGGTTCCTGCAATGAAATTCCTCGTCTTCCAACCAATGCCGAATACGGCGCACAAAGGACTGGCCCAGACACAGGTGGTGATAGGGAACTGCAATTCTCCGATCTCTCGTCTGAACCGATTCAAGACAGGGGACGTGCTCGATTACAAGTGCGTCTACCCAATCTTGGATTTGCGGACGGATATCAAAATGGCGGATCCGTTCGCCGAGTTCGACGCGGCAATGTTGGCCGCGGCCGGTCGTATTCGAGACTTCTCCGAGAAGAACAATGTTCCTGTTCACGTGATGTGGAGCGGCGGTCTAGACAGCACCTGTGCCTTGGTAGCCCTTGTTCGGGCTGGCGTCCGACCGGTTGTGTTCTTGCATGGATATTCGATCCACGAGAACCCAACAATGTTCTACCAATTCGTCAAGGACTACGAAGTAGCACACGTCCGAGACACGGACAGGCTGTTCTCCGGGGCCGTTGTTATGGGTGAAGCCGGGGATCAACTCTTTGGTTCGGACATGATGATCAAAATGCACAGGCGAGACCTGTTCGCTCCGAATTGGAAGGACTCGATCATCAACAATCTGAAAGAACGCGGACGCAGTCTTCTGGATACATTCTTGCCTATAGTGGATGAATGTCCACGACAGATCGAGTGTGCGGCCGATTTCTTTTGGTGGTGGAACTTCTCGCAGAAGTCTCAAGCGGTAGCTCTGCGCTACTTGATAAACGCGAAGGATCCGGCGGACGCGGCCACGCGCTGGAGCCCTATCTTCATGGACAAGCAAATCCAGGAATGGTCGTTGAACGCACCGAGAGAGGCAAAGATCGATCCAAGCGTTGGCGTACCTAGCTACAAGCTGGCCATTCGTCGGTTCATTTCCAAGTACGCCAGCCCAGATTATGTACTGCCTTCGAAGATAGGTAGTTTGTATCGGACAATGATCATCTCGCAGCACAAACACCCCGCACTCGATGAGAACTATAACAAGGTGTCTGCGCTCGATGTCGACAAGCAACTACACGTGAATTGGAGCTTCGCCTAATGCTGTTGGAGAACGTTGATCTACTGATCCTTAATGAGTTCTCTGATCCGTACTTCAAAGTGAGGTACTCGGGACCTTACGTGCTTGCTTCGTACCTGCGTAATCGAGGATACCGTGTTCAAATACTCGACTATGTTTCGCATTTCACGGATGCTCAGTTGGTAAAGGCGCTACGAGTATGCGTCGGCCCGAAAACGTTGGCTGTTGGCCTAGCCGGAACCTTCACGGTTTCCTTGAAGGCGACGTATTCGGCCAAGGATACGCCGGAGGCACGTACTGGATGGCCACTATGTCAGCCACGGCGCATCGACTTGTTCCTCGACACTGTACGGTCTATCAACCCAGAGACAAAGATCATCATGGGTGGGCATAGACACGGGTATGACTACCCGAGAGACGTGGACACCCTGTTCTTGGGGTTTTCCGAGGTATCTCTGTTCAATTACCTCGAGACTCTAAGAATAAACAACAGCTGGGTTCCCAAAGTCGTCCAGGAAGAAAAGCAAGAGGGTTGGAACAGAGACGTTTTTCTGTACTCGGAGGAGGACAACATCCTTCCCGGCGAGACGCTGCCTCTTGAGATTTCTCGCGGTTGTATTTTCAACTGCAAGTATTGCACGTATCCAAGACGCGGGGCGAAGGATTTCACCTACGTCAAAGACGAGGATGTGATACGTACTCAACTGTCACACAACTATGACAAGTTCGGGGTTCTGAATTACACGCTGACGGATGACACACACAACGACACTGAAGAAAAACTGAAACGTCTCATTCGTGTTCAGAAGGAGTTGGGCATTCAAATACGCTATTCGGCGTATGCTCGTCTGGACCTCATTCATACCTTCCCACACACCGCGGACCTTCTATTCCAGGCCGGTATGCGTGGTCCCATGTTTGGCATCGAGACGCTGAATTGGGAAGCCGGGAAGATGATTGGCAAGGGCTTGCACCCAGACAAAGTCCGTGCGACATTGCACCGACTACGCGCAGAATGGGGAGACGAAGTAGGCACGGAGGGGATGTTCATTCTCGGCTTGCCTAAGCAAAGTCGGTTAGACATGGTACGAATGGCCAAGGAACTGATGGATCCTTCGTTCCCTTTGCATTACGTGATTTTCTACGCCCTGATCATACAACCGTTGAAGGAAGACTCGGCCTTCAATCGAGAACCCGAGAAGTTTGGGTACGATACTTCAGTCAAAGCGGCGGGGAACTGGGTACGTGATGATGGTTTTACTGCTGACGAAGCGCGGCAGATGCAAATACTCTATACCAATCAGATGATCGAGACGCAGCGAAACAAGTTTGGTGGTGTTCTACCGTTCTTGGTATCGAACGGTGGACGCTCTCTGCAAAGCATGATTGGAAAGCCATTGGAGTTGTCGCAGCGTGATTACATTGACGCGACACGCTACATGGAACGTTATCTAGCCAAGGTGTTTTCGGAGGACTAAATGTATTGGAACAGGTTGTTTGACGACGTGGTTGACTTCACCCAGCATCGGTATTACTCACAGTTCGAGAATCTGAAATCCACGAACCCGCAGAATTTTCGCTGCGACCCACTAGCCCCGAGTCCTGTTCTTTTCTTGGGTTCCTGTGACATGGGTGGTCCTGTCAATAACGCAGACGAAGTGTGGCCGCGACGCGTGTATAGAAAACTATGTGAGTCGCAGGGGCGGTTCCCGTACATGGCTTTGTCCAAGATCAGCTCTGGACTAGAAGCCACGTTGCGTCGACTGTACATCTACTGCGAACTCGTAGGTCCGCCGAAAGTGCTCTATATGGTCATGCCTCGGCCAGTAAGCATTGAAATTCCTGTGAAGCGGTCGATGACAGATCCTCTCGTTGGAGTAACGGACATAGAGCGATACTTGACGTTCCTCGGCAAACTCCCAACAATCACAACCGAAGAGGTGTTCCTCTTCAAGAAGATTTCTGAGGTACTGATCGGTTTGTCTGAGAATGAGTCGTACCAACTGTACCAGTTTGAAAAAGGGACCGCCTTCTTGCAGACGCTCTGTCGTTTGCACAATATCGAGTTACGCTGGACGCCCAATCTTAGTGCCACTGCCATAGAGTACTACGCCAAATACTTTTCTCTGTTCCTGAGGGAGAATGATTTCATGCGGCAGACGTGTCTGGGTGTTGGCAAGGCTCTGGATTTCTCAGGCGACGGATCTGTGGGCGACGAGACACAGGGCGTTATCGCTAATCTGATGCTGGATGGCAAACCCGGTGAATTTTCTCTAGACGCAACAAAGAAGCAGCTGGTCGAGAACTTGGAATTCAAACGCACAACCCTGGAGGAAAAATGATACCACTACACGTAGCAAATCTCAATACACGGGACTATGTCCATGGCACGTCTATCATGACAGGGCTGACGCGCTTCCTACTAGAAAATCACGATACCGTAACGGAATTCACCTTCCGTCTGTACAAGAAGCTCCTGACTTTGCCGCTACTGAGCATTACCGAGAAACAGGTCGACAATCCAAAGGACTACGTCGCTACGGGTTCCTTCATGGGAAACGGCTCGCAATGGTTCTTCCAAATTCAGCCTTCAGTCCTTCCCGTGGAGCACGTTCTGCACATTGACGAGTCCGCTCTAGTAAATAGGATAGAACTGAGAGGAGACAGGTACGTCATAGACGTTGAAGAAAAAGACGACGTCTTTGTCACCTGGAATGCCATATCAAAGACGCACAACCTGAGAGTGTTCAGCGAGCTCGGCGTGACAAAGCCGGGTGGCCAGACATGGCTAACAGGACAAACATTCAAAGACTTGTCCTTCTTGAGAACTCGGCCTGCGACATTGGGAAATTCGGTCGCGTTTCAGAGACTGTCCGAGCGCTGTATCAAACATGACATGTACTACGACGAGGCAATAGTCGGAGACAAGACTATAGTCTATGCCTAAGGGGACATAATGCTGCAACTTGCTATCGATGTGACGGATGGTACGGTCATATATGCCTTACCGGATGCGTACCGAATCTGCATGCCCAAATTGCGGACATGGATAGAAAACATCATACTCGATGTTCGGCTTCCCAAGGATTTCCCGATACGCGCATTAGGTTCACAGAATTTTGTCCGTATAGGGCTGGAAATTCAACGACGGGTGGATAGCGTCCCGGAAGCAGCTATGCTTCTGAATCTGAAATACCACTCCGTGGACAAAGTGAACATGCTGGTTAATGGACATCGCTTTGCAACGATGAACAAGTTGCTGTTGCAACCACGAGTGTACGAGCTAAAAATAGCGGAGGCTGAAGCCGTATTGAAGTCGGGCTCCAGTTTGGAGCCCGTAGAAAACGCGCCTATGCTGATAGAGGAAGCAAAAGCGCGGGGCCTATCTGTACGAGATGTTGCCAAGACTGTTCTACTGGCCAGAGACGATCAGGACGACATGCTGAAAAGGACGGAAGGTATGCGAATATCCGCCACTATTCGCATCTCCGAGGCAAAAACACCGCAAGAGGTTTTCGAGATAATGTCGGGCTTCGAGGAAAGTTTCCACAACCGAGGCCTATGATGAGACCGTTGATCTACATAGGTACTCCTAGATATCGAAACAGGGTTTTGCGTACTCTGTACCAAGTTCTGCATATCGACGTACCGATGTCTCGTTGTGCTTATCAGGAGTGCAACGTCGTCCCAGTCAGTCATGCTTTCCCTTTGATGTCCGAACATCGAATAGCGCCGTGTGCCCAGCCGCTTTATGAATTAGAACGCTTGGTCCTAGACAGGGCGACACAGCTTGTGTCGGAATCGTCTCAGACGGGAAGGCCCATTTGCGTTAAATACTCCGGTGGTCTGGATAGTATGTTGGCACTCCTGGCCTTCGAACGAATTTCCGCAGAATACAAAGTCTTCCTGACGCCCAACTCCATCAAAGAAAATCCCACCGTCTTCAAAAAGTTCATTGCCCATCGTGAGTATTTTCACGCGAACGACCCTTCTGTCTTTGACGGGCTCGTGATAACAGGAGACGGAGGGGATGCTCTATTTCTAGACGCTATCGTTAAAGGGCCGCAGATGAGGCATGGCGATGCGGTATTGGACTGGGACTGGAAAGACGGTTTCGTGAAGGGTATGTGGGGCACGCCAGAAGAGAACAAGTTTGTCTTGGGACTACTAGAGCCGGCGATGCACGATTGTCCCTGGCCAGTGAAGACGGTTCGGGACTTCTTCGCTTGGACTGGCCTAGCGATCTTCTACCAACCGGAAGTATTGCGTTGGCTTCCTACACTACAGGATCCAAAGAAGAACTGGCCTTGGGTCCGGCCGTTCTTTGCAACGAAGGAATTCGTGGAGTGGTCTCTTGGGCAAGAGCCGAAAATCAAGTATCCAAGTACGTCTGACTACAAACCAACATTCCGAAAACTGTGTGAGAAATTTTCGGGACTGGATCTATCGGACATGAGGAAAGACTTCTCGCTAGGTAAGACGAGGGGTGCTGCTCCTATGGTGGTAGGCGTGATGGAAGACTTGACACACGTCACCACCGAAGGAATCGAAAAACTGGTAAAGGAATGAATATGGGCGCTCCGAATCTCTATCAACTCGCGGTTGATACACACGACAATACCATCATCTATGCGATGCCGGAAAGTTATCGGTTGTCCCTGCCAGATTTGAGAACCTGGGTGGAGAACAAACTGTTCTACGGAAGCTTGCCTGAAGGCTTTCCAATACGCAATCTGGATAGTCAAAAGTTTGTGCTATCTGAGGGAAAGGTCCTAGCACGGAAGGACGAGGTTCGGGAAGGTGTCGCTTTGCTGAACGTGAAGTATTGGGCGATCGATCAGGTTCTAATGATCATCAACGGACAACGCTTCGCGGTAACAAACAAGCTGTTGATGCAGGATAGGATATACGAGGCAAAGGTCGAGGAAGCGCGTCTGATTCTGGCAAGACAAGACGAGGAGCTCAGGAAGTCACACTTTGAGACATCTTGTCCTATGCTGTATGCTGAGTCCGAGGACAAAGGACTGAGTCTAAACGTCGTAGCAAAAACAGTGATGGTAGCATACGAAGAACAAATGTCTCGCTTGAAGAAAACGGAGATCATGCGAATGGCGATAACGAACAAAATCGCCAATGCCGAGACAGAGGAACAAGTTCGGGCTCTGTTGAAGGACGTCAAACTCTATTTCTACACGAGATGAAACTCCTCAGCTACCACAACAATCCGATGTTCAAGAACAGGACGTTGAATACATTCTTCAACGTGCTCAACGTCGAGGCACCTATGTCTAGGTGTTCTTACCAAGGATGCAATGTCCTACCTGTTCATCACTTGTTGCCTCCAATGTCGGAGTATGCAATACGTGTCGTTTCGCAGCCGGGTGCCGAGCTGGAGACGATAGTCGAAGCAAGGGTGCGCGAGCTGGTCAACGAAGCACGCCAATTTGATCTGCCAATTCACCTCAAGTACTCTGGTGGTTTGGACAGCCTGCTCGTGCTGCTCATGTTACATAGGTGTGACGCGGATTTCGTTGTCTATCTGACTCCCGATTCCATCAAAGAGAACCAAGACGTATTCAAGAGATATGTCTCGAACCGAGATTTCAAACACGTCAATTGTCCTAGTCTGTTCGACGGACTGATAATTTCAGGAGACGGGGCCGATGCTCTGTTCATAGACATGCTGGCAACAAGCGTAGTTTCCAAACACGGAGAGACGTCCTTGGATTGGAAATGGGAAGAAGGCTTTGTGAAAGGCATGTACGGAACGGAACAAGAGAACAACGAAGTGCTCGAATTGCTCTTTCCCGCTCTCGACGAATGTCCTTGGGAGGTAGAGACAGTTCGGGACTTCTTCGCTTGGACTGGCCTAGCGATCTTCTACCAGCACGAGACGTATCGTTGGCTTCCGACCATGCCTAATCCGGCAGAGAATTTCGCGCGCTTCCGACCGTTCTTTCCAACGAAGGATTTCGTCGAATGGTCTTTGGGACAGGAAACGAAGGCCAAGTTTCCGAGCTTCACCGATTACAAACCGGCATTTAGGAAGCTGTGCGAAAAGCTAACGGGTCTTGACTTTTCCTACATGCGGAAAGACTTTTCGCTGTGGAAGACCGTAGCAGGTAATCGTCTGCATCCCGGTGTCAAAGATGATCTCTCGATTGCAACTATCGAAGAAATAGAACAGGCCGCTATCTATCCATGACCGCAAATCTTCTCGATATGTACAAGCCCTTCGTCGAGGACTATCAAGGACCGTGTCTTGTCATCGACCGGGCCTCGATTTTCGAGCGCATAAAACGCTTCCTTCGCGCGGTGCCGAACGTCCTCCCGTATTATGCAATGAAGGCGAACCCGCATCCCGGTGTTCTACAGACGGTTTCGGACGCGGGTATAAACTTTGACGTTGCCTCGGCAGACGAGATTCTCTTGCTGGAGCGTACTGGTCTGAACGTGCGTCATGTGCTGTTCAGCAATCCTGTCAAGAAACCAAGCGACATCGCTTACGCAGCTTGGAATGGCATTCAGAACTATGCAATAGATAGCCAAGAGGAAATGTTCAAGATACTGTCTATCGTGCCGCACGCCAAGATGTACGTTCGTTTGTCTTTGCCACCCAGCACCGCGGATTCCCCACTCAATGACAAATTCGGTATTGACTTGTATGAGCTAGAAGGCCTGCTCCGGATAGCTAAAACGGTCAAGGCGGACATCTGTGGAGTAACATTCCACGTTGGCTCTCAATGTCGCTATCTCGACAGTTGGGGAGACGCTATAGGAATTGCTCTCAAAGCCGGCGAGATGCTTCTGCGCGAAGGCTTTCGGTTCGAGTTGCTCAACCTGGGTGGCGGCTTTCCCGTTTCCTACACGCGTCCAATACCTGAGATCGAAGACATTGGTCTGGTGCTGGATAGGCTGTTGCAAGATCTGCCGAAAGAAACACGAGTGGTTGCCGAGCCGGGACGACACCTGGTTGCGGAATCAGGCATGCTGATCTGCCAAGTAATAGCAACCTCTACGAGGAAGGGTACTCGTTGGGCCTACTTGGATGTCGGTACATACAACGGATTGGTAGAAACGATCCAAGGCGTTGAGTGTAATTTCTGCTATACGCAAGAAGGCGACACGGATCTTTGGAATGTAGCGGGTCCAACGTGTGATTCAAACGACATCATGTCTAAGAGGGTCCGTCTACCCCGGAATCTGGCAACTGGAGATTTTCTCTATGTGCCGAATGCCGGGGCCTATTCGGTAGCCAGTGCAAGTACATTCTGCGGAGCACACATTCCGGAGGTTATCCTATTGTGAATCATGGACGCGTACTGTGGCTGACAGGTTTGAGTGGGTCGGGCAAGACCACTCTGGCTTGGGCACTTGACGAATTCCTACAACGCAAAGGAATTGCTACTTCTGTCATCGACGGAGACGAGATACGCAAAACCCTGTGTAAGGATCTGGGGTATACGGCGGAGGACAGAACAGAGAACCAGCGGCGCATCGCAGGACTGGCGAGAAAACAAGCCGATCTCGACCTCACAGTAATCGTGGCCACCATCAGCCCGAGATTCAAACATCGGGTACTGGCCGAAGAGATAATCCACCCGATCGACTTCTACGAAATCTACCTAGCCACTCCCCTCGAAGAATGCGAGAGGCGCGATCCGAAAGGGATGTACGCCAAAGCCAGAAGAGGGGAGATCAGTGCCTTCACCGGAGTTACCGATCCGTATGAGGAACCCGAACACCCCGATGTGAAAATCCCTCCGTCTTTCTCCCTCCGAGAAGCACTTCAAGCAATCGAACGGTCTGTCCGTTTCACGATTCTCTAGTCTCTCACTAATTTCCCTTTGCGTTGCATTGAGTCTCCATTCACCACCCCTCCTCCTCTTGGTGTGGTTTTAAGGCCGGCCGGACTTTGTCTTACCGGCCTTCTTTCTGCTGTCCGTTCCGGAACAATAATTTAAGACTGTAGAGCAAAATCCCATTTTTGGTAGAAAGGACCGATATGCTCAAGGGTATACTCGAGACACTAACGCCGCCCCAAGTGAAGATAGCTATCTTCGGGTTGCTGTCTTTGGCAATGATTGGCCTGTTGCTTGGCGTGTACTTCTACGGACGACACGACGGAGCAGCGGCCAACGAAGTGAAGTGGCAGAAATGGCAAGCGGAATACTTCGAAGAACTGAAGGAGAAGATCGAAGGTGTGCAAAAGTACGCTTCCGAACAAACGGCCGAAGTCAAGAAGGGAACCGCGTCCACGAACGCACGAGTGAATACCGTGCTTGAAGAAATTCGCAAGAAGGGACCGACGGTAATCTACGACGCGGAGAAAAAGGCCTGCGAATTCAAACCCGGGTTTCAGTTGAACTGGTCAACCATCAATAAGGAGGCCAACAAATGAGACTCCTCGGAATAGTCCTTGTGCTGTCTTTGACGGCCTGTGGTGGTAATCCTCTGAAAGATTTGGGTAGTGGCGCTATCGAGATAGACAGCTACCTACTGGAAGAGTGTCCAGCCCTCGAAGAAACTGTTGTCATCAAGGACGAGACCCAGCTGTGGGAAGTGAAGGTACGAGAAACCAAACAGTATGCGGAGTGCAGAAAGAAGCAGAAAGGTTTGGCGAACGTAGTGAAGAAGGCTTTCAACCTCGAAAAGAAGTAACGGAGGCTAAGTGGAAACGCCACATATCGACATCACCAAGAACGCAACGTGGTTGCGTTCTTTCTCATTAACGGACAACCTCGGAAGACCTTTCGGTAACTCCAATTGGGACTTGTCCTTCGCACTTCTCGATTCGCGCGATCCGAACGTGGTCTTGCTTGCTGTTGACAAGGCCTCCGGTCGTTGCTGGTGGGACGGACAAAACACCGTGATGGTCTCGCTACCGGATGAAGTGACGAATGCGCTTCAGGTCCCTCAGGCGAGATTCTACCTCAAAGTGATTTCCAACGATCCTGTGATCGACCCTACCGGGTACGGAAGAATCGTCTGTAATGGCGTCCTTAACATCAACCCAGCGGCTCCAGCGCCGCATTAACGGAGAGAAAGAATGGGAACAGTCTACGCACCCGATCCTTTGATTAACGTGTCGCTGGGCTTTGGCGGCGGAGGAAGCGGAAGTGGTAGTGGCAGCTGTGGCTGCTCTTCCTCTTCGATCTACGCTCTGTGCCCGGCCAACGCGGGGAACGGTCTCGCCAATAACCCTCCAGGAGTCAATCCTATGCAAGCTGCTGCAATCGTCTATGTGCCGGCGTTCAAAGCCGTGGCCATGGGAACCAATGGTGTTACGTTGGCGGACAATACAAATCCGGCACACCGTGATGTTGTCCTCGGCCTGTCAGACAACAACTATACGCCGGGCGCGATGGTGAACATCTTCCACGGTGGTCCCATCACCAATCCGATCCCCGGTGTGGGTGGCTGGAACTGGGTCGTGAACGATCCGATCTGGCTGCAAGCCAACGGCGATCTGGCCCAGACTCTTCCGCCAAGCGGCTTCCTACAGAAGATGGGCTTCGCTCTGTCTTCCAATACGATGATGATTCGACTTGGAGACAGCGAAAGCGTTCCGACAGTCGTGGCATACCCGTATGCAGCTACGATCAACTTTGATTGCCGCGCCGCTGACGTGGGTGACATCACACTCACGGGCCCCGCTACTCTCAACTTCACAGGTGGCGAAGACGGTCAAGAAGTGTATGTCCGAGCCACGCAGGACGCCGTTGGCAGTCAAGTCCTCACATGGGGCGCTATGGTTGCATTCCCGGGTGGCATTCCTCCTGGCCAGACAGCAACTGCTCTGCGTACAGACGTCTATCGTCTGCAGTACAACGCTGCCCTTACCAAGTATGTCGTGATCGACGCCGACCTCGACCTGGCCTAAGATGGAACTGAAACTTACCAGATTAACCTTTACGGACAAGAGTACCATCAGCGAGTTGTCGGTTGATGGGAAATATCAGTGCTACGTGCTGGAGGACGTTGTCCGTGAGGGTCCTAAGGTGTACGGCCAAACAGCTATCCCGTATGGCCGTTACAAGATCGACGTTACGTACTCGAATCGGTTCAAGCGCGATCTTCCTTTGCTGCTCGAAGTTCCCAATTTCGAGGGTATTCGAATCCATCCAGGAAACTCTCCGCAGAACACGGAAGGTTGTTTGCTTCCAGGTAGGACAAGTGGCCTAAATTGGGTAGGTGAAAGCCGGGCTGCCTTCAATGAACTGTTCGACAAAATAGATCGAGCGGTCGAGAACGACGAGGAAGTGTGGATTACCGTAGTAGACGGTCGAGAAGTGAACGATCCTTCTGCTGAATCAAACTTTGCGTAAGGAGCAAACATGCCAGGACCTATTCTCCCATCGGATTTCGTGCCTTACGGTTATCCCAAAGGGCCAGATTTTAACCTGCCAAGCAATGGCAGTATGCCTCCCAATAGCGTCCAGCCGTTGCGCGATCCGTACCGGGTAGGTCTGACGGCATTCGTCGATAACCTCGTCGAGCAGTATTCGGATGGCTCGCGAGACTATCTCTTCGTACTCAATAGGCAGTCAGTACCGGAAGTGGAAGCGTTGATAGTCCTCAGCGCTGTTCCTACGGTCGCCAAATTCACGTTGTCCAATACGGACTTGGTGATGCGTGACCTCGAACTGGTCGAAGCGTCGTCTCCGGTTGCCAATTGTCTGTGGCAGGACCTTCCCGGTGGTCTGGTAACTCGTTACGAGGTTCCCCGAGGAACGCGGGCTGTTCTGTTGCATTACACCGGCTGGGCCAACATCACTCAAGTATAAGGATTAGGAAGTGCCAATCAAAGTCTTGAGACCGCAGAAGCGGCTGGCAATCGAATTCATAGAAGTGCTGTACGTGACGGCGGCGTACTTCCACAACTATGCAAAGAACGGGGAAGGCACGATCCCGAAGGAACTTGTTCCTAAGGTTCGTCAATGGGCACCAGAAGCAGTTTCCTTTCTAAGGAAGCATTCTGTTCCCATTCGCAACTTCCAGAAGTGGGTCAACTCGATTGTCAGCGGTACGTACCAGAACGAGGACGGGTTGGTCGTACTGGCCGATTTCTTCAAAGACCTGCGCAGCGGTTTTCGGAACATCCAGCGTGATCCTGAAGTGACGCACAACGAAATCGCCGTCATGAAAGCCTTGCGAGGCTGGATAAAGTCGGGTCGTGCAAGCGCCTATCGCAATCTCCAGAAGGGTATTGGCCTGCTCCAGCTCGATCCTTCCATCGTCAGCGTCTTCCGTACTGAGTCGGGCTCGCAGGAACCAATTCGGAAACAACTCAAACCCTTGGTCAAGTTGTTCACAGGACGCGAGAACACAAACATGACGCTCGAAGAGCGCATGAAGGCCAAGGACAAGAATCGGGACAAGTACCGCGAGTTCTTGAAACTGCGAAAGGCACTTGTCGACGTCTACAACAACGAACTAAGAAACTACGTCCGAGACAGGAATGGCAAGCCGCAACCGGTCGCCGAAGTGAAACGCCACATGCAATCGAACGGTATCGAGGATCGGTTGCCAGATGGCTTTGCAGGACTGGTGGACGAACACAGCGTCCTCTATACCTCTGGTGGGAAACCGATCGACGGGTACGTAGATCGTCCTGTCAAGATGAACCCCTCCTACGATCCCGATAAGGACGACCAGTACGTTTTCACGGCTGTTACGGACGCAGGTGCGACGCAGCACTTCTACACTACGACGTACCGGGAGCAGAAAAAGACAGAGAAGTACTCCAACGTCGCCGATCTTATCAACCGCTCAGAAGTCATTCGCAAGAAGTGGTTGAAGGATCTGAAATCGGATGAGGAAACTCGGTACATCCCAGCTGCGATGATGGAGATCGTGTATCTCACAGCGCAGCGAATTGGCACTCCGGGCAATAAGGCCGGCGGACAAGCGACCTACGGTCTGTCTACTTTGCTAGTAGGGCACGTCAAGAAGCGTGGGAACAGCATCCTGTTCGATTACCTAGGAAAAGATGGAGTGCGGCATAAGCACATGATCAAAGCCGAGACGCTGGAAACAAAACGTATCGTGCAAATCATCACGGAGCTCATGGCCGGCAAGAAACGTGCCGATCCCTTGTTCACTACCGGGACGCGCGATTACAATGCTCGGATGATCAATTCGTACTTCCGTCGTTTAGCGGGAAGCAAGGTACATATCCACAACATCCGTCACATGCGCGGTACAAAACTGGCTTCCGAAATTCTGGAGAACTCACCATTACTGTCACGCAAAGTTGCGGTCCAGCAGACGGAAGCAGAGCGCTGGTTCAAACAAGCCATGACAAAGGTCGGATCCCTCCTGGGACATGTGCGGGGTGTCGGAACTCTACAAAAGATCACCCCCGGCACTGCGATCAAAAGCTATATCGATCCCGAGCTGTCGCGTGACTTCTTCCGCAAGCTAAACCTGAGGATTCCGAAATGGCTCATGACCAAGAACGCAGGGGCGTAAGATGCCGTACAAGATAACGAACCTGACACGCGAACGGCTCACGATCGATCAATTGCGTCTGCTACCTGGTATCGAAGCAAGCGTTGATGATCTGTCTGACAACCTAACGAGTGCCTGGCACAAGCAGTTGATCTACATCGATCCGCCTCCGGGTTCCGGCGGACCAGCAGTGATGAACGTGAACGTGGTGAATACGAGTGCCAATCCGGTTCCGATCATCGCGCCCGTCAGTGGACTCGCAATACGTCTGCCGAATGCAACTCCAGATGTGAACTACTTTGACATCACGACGACACCTACCCAAGTTCTACCGGCAAATGCGAACCGCAAGTCTCTGTTCCTTGAGAACACATCGGGCAACCGGACAGTGTGGCTGGCTTACTCAAGTGCCGAATGTCTGGTCGATGAGTGTATCAAGCTGCCGCCGAATTACTACTACGAGGTACGGTTGCATGTCCCGACCTTGGAGCTCTGGTTGAGAACAACGACAGGTACTGCCCGCGTCATCATAGAGGAGGGGACATGATATGCCGATGGGGCCTATTGACTACTCGGGACTCGGAGGAGACACGAATGGCATCTGGGTAGCGCAAGACATGCCCACCGGAGCAACCGATGGAGTGAATACTGTGTTTGTGCTCACAGATTTGCCCAAAACGGACTCCGAAATCATTCGCAAGAACGGACTGGTTCTTGTTCGGAACTGGGACTACACAATCGTTGGGAATACGCTTACGATCATGACACCGCCTCTCCCGACAGACTACATCACCGCTTCATACTTCAAATAGGAGTAAGTAACCATGCCTGTGACAAAGATTCGTGGTAATACACAGATCATCGACGGTACAATCTACGATGCGCAGATTGCAACAGCCGCCGCCATTCAGCTGACCAAGATCCAGAACGGAAGCAGCATTCTGCTGGCAACGGGTACTGTTGCTATGACGGCGGATTTCAACGTCGGTGGTAATAATATCATCAACGTCGCAGCCCCGATAAACCCGAACGACGCAGCCAACAAAGCTTACGTCGATGCGGCCATTACCGGACTGGATCTGAAACAGTCTGTCCGGGTAGCCTCTCCGGGTGGCAACGTCAACATCTCCGCGCCGGGTGCGACAATCGACGGCATCACAATGACTGTTGGAGATCGCGTTCTGTTGAAGGACCAGACAATTGCTTCCGAGAATGGCTTGTGGGAGTGGACAGGTGCTGCTTCCGCAATGACCAGAACACTGGATGCGGATAACAATGCCGAGGTGAATACGGGCTTGTTCGTCTTCGTCGAAGAAGGTAGCGTGAACGGGGCAACGGGCTGGGCTCTGACCACTCCGAATCCAATCAACATCGGCGTTACCAACCTTACCTTCACGCAGTTCAGTGGTAGCGGTTCCTACACGTCAGGTGACGGATTGACCCTGGTCGGAAACCAGTTCTCCGCGGTGGCTGCAGACGCGACGATTGTCGTTAGCCCCTCGGGCATTCGTTTCCGGACAGTGACTTCTGGCGACATCATCGTAGGTAATGCGTCCAACGTCGCTACCCCAGTGACGATGAGTGGTGATGCAACGATTACCAATACGGGCGTGCTTGCTATCAGCAATAACGTCATCACTCCGGCGAAGCTGACGCGTCAGACCTCAGGGCAACTGTTGTTTGGTCAAGGTGCCGGTGCTGATCTGGCCTGGGCCTCGATGAGCGGCGATGCAACGATTACCAATGCTGGTCTGATAACGATTGGCAACAACGTCATCACAGCAGCCAAGATGGCGCGCCAGCCTACCGGGTCAATCGCTATCGGTCAAGGTGCCGGTACAGACCTGGCATGGCAGACAGTGAGCGGAGACGCTACTCTGAGCGCAGCGGGTGTTCTGACTATCAACGCGGGTACGTTCCTGAACGCACACCAGGTCAAGAACGAGACGCCGTCTGGTACGGTCAACGGCGTGAACGTGACCTTTGTCTTGGCGAATACTCCCCTGTCCGGAACACTTACCCTGTACCTGAACGGCCTGGAGCAAGAAGGCGGTGCTGGCAACGACTACACCATCTCCGGTGCCACGATTACCTTCACCAATGCTCCGGTGTCTGGCGACAAAGTTCGCGCTGACTACTGGTACTAAGCAACGATCTAACCTAGGATTGGTATATGATCAAGATCGACTATGAGTATAAGGGTGAGAGGATGGAGAAGCTCCTGCAAGAGGCCGGGGTTTCTCTTACACCCATAGACGGGGAATGGTTTGCCGCCGATGAGAAAGCGGCTACGGCTCAGCAAATCTGCACGTCCTATCCTCTCGACGCCTACAAGGCCGAAGTGATAGACGCTATTTTGGCGCACGGTGCCGCGATACGTGGACAATTCATTACGCGTTCTCCACAAGAGATGGCTTCCTGGTCTGTGAAGTATCAAATGGCATTAGAAGTACAAGCCGGTAGGCCGGAAAATGCCGCGGGATTAGCCGCGGAAGCTCAGATAAGAGGGGTGGCCCTGGAAGACATGGTGAACAGGGTACTGAACAACGCTGTTCAGTATCTGGGCTTCGAAGCATTCGTTTCTGGCATGGAAGGAAAGTTTAAGGACATGGCTCTGCAATCGGCCACTCCATCTCTAGTAGGTGCGATTCCTTGGGAATTCGATTGGACTACCTTGCTACCGAAGACAGGAGGCTGACATGCCAGTAACCGGTCTTCGTATCAGTCAAGTATCGGAAGCATTGCGCGATGGATCAGGCACTTGCGAAATAGGCGCTACCCCCGTCATTCGGACGATTGGAGGTTTGCCGAAAGCAGATTGGTCCCAATCCTCTGTGGAAGGACTAATGCTTCCGAGAGGAACGACAGCGCAAAGGCCAACCACCGACAGACCTCTGGTCCGTCACAATCAGGATACGGGCCTACCGGAATTGTACCTCCCACAAGCCGAGGTCTGGGTTCCTTTGCAAGGCCGGCATAGTTACAAGAATATCGTTTCCTCGTACATCGAGGATGATTTTCTAGGAGCTGTATTCAGCGGTTCTATGGGTTGGGTAGGGAATACGTCTGGCGGGGGCGGTGCCGCGGCAGGTCTAGATGCGGCTTGGCCTACTACCGATAGGAATTTTGTGGGGGCGGCGCGTCTCTACACGGGAACTAACTCGTCGGGCCAGGCACGTATGCAGTTGGGGCGTACTTACCTGCCGCGCGTGAATGTGTCGGGAGTAGCGAGTACGTTCATAATGTTTGGGATGTTTGGACGTATCAACATCCCTGTGCTGAGTACCGCAGCCCAGCGTTTCTCTGTCAAATTTGGACTTACCCAGAACACGTTTCCAATAGGGACAACGAATGATCGCTTGATGTTGACGTATGACGATTCGGTCAATGGTGGTAGGTGGCAGGCCGAAAACTATCTTTCCTCCTTATCAAGCGCGGATACTGGAGTAGCCGTTACTACGGAGTCACATACTCTGGGAGTGGTCTACGTGTCGGACTACACTACGGGCTCTCTCGTTGAGACCGTTCACTATTATGTGGATTCAGACTCGCCGGTTGCCTCGATTGCCACTCAGATTCCGTTTGGAACATTACTTCGGCCCTGTGTCTACATGGCAAAATCGGTGGGTAATACGGCTAGAGCGACGTATATCGACTACACGGCTATTGAGACCGTCGGCATGAGGGATTGACCACGACGCTAGCGCTACTGTCAAAATCGTGTGTGCCGTATTCGGAGATCGCTTGGCGAGCGCTTATCTTGGTATTCGCTAGCCAGACAGTGATTCCATCTGCAGATTCGAAATAGCAGTAGAACAGGTCGTTGACGACAAGCTCCCCGAACAAGAGATGTTCGTATTTGTCCGTATCAACTACCCAAGCGCGGTGTTCAGGAAGAATGTTGAATTCTGGTCCTCCAATTACCCGAGCCCGCCTTTCCTCTTTCTTGAAGCAACGAGAAAAGACAGGATACGCAATACCCAGGTATTGATTAGACCAGCAGTAAAACTCATGATTGAGAGGGACATCTGAAAAGGGCAGAATCTTAAGGCGCGGTTCCATAGGGGACTCCAATGTTCGTCAGCACTGCAAAATACATTTACACTCTCGAGAGCGATTTTTCCTACGCTACCGGGATACCCATCCCGCGTCCCTTCATGTTCGGGACATCTTCGCGTAACTGGTTGTCGATCAGCGAAGAGGGCGTTATCTCCATCTCGGTTGGGTATTCCTGGGACGGGTGTAGTCCGAAATTTCGTCTACTCTGGTCGAAGTACGTCTTCGGAGCATCGGACGGGGCTATCAAACCGGAAACAGGCAAGCCTCAATGCTACTACGGATCGCTGGTTCACGACGCGTGTTATCAGTTCATGGATGCGGCCTTCCCGTATAACCGGAAGCAGGTAGACGGCTTCTTCTACGATCTGATAAAGCGCGACGGCTTCAAGTACGCTACTGAGTATTACAAGATAGTCCGGGCTGTCGGTGGAGTCTGGCACAAACTATAAGGAACAGAAATGGCATCAAAGATCAAGGTACTCGCGGCACCTGTGAATTTCGACAAGTACGTCGCACAGTTCATGTATCGCTTTCCTGGACTGCAGAAGATGAACAGCTCCTACGGCCGGTGCAAGCTAGTGTCGTACGAGTTGGCGAAATTCCTGCGGGAGCACGGAGTCAAGGCTTTCATCTATCACCTTGAAGGTATTAAGCCGGGTACGTATCCGAATCCGCACAAGGACTACCAAGAGAAGAAACCTTCAGATTGGTCGCACTACATCGTCAAGGTTGGCAACAAAGGAATTGATCTGACGGCCAAGCAGTTTGACAAGTCGGCCTCGGTACCACTTGTTGCTCCCATCAGCGAGTTCAAAGCGAAGTGGGAGAAATGCTCACGCGACGACTTCATGAACAAATTTCTGGAGGACGCGCTGAGGGCGCGTATCTGACATGGACACTATAGTCATTCTTCTGAAAGGTATAGATACGCTGGCCGTCATCCTAGCCCTTCTTGTTTTGTCTTTCGGCATTCTGGCGTGGCGCTCCACCCGCAATAAGGAGCAGCGTTTCGACTTCGAGGAGCTATTCCTTGACGAGGTTGGACGCACTTCCCTATACAAGCTTGGTCAGTTCATAGCCCTGTGCTTTTCGACGTGGGGTTTTGTCTATCTGACGCTGGCGTACAAATTGTCGGAATGGTACTTCACTGCATACATGGTTGCCTGGGCGGGTGCGAACGTAGCTAACAAGTACATAGAAACGAGGAAGTCGGTGACTCCCATTCCTGACATGAAGAAACCGGAAGAGAAGAAGGCGGTCAAGGTCAGCGGAACCAAAGACGACGAAGACGATTGACAACGGCTATAGGCAGGTCGACGGGGTCTATCTTCTTGAAGGGAGTCTTGCCTTTCTTGATACGGGCCTTGTTCATCCGTTCTTCGATCGCCTTCATGTTTATACTCTTCACTTCCAGCAACCCAGCGCAGGATCGTTTGATTTTGCGCTGGGCCTTCCTCCCGGCCTCGTCCGAGTCCATCATCAAAACAACGCTCTCGATCCCTATCGCAATCAGCAGGTCGCGCTTCTTCTCGTCCCAATTGTGTGTCCCTAGAATGGCCACGGCAGGCAGTCCACACGCTATGAGCCGTAGCGCGTCACGGGCCCCTTCCACAATGATGATGCGACGATATTTCCTGGCCTGTTTCCGAACATGATCTAGCGGGAATAGTCCCTTCTCACGGGCCCAGACGCCCGATGAATTGACATAGGCAAGTATGTCCTTGGTTGGCGGACGTTCCATCAGGGCTTTGATGCCTCCAACCATACACTTGTTCACAACGATAGGCAGAAAGACCACTTCATCCTGCGTCTTGGAATCGAGTGCCAGTTGGGCACCTATCTTGGACAACAGTTGTCCAGGTATGGATCGCCAGTCCATGTGCGTCGGCCAGGACACTACAAATTCCAGACCGAGGTCATCTGTAATGGCGTCGAACGACTGGGCAATATCGTCCGGTTCAAGCAAATTCTTGTCGATGTCCCGACCATGAAACTCGGTGACTTGATCGTTGCGACCGTTCACCTTCATCAGGCCGAACGCGTCGGCAAGCTCGTTCCACTTCCCGTGTTTCGTACACCCGAAACAGTAAAATGATCCTATAGGGCGCTTGCTCTTGGGGTCGAGATTGATGATGAGCGACGGATCGCTGTCTTTATGGAACGGACAGACAATCATTATCCCGGAAGCGTTCCCCTTCTTGGCTCCGCGAATCCGAGTTACTTCCTGTTCAATAATACGGTGTGACTCTGAGACGTGGCTACCACGACCGAAAGCGTACAAGGCGTACTCCTGTTTTTTGACAAGATACTTTACAAGATGAAACCCAAGAAAGAACACTACGAACGATTGAGGTACTACCTGGCGAATCGTGTGTATTCACCACGGTCCATGTCCAACATCGACATAGATTTGCTGAATTACGGGTGGATACTGCCGTCTACCCAACCCGGAATCAAAGGTTTTTTGGCTTCCCCGGTCGGTATCCAGGCATTCAAAGAACTACGCCGGAAGCAATCGACCAAGTTTGATACCCATAACACGTTAGCGTCCCGTCTGGCACAGTATCTTCAAGCCCGGAACAGGATCACCTACGAGAACATAGAGCTAAAGGCTGAGTATGAAGGACGTATTAGACCATGCCGGCCTGACGTCTTTTCCCTGATGTGCACGTACAAGGCTACCAAGTTGCACCCTTTCATCCACGAAGTGAAGGTGTCGCGAGCAGATTTTCTGAACGAAGTGAAGAACGGGAAGAAACTCTATCTGTACTCGCAGTTAGCCGAACGGGTTTTCTTCGTTACGCCTGCGGACTTGGTAACGAAACAGGAAATACCGGAAGACTTGGGGTTGATCTACGAGACGAAGCCAAACACATTCCGACTTGTCAAAAGAGCCGTTCAGAACAAAGTTCCTAGGTATCGTACTGCGATGTGGATGAGATTGGTACTGAAGAAAGGAAGTACTGCTAGATAGGGATTCAAAACCAACAGCCTGAATTGTTCATTTGTCCCACAGAGTTTTTTGTTCCTTCAATGTACTTCTTGTACTTCTCTCTGTGTTAAGCCTTGTCACGTCATTCCATTTCATTCCATGACGGTTTCTACTTCGTAGAATTTTTCCTTCTGTCCATTGTCATGTTCATCATCTGGAACCTTTTGGTTCCTAGGAACCTTTTCGTTCCTTCGGTCCATCGGTTTCTTAAATTCTCTGAATTACTTTACAATGAAATCACGGGTATCGACCACTCCGTTTTACTCTTTACCACTCTTTACCGCTTATACACCCAAATACCCACTCTTTTTGCAATATACCGCTGTACTGCCAATATTTATTTTCCGGTGACTCCCAATGACGCATAACTCTTTGATGTTCCGAGAATTTGTGTGCCGAGCAGTAAAAATTGGTAGGAATTGGTAAAATCCGAGAATGCATCCGTTCGGTGGCTGACAGACGGGTTTTCGGAAGGCACACAAATTGCATAAAAAAGTCTTGAGAACTCAATATGTTCCGTGTGCGGAAAAAGAGTTATGACAAAAATAGGGTGTCAGAAACGACCGTGTCTCGTGTCTGCGTCAAATCCTTTCCTGTCTTCCATCTCCTTCGCGTGACGCGTCTCTGTAAATAGAAAGAACACACGCGTCCAGAGGCACCTATGTTCGGAAAAGAATCGGTTCAGAAGGAATTCGCCCGCGCCTATCAGAAGGCCATGTCGGAAACCTTGGAGTTGCGCTTGTCTGATCTCACAGAGGAAGAGCAGAAGGAGTACTGGCACTACGACAAGAGATTCTCACCCTCCTCATTCCCGTTCTGTGGTTTGCGCCGTATCTACATGCGCCTCATTGCTGAGGCCAATCCCTTGGTCTACGACAGTTTTTCCGGCGACTATTTCCGGAACGTAGGAATCGTTGCCCATACGGTACTTCAGCGCTGGTTGTCTCGGCAAGGAAGTTTCATAGGCGATTATGTCTGTCTGGACTGCAAGCACCGACATGAGTTCACTACCTGGCCCGGGAAGTGCAAGAAGTGCGGCTCAATACGAGTAGAGCACAAGGAATTGGGTGGGAAGTACGGCGGCCACATGGGTTGGAAAAGCGACCACGTATTCCAGACAAAGAAAGGGAAGCTCTACATTGTCGACTACAAGACAACTACGTCCTATCAGATTGCAAATCACAAGAAGGACGGGAAGACGTTTCCTTACGTCGGCAATCGCATCCAGGCTGAATCCTACGTACCTTTAGCCGAGGATCGGTACAAACGAAAATTTGCGGGGTGCATCTTGGCCTACGCAGCACGGGACAATCCGATCTACAACATAGCTATCGTCACGATAGAGATGGACGCCGAGAGAAAAGACGAGCTGCGTAAGCGCATGAAGAAGTGGCACAGACAGTTCGAGCTGGCCCTCGTGCCGACTGTCGAGAACGTGAAGATACTGCATAAGCAAAAGCTCTGTTGCGACAAACAGTTCTACAAAGAGAACGTCGCCAATGCCTACAACCCGTGTCCGCTTTCCAAGGTTTGCTTCAAGCGCGAGAAGTTGGTTCTTGAGTTGAAAGCCGCGCTGAAGACGTATCGGAAGAATCAGTCACAGACTGTAAATAAAGCCAAGTAACGTCAGGAGACAGACATGCCCGAAGGTTTCACAGTATCTTGTTCCATTTCACGCACGGTTGCCGAACGCTATCACGACATTAGCTGCGGACATCGCGTCTACGGACATGAATCAAAATGTGCCCACTTGCACGGTCACAACTACCGCGTCCACTTCACGGTTGAGGCACCGGAGTTGGACCACGTTGGACGCGTGATGGACTTCTCGGTCATCAAGTCGCATCTTTGCATGTGGCTGGAAGACAATTGGGATCACAAATTCCTGATATGGGAAAACGACCCCGATGCGCTCACATTGCAGAGAATCGATCCCGAGGGCGTAGTGATCGTTCCGTTCAACCCAACCGCTGAGAACATGGCCAAATATCTGGTTGATGACGTAGGTATTCGTCAATTGACCGCTACGGGTTGTAGGCTCGTCAAGGTTCGTATCGAGGAAACTGCGAAGTGCAGCGCGTCCTTTATGCGCGGAGAAGAGGTTCGCATATGAGCATCAAGACAGGCGACTACGTCCTCGCAAGCATTGACAACAAGAAGAAGCTTGTGCACGTGACAGGAGTAGGAGACGGGAAGTTCAACGGCGTTCTTGACCACAACCGGGCCTACGCTCCGGAGAACGTGAAGTACAAGCTGTCGAGCGTTGTCGCCAACCTCGGTCCCGATCCCGCGCCCGGAGCCGCGTATGGATGCTTGATCGAACCGTATCGTCGTTCCTTCTCGTACAAGGACTGGGGTGATATCCATACGCATGTCAAGGCCGACAAAGCTATCCAGGAAGCCATTCGCGCCGGACTGGACAAGACATACGCCATTCTGAAAAAGTACAAACTCACGGGCTTCCTACCTATCGACATTGAGATTCGCCCCAAGAAGGGTGTTCATGCCGGATCATGGACAAGGTCGAAGAAGGACAAGCGCTCCTTGATGATCCTTCGGTCGCGGGAGGATTGCATTGCGATGTATCCACAGCTTGTGATGCACGAAGCGGCACACGGGATTTGGTACAACTGTGTCCCACTAGCCTACAAGGCGAAGTGGATCAAGCTCTATCACAGCTACTTGCGCTTCTCCAACATCACCGTCAAGGATCTCGAATCCATCAAAGACAGTTTCTTCGATCAACCGCAGCCCGTGAGAGAATTCCAGGGACAACTTGAGGAAGAGGACGCCTTCTTGTTCAAGAAGGTACTGGATTGGATCAAAGACAATCACCGCATGACGACGAGGCACCTTGACGAAATCGTGCTGTCCGGGGAAACAGAATTTCTGGAGAAGCTCTGGCCTACTTACGAGATGCTCGTCACAGATTGCGAAGTTGTTATTTCCGACTACGCTCGCAAAAGCGTTGAGGAATTCTTCGCAGAAGCTGTGTCGTTTCATCTGATGTCCAAGATCAAACTGCCCAAGAAGATAGTCACGGCAGTAGAAAAGACGCTACAGGCAAGCAAATGAAAAAAGAGAAGAAGGCCAAGAAGGGAAAATACAGCATCATCCCAGCCGCGTACAGCTACCTCAAGTTCGGAGGCATTGGGCTGTACGTTCGGTACGCCAGAAGCAAGGTCAAAGAAGTCCATGTGAAGGAGAAGAAGTCAGACTACATCTGGCTGGAAACTCCAGACAGGGAATTGTTGATCGTCAGCAACCTGAACAAGGAACTTCCCTTCTATCCGACCGAAGGTACGTTCGACGAATTCGTACCGGTCAGCCTGTTTCACCCGACGGCGAACGATTTCGATTTTGACTTCTGCATGGTTAATTTCACAGAACATGCAATCGAGAAAGGCCCTCGTCAAAATCCCGGATTGAGGCTGGACAGGGAAACTTCCCACATTCAGATCATGTCGGATAGCGGTGGTTTCCAGTTACGGACAGGCGCCGCCGACTATATCAACCCCATCGAGCTTGCCGAGTGGTGTAACGACAACGTCAACATGACGATGGCGCTCGATATCCCCGTCTTGTACAACGACCGTGACTTGCTGAAACGCTCAGCACGCATTCAGAAGCGCAACAACGAAGTTATGCTCGAGCACGCACACCCGGAAATGGAACTTATCAACATTGTTCACGGCGCAAGCTGGGCAGAACGGAAAGAGTTCCTAACCTGGGTGGACAACGAGAAGATCGATCGACTCGCTATGGGTAGTGGTCTGGATCTGGGCGTGCTAGCAAATACGATCGGCCTAATGGATCTGATTCTTACGTCACGGCCATTCAAGCATTACCACATTTTGGGTGTGTCGAATGCGCTGAGAATCATCCCGTTGATGCGGGCCGCCCATCATGGAATGGCGCCGCTGATTACGTCTGATTCCACGACGTACATCATGCGGGCTACCGCTCGGATGTTCCTCAATTTTGAGACACTGATTTCCAAGCATACGACCACACCGATTGGTACGCAGCTGGCTTCTCGCAATGTGAACAACCGAACGGACGTGCATTCATTGCTCCCGTGCTCCTGCGCCATTTGCAGTAGAATCCGCTATATGGACGTGTTCTCCTTGTTTGGAGGTCCCGTACATGCCTTGCTGTCGACGCATAACATGATCAAGTTCAACAGCTACCTCCAGGCCATGCAAGATTACATGCATTTGCCGTTCAAGGAGCTGAAGGAGATCTTGGTAGCTCAGCACAAAGGACATTTGGATCTTGACGAGAGCCTGCGTTCCGTGCAGTTCATCGACGAGATCGTAGATACGAACATTGCGAAGGCGGTGACAAAATTCAGCCGGTACAAGGCCCGTTCCCGCTACGATCAGTTCGGGAGCAACAAGCACTTTGCCAAGAACAATTCTCTTTGGGGAGGGGAATATACAGGAACAGAACCGGCAGAGCTTGCTGGACAATCGAAAGTGAAACAGCTGGATCGTTTGAAACAGGTGTTATCCATGTATGAAAATCCGAAGTCGCTGAAACGTCCAACAACAATCAAGAAAGGAAGGGGAGGTTGACAATGACCATTATTCGCCGAGAGCTTTCGACACGTAGTCCTGAGACAAATCACAGTCTCAGTGCCGTGCTGGAGCTAGACGTTCCTCAAGGAACGCGACTCCCGTGGAGTTCTTGGTTGTACTCCGTGGAACGAGCCTTGTCCTACATGCTCGAATTTGCGTTGAAGAGCCGTCAGCTTGATTTGACGAACGACCTGTCCCGCCTCGCGTATCTGGTCAAGGATCAAATGCTTCCGCGCGAGCCAATGTCGTGTCTTTCGATGAACGTGACCAACTTTACGTTCGTCGCCCGTTACCAGATTGGTAAGGAAAATATCTCATTCGCCGTCACCCTTTTCTGGAACTACAAGGGGAATTTGAAGGCGACTCCATTAGGAGATGTAAAAGATGCCTCTCAAGATTGCTCAGATACTCAAGGCCTCCACACCACAGCAGATGGACGGATCCGACTATGTGCAGATACGATCGGTAAAAAGCGGCGTGTTCAAAAAGACAAACACGCGGATTGTAAAATGTAAGACGCTGTCAATAGCGACACCGGACGGAACTCCGAAGAAGAAACGCAAGGTCTACACTTCCGTGGTCTACGGCGTTACGCCCCCTGACAAGAAAACGGGGAAGTACTTCAAATTGTCTGACAGCCAGGTCAAGGTTTCGTGCAATTGCGACGCCTTCGTTTTTCAGGGTGGTGAGTGGGCGCTCTGGAAGCACGGAGCCGCGGACATTGTCTACGGCAATGGACGTCCACCAGACGTTCGCAATCCTCGTTACCGGCCTTGGGCATGCAAACACTTAATCAAAGTCATGAAAGAGATTCTTCGGAGGCGTGTCTGATGCTGCCTTATGACAAGATCGCGTCTGAGACGACTATCAAGCTTGCCATCCATCGCATCGCCGGCCGACTCAACCATCGCTTCTGTGACAGACGAGAAATACCGGTGCTGATGCCCGTCATGCTGGGCAGCTTCATGTTCTTCGCTCGTTTGCTCCCGTATCTCAAGTTTGCCTATGACGTGGATTATGTCCACGCCACCCGATATGCGGACAACAAACCCGGCGAGCTGACATGGATCAAGGAACCTAACTGTCCCTATCCCGGTCGTGACATCGTTGTTCTGGATGACATATTGGACGAGGGGATAACCCTGTCCGCTATCAAGACAACGCTGTTGGACAAGTACGAGGTTGCCTCGGTAATGTGCGTCGTCCTTTTCGACAAGATGATCCAATACCCTAAGACAATCAAGCCCGACCTGTTCGGTCTAACTGTTCCAAATCGCTACGTCTTCGGATTCGGCCTCGATCACCAAGGCCATGAAAGACACCACACCAGCCTGTATGCCTTGAGATAGGAGAACAAATGCAGCACACTGTTCAGTTTGTTGATAACAACATTGCCACGCGTGACTACTCACATATCAAAAAGAACCACCTCCTCGTCACGAGCGTGTTCTACACCGTACAAGGCGAAGGACCGCATGGGGGCATCCCGGCCGTCTTCATTCGACTTGCCGGCTGCAACCGGGGAATCAAGCGGGACTGCTGGTTCTGCGATACCAATTTTTTGTTCGCCGAGGGTACTCAACGCTCCTACACGGATCTGTTGGAAGAGATCGGCAAGCGGCAGGTTCGGCCCAGCCTGGACAAACCCCTCATAGTCATCACAGGGGGCGAACCGCTTCTGCAAGAAACCAATCTGGCTCCCTTCGTACATGAGCTTTGCGTCAATGGGTACCAAGTTCAAGTTGAAACGAACGGTGACCGGCTGCGCTTGAATTCGTTGCCGCGTGCCCTGATCGTAATGAGTCCGAAAGCCTCGATGCGGGCTAAGCGCTATACCAAACCGCACAAAGAGGCCCTAGAGAGGGCGGATTACCTCAAGTTCCTGCTCGAAGCCAAAGAGGGCCCCTATCATGATGTAGCCGACTATGCGACTGACTTTGCTGACAGGAAAGGTTCCTATCGCGTCTTCCTCAGCCCGATTTCCGAATACGCTCGGGACATAGTACCGGGCGAAACCGCCAGCATGTGGACAGGTCTATACGACCGCGACATAGCGCGCATCAATCATAGCTATGCGGCTCGTTACGCTATGAAGTATGGCTACAGACTCAGCATGCAACAGCATCTGTATTGCACGGTAGAATGATAAATGAAGGGTAGCCACGTCCTCAACGTATTGAAATCAGTCACAGAAAGAATAGATGTCAATCACACCAGTGGACAGCTATTCGAGGTCCTGGACACCCTTCTCTACCGGGCGATCGACCCGATTATCGAGAACTCGAATTACGTCGATCGCATGCTGAGTATCGTACTGGCCTGGTACACTCAGAATCAGCGTCGCAAGATATCACCCCTCCCCAAAGAACGCTTCAACACCTACGTCATCGCCTTCCTGACGACCAAAGACGTAACGCTGCGGAAGAAAATCTACCGTCGCCTTGGTCTAGAGCGGAACATTACCTTCTTCATCGTCAGCCGTTGGTTGCAACTCCTGCGTCCGTGGCAAGATCTTCATATCCGACATACGCGAGGCGAGCCTGTTTTGCAGGAAATGGCCTCGATAGAGAGAAGCGTTCTGGTCTTCAACAACCATAATCTTTTCGCTATCATCCAAGAAGCAAAATGTTGGTACGAGAAATCGAGCGATTTCAAGCAGCGTCTCTTGGAGAAGTACATGCGCTTCATCATGCTCGAAGCGCTTCATCATTACAAAGCCCAACAGCTTCACAATCCCCACCTTCGCTTAGAGCTAGACGAGGTAGCACAGAACTTTGTCCTGGCTACCTACAAGGCCATCGACAAGTTCGACGCCAACCGAGGTACTCTCACCACGTACATCCAGAACTGGCTGAAGAACGCGAAGGTGTCAAACCACTTCCGGCATGAGTACGGAACGGCGTACAACATCCCACACAGCCGAAAAATGAAGATCGCTTCCAAAAGCGATACCACCACGAACAATCTGTACGTTGAACTAGACAAAGAGGAGGTACTCGAAGTCGCCGACGAGCTTTCGGTAGAAGCCGACGTCGTGCGTCGCAATGAGATAGACTTCATCCGCATGCTGGCCAAAGAAGCAGACCCCGAAGGAATAGGTCGAATGTTTTTGGGGATAGGCGAATACTTCCCTACTCCCAACTTTGTAAATAAACACGAAGCACACAGCACCACAGCAACAACCGCATCCACCTCTTGATAGGAGATAATAAATGCCTAAGATGGAACGCAAGACCGGCTTTGCCGGGGTAAAACCGCCACGGCGTGGCGGTAACAATGGGCCCAAGATGGAAGAGCTTTTTGACGTTCTCCAATGGCCCAAGAAGCCAGAGTACGTCGCATTCCGGTTCGTGCGCGAGGACCTTTTGGTTTCGGAAGGAGTCCACAAGGTCAAGATTCGCAAGAAAGACGGACAGGTGATCGAGATCACCAAGAAGTGCCTGGCCTACGATCCGGACACTCAAGAACGGGACAGCACCAAGAAATGTCCGTATTGCAAACTGGAGAACGCTCGTTTCTCCATGCGCTACTTTGCCAACGCAATCGTTCGTGACGTGCAAGAGAACGCACCCCGGAAGCAGAAGCCACTGACCAAGGAAGAGAAGAAAACAGGCTTCAAGGATATCAATTCCGAATCCTGGACGCCTGTCCGGGTTGTTCGCATTCCCGCAACGGTGGCTGACAAGTTGCGCGAAATCGGCGAAAGGAACATTGTTAAGAAGGGCGACAAGAAGAAGTCGTTCTCCGTCACGCATCCGCAATACGGCATCGACATCTCCATTCGTTTCGATCCGAAGAAACCCGGCACTGAGATGTACTCCGTGGACAAAGGAGAGCGCTCTCCTCTGACCGAGGAAGAGGAAGCTTACTTGCTGTGGGATCTGACCAAGCTCCCACCCGTCGAAAGTCTTGAAGATGCCAAGGCGGAAGCTAAGAGCCTAGGCGAGCGCAACCCGGATGCCAAGAAGGGTAAGGGTCGCGATGAAGACGACGAGGACGAGGACGAAGATGATGACGAGGACGAAGACCTGAAGAAAAAGAAGGGTAAGGGCAAGTCCAAATCGAAACACGATTCCGACGATGATGACGACGACGAGGACGAGGACGAAGAAGACGAGGACGACGAGGACGAAGAAGACGAAAAGCCCTCGAAGAAGTCGAAGTCCAAGAAGTCAAAATCGAAGTCCGACGACGAAGACGACGACGAATTAGACGACGAGGACGAGGAAGACGAAGAAGACGACGAGGACGAAAAGCCCTCGAAGAAATCCAAGTCCAAGAAGTCGAAGTCAAAGTCAAAGAAATCGTCCGACGACGACGAGGAAGAAGACGATGATGACGAGGACGAAGACGACGAGGAGGAGGAAGACGAAAAGCCCTCGAAGAAGTCGAAATCGAAGTCCAAGTCCAAGTCAAAGAAATCGTCCGACGATGACGATGACGATGACGACGATGACGACGATATAGACCTCGATGACATGGACGAAGACGAGGAAGAAGACGAGGACGAAGAAGACGAAAAGCCCTCGAAGAAGTCGAAGTCCAAGAAGTCAAAGAAGTAACAGGTGTGGTGCGTTAGCGGGAGCCTCTTAGACGGGGTTCCCGCCTTTTTGCAGAGGTATTCACATGGTCGCTCGAAAGAAAACGACTCGCGTAGAAAAAAGAAGCAAAAAAGCGAGTGAGGCAAAACCTAAATTTGCGTTCGACTACGGCGCCATCCTAGGCGACGTAGAGAAGAAATTTCGCATTACTTCCGGCTACGCCTCTAATGTGGATCGGATGCATAGTGGCTCTTTGATTCTTGATCTGCTAACGGCAGGAGGAATCTACCCGGGACGCTGGTACTCCTTCATCGGAAAAGAAGCTTCAGGTAAGTCCACGGCCCTCATGTCTATAGCGGGCGCTTCTATTACGGCGAATGTCCCTCTTCGTCTCTACTATGACTTCGAAGGCTCGGTCGAAACTGGGTATTTCTCGCAGATGCTTCCCATGAAGATATCCGTAGACGATCTCTTCGGTGTGAAGGACGCGAAGACAGGGAAGTACGTCAAGCGTGGTTTGATTGACCACTACACTCCGGATGTGGCTGAAACGTTCTTCGATTCCGTAGCTTCCTTGCTCCGTCGCATGCCGGACAAGGTATTCGTCAAGGAGCGGAACAAGTGGTATCTGGTGTTCGAGGACAACAAGCAGAACAAGACGTACAAAGAGCACTCTGACAGGTCTCTGTCTGGCGATGGCCATATCTACGTTGAAGCTGAGGACGGTTCGCCCCAGGCCGTGATATTCCTCGATTCGTATCCAGCAATGCTACCGGATCGTTTGGATGAAGACGATGCTGGTAGCGGTATGGCAGCCCAGGCCCGAATGTTCTCCGAACAACTCAAGAAGGTTCGGCCAAAGTTGCGTCGCAAACACGTCACCGTTATCGGCGTCAATCAACTTCGTATGCGTCCGGGACCCAGCTTTGGAAACCCTGAATACGAGCCGTGTGGCGAGGCAGTGAAATTCGTAACCGACGGCCGTGTCATCATGCGCGCTGTATCCATTCCCAAGCACGCAGTCGGTACTGGCAAAGTAGCAGAGGAAGACTCCGTCCTTTCAAAAGGGAATGACTCCTACCGCTACATCAAGTGCCAGATGGCTAAGAACAAAATGGGTCCGAATTTCCGCGAAGGCTACCTCCGTGTTTGGATGGACGATCCGAAAGGAAAAGGCCACGGCTTTGACCCAGTCTTTGACGTCTGGGAGTACCTGCATCTGACAGGTCAACTCAATGGCAACATGAAGAAATTCGAGATCACTATTGCCGAGACCAAAAAGACGTACAAGATGTCTTGGTACGATCTCAAAGAGCTTGTGCTGTGCAAAGGCGATGCTCTGAGGAAAGTGCATAAGAAGCTCAAACTCAAGGAACGGCTTGACCTGCGGAAGATAGCTCGGAGGCAGCTCAAAACTGGTGCCTCCGAACTGCTCTATTCGGAAGCCAAGAACAAGGGCAAAGAGAAACCAACGGAGGAATGAGAATGATTCATGCACGCGAAGACTACAATCGAATCCAGGATCCGAAAAACCACATTGGCGAAAACGAGCCTGTGTTTTTGTTGCGCGCGAAGGATATATCGGCCCCGGCCACGGTAGAGAAGTGGGCCGAACTGAATCGCCTTCACGGTGGTGATCCGGAGCTAACACGTTTAGCACAAAATCAGGCTCAAGCCATGCGTGTATGGCAGAGTGTCTACGGCTGCAAGGCCGCCGATTATCGAGGAGAACCTATGTGTGAAGCTTGTGGTGAAGAAGTCAAACCAGCGTACTCTTTTTCGGAAGCCCTTCATTGGATGAAGCAGGGCAAGAAGATGGCTCGTACCGGATGGAACGGTAAGAACATGTTCGTCTATCTCGTTCAAGGCAGTACATTCAATGTCAATCGTGCGCCTCTGCTCGGTATCTTCCCGGAAGGCACCGAGGTGACATATCGTCCTCATTTGGACATGAAGTACGCGGACGGAACATTCGGCGTTTGGCTGGCGTCACAGTCCGACATCCTGGCAGACGATTGGGTGATGGTGGAGTAAATGGAATACTCGGCAGATCGGTTGCCTTTCATGAAATTCGATGTGAGACTACCGGTCTTGTCTGAGGAGGGAACACCTCTTTTCAAAGTTCTGCTACCCGAGTGTACCGAGTACGAGTCAAGCGTGATTTGTGCCGATCTGACTACGTGCTCGGTTCGAGCCTTTGTTCGGAACGGCGAGCAATTGACTGACGTCCGTTTGAATACCTCCATTCTGGGAATAGTACCCTTGTTCTCGGATGGATCGCCGTATTCAGAAACTGTGTGGAGTGAACGGCCAGGGGGCTCGGAGCCCTCGATCACAATACGCCCGACTTGTTCCTCCATCACCAAAAACCTGATACCGCCAACGCGGCTTTTTCCGTTTCACAGAGCTCTGAAGCTGATGCTAAATGGAAACATTGCGCATCGAGAAAGCATCCAGCCTACGAAGCACTTGTTCCTATTCTGTAAAAAGATAGTGTATCGTAGCATGGATAATCCAGACCTCTGCTTCTATTACACACCCACGATAGAAGACATGCTGGCAACGGACTGGACGATTTCCGATTGAATCAATAAATAGCCCGAAGCGGGTAGCAGACCATTTTTCAACATTAGGAGTCCTACTATGGCTAGAGCCAAAAAGAGCACCGCTGAGGCGGAAGATACCGAAAAGAAGGTGAAGAAGGTTCGCAAGGTCCGGAAAGCCAAGGCCGAGAAGCCCGCCAAGCCGGAGAAAAAGGTCCGTAAGGTCCGCAAGACAAAAGCCGAGAAGCCCGTCAAAGAAAAGAAGACGCGCCGAGTCAAGGCGAAAGTGAAGGCGGACAAGCCGGTGAAGGAGAAGAAACCCCGGGTCAAAAAGACCAAAGCGGCGAAGCCTGTCAAGAAGACACGGAAGGTCCGCAGGTCGAAAAAGGCCGATTCCGAGTAACAACTCCGACAGGGTATCGCGGTCACTAGAAATCACCTAGCCGCGATACCCTGTTTGTTTTTATGACTATGTGGACAGAAGGTATTGCGATCGGTGACTTGCACACCGACAAAGCCAACTTGGCTAAGTATTTCGACGATCCATTAGCCCTGCAAATGAAGGCCGTCGACAAGCGTCTCCAATACGCATTGGGGCGCGGAATCCGCTACGTCCTCTTCTTGGGCGACATCTGTGAATACGTCCAGATGTCGGAAGCGGCTCGCGTCGCTTTCCTGCGCCTACTCAAGAAGTATGATGGGAGGCTAGAAATCTACATCATTCTCGGCAATCACGACTACGCAGAGAGTGGGGTTCATAGTCTGCTATCCTTCATCGAGATGTGCCGACATGGTATGTTTGAGACCGTTCACGTCTTCGACACGCCTCAGATTGTAGAGCTTGGAAAAGTGCCGTTTCACTTCTTGCCCTACCCACATACCAAACCCTTGGACAAATCGCCGGGGGTTTGCGTAGCACACTACGAGGTACGTGGAGCCAAGCGGGACAACGGTCGTATCATCAAGGAAGGGGACACACCAGAATTCAAAAGGCACATGTTCATACAGGGACATTTGCATACGCCTCAGGTAGTGGGAAGACACGTCTACGCAGGTACTCTGTATCAGATGTCCTTTGGCGAAACGCTCGACAAAGGCTTTCTACGCTTCCGTTGTCGGATAGTAGACGGACAGTTGGAATTCAAGCATAAACACGTATCAATCGAGCCTGAGTTCAAGCTTGTAAATTTGGTAGTAGAGGACAAACAGGATCTGAAGAAGATAACGAGTGATCCGACTACCCGATACAAACTCTTTGTCCAGGAGGACGTCTCGATCCCGAACGACTTCCTGTTAAAGCACACAAACATTGTGAACCGTTTGTCGTTCTCTTCGCAGGAAGAACTCCAGGCCTTGGAGAACGAAGAATTTGCACTAGAGACACAGTCAATAGAGCTGTCTCATGAGAGGTTGCTGCCCAATTTTTTGAAGAAGAAGTTGGGACTAGGCAAGCCGCAGATCAACCGAGCACTTGAGCTGTTGGACAGGTTCAAAAAATGAAAACCATCTCGGTACAGGTAGGAACGCGTACCTTTCAATTGGAGCGTTCTGATCCTGTCAGCGTAATCGGTGATGAGGAGTTAGACCATCACCTGTACCATCTTGGGAGTGTGTGCTGGCGTTTCTTCAGTTCCTATATCGATCAGTTGTCGAAGAAGATTCTGGATGGGACGTTGAAGTCGAATAGCATCTATAGTGAGGCTCTTGAAGACGTTAGGACTTTGGTAGAGAAACCGGACATAGCAGACACACTTTCTCGCTACGAAGTGCTGTTCCAGTATCGTCGCCTTATGCGACTGGTCAATCAAATAGATTGGTCCGGTGCCGAATATTTGGAACCAGGAAGTGTTACGCGTGATTTGGTATCCCGGGTAGACACCTACTTTAATCAAGCGCGTACCGATCAACATTTTGTGTTCTTGAACGTGCTGCAGAGCAAACGCGTCCCCAAGCAGTTGATCGATCTGTTAGATGCTCCAAGGGTGGTGGCGGTAACGGCTAAGAAAAGGCGTTTGACTACTGAGCCAGCCTTGGGAGTAGAGCTGACCGTTTATACCGCCATTGAAGGATCGGATGACGACTTGGGTCAGATCGATAGCGTATTCCTGCTGCGTCAAGGACTGGATGGCTATCAAGGCATGCCGTTGGAGCAACACCTGTGAAGTGTAAATAGACTGGACACGTTGATGGCAACAGACAAAACAATGAAAGCAGTACAGCCTTGGGCAACCAAGTATCGTCCGCGCAAGTTCGGAGAAGTCGTAGGACAAGACGACGTAGTGATGCGTCTTCGCGGTATCATCAAAAGCCGGGCCTTGCCGAACGCCATTCTGTTCGCAGGCCCGTCTGGCTGCGGCAAAACTACGTTGGCTCGCATTTTTGCTCGCTATGTGAATTGCGACGAAGGAACGCTCTGCGGCAAATGTCCGTCCTGTTTGGAGCCGTTTGACAACCACCCAGATATTCTGGAGACGAATGCCGCCGATGCACGGGGTATTGACGACATCCGCAATCTGATACGGCAAGCGCAATTCAAACCGCGGAACCATATTCGGGTGTTCATCATTGACGAAACGCATCAGCTGACGCCGCAGGCCCAGCAAGCGTTCCTCAAACCTTTGGAACAGCCACCGTCGCATACGCTGTATATCTTCTGCACTACGGATCCGCAAAAGTTCACGGACGCAATGTTGAACCGTTGTCAGAGGATGGAAATTCTCCTACCGTCGAAAGAAGCTCTGATCGAACGGTTGAAGAAGATTGCGGAGAAGGAAAGCCTCAAGATTGAGAATAGCGTGTATGCCGCGGCTGCGGAGTATTCCGGCGGTCACGTTCGCAGCGCTATTAACATCCTGGAGGGAGCGGCGCAGATGTTGCGCGCTGATCCGAAGATCGAGACGAAGAAGCTCGTTAAGAAGTTGGCTGCGAATACCGAGCCCGAATCAGCAATGGTCGCTGTCAAGATATTGCTTGGCCTGTATCTTGGCAAGAAGAAACCTGTTGTAGCAGCAATCTTCGATTGCAGCAATGCGATCGAGTTGCTGAATTTGTGTCTGCGTATGAACCAATACCTGATTGGTACAGAGTATGCGCCTGAGAGCCGCAACATTTGGCATACCGCAGATTTGAAACGCTTCAAGGTGCTTGTGAAAGACAAGTGCCCTGACGTTTCTGTTTCGCACTTCCTTGAGGTGCACAAAAGGTTGGTAGACCTGCGAGCGGAGTTGCAAAACTTTGCTGTCGCGGAAATTCCCTTACTCTTAGCGAGGCTAACATGATCATGACCACCTTCAACAAGGCTGGTAGCAAAAAGGTTCGGACAATTGGTTTGACCAAGCTGGCAATCTCTGCCAAGGCCACCGTAGAACAGGACGCACTGCCTGCCAATAACTTCGACGTTACGGCCTCGAAGCTCCGTTTGGCCGAAGACGTGCTGGCCGCAGCTTGCAACAGCCCGTGGCTCGACAAGGCACCCTCCCGGGCTGTTGCAATGGAAAGACTCACAGAGGAGCTGCGTCTGTACTTAACGCAGCCGCGCTTCGATCATCTGAGCCTCCAAATGGAGCATGAGAAGCTCAAGCAAGAACACGAGGCTCTCAAGCGCAGCCACATATCCCTCAAGGGCGCCTTCACCAAGCAACAGAAAAAGAGCGAGGCCGCGAAATGAGCGAGGCGATCGGACAAACCTCAGCACCTGCTCTCACAGGTCCCAAGACTCTTGAACAGCGCGTTCGAGTACGTGTCCAGGAGTCGATCAACAGCGTTCTGGAAGACGAGGAACTGAACAAGCTCGTGGACGATGAGCTGGTCAAACTTCTCAAGGGACACACGATACCCGCACGTGACAGTTGGACCAAACCGGTGGAGCATCCACCTGTGCTTCCCCTCTGGGTGAAATCCGAAGCCGAAGCCCAGATGAAAGCGCGTCTTGCGGCGCGAATCACGGAGCTGCTCAACGCACCTGAATTCCAGATAAATCGTTCCTACGATGGGTCGTCCTCGAATCCCTTGATCGAATTCGGTCCCGAACTGGAGAAGGCGTTCCGAGCAATCGCTCCTTTACTGGTGCAGAACATGTTCGGAGAGCTGATTGCGTTCTCTATTCAGCAAATGAAGAACGCGCTCATGAATCAGAATTCGGGTCGAGGTTACTGAGATGGAGACTCTGATGCGTTCGTCACTGCTGTCCTGGTTCCACAAACTCCTGTACGGGAAACGCGAGCAAAAACAGTTGCCACGTACCTTGGATAAAATCCTGAACATCGACGTGGTACGTGGACATGACAGTCTGGACGTGCATCTGGACAAACCACTACGCATCTATGCACCGCTAATCGTACTCCGTTCGACCGAGGCCGGACTATGGTTGAACCCACAGATAGACAACATTCCGGCATTGGTAGAACGATTCGAGCGTGAGCAGGACAGACACCGAGCCGGAAATTTCGTGCACGTTCCATTCAAGCAAATGCTGGCCCACAAGAGGGCTCACCAGTCAAGCGCCATGTTCAAAGCGGAGGCCTATCGGAAAAAGAAAGGCTGTGGGAAATGCGGCGGTTGTTCAGGTTGTCACTGAGGAGAAACCATGGAAGAGATCGTCGAAGTTTTACGAGGTATCCAAACGTCCTTGGATCAACAGAATCAGATCCTCGAACGCCAGACGCAAGTTCTGGAGAAGATCAATTTCTTCGATCATGAATTGGCCCGAGCGCAGCAGATGGTTCATCTGAAACGCAATCCCGATCTGATGAAGGCAGTCATAGAGGAAATGCAGACTCCCACAATACTTCCTGATTCAGGACCGCCGAAATGATTCCGGTTGTCCGTTTGGGGGACCTATCCTCGGGCCATTGTTATTCCCCACGCCCGAACGACGAAGCCTCGCCCGACGTATTCGCCAACAGCATTCCAGTGCATCGACAGGGTGACCACTGGATGACTCATTGCTGTGGAGACGATTGTCACGATGGACGATTGGCTTCCGGGTCGCCCGACACCTTCACCAATGGAAAGCAAACTTGCCGGATCGGTGATCCGGTGAATTGTGGGGATTTCGCCAATACTGGCTCACCTGACGTTTTCGTGAACTAACATGGACAAAGAACAGATAATCGACAAAGGCGTGGTAGCAACAGCAATCCTGACCAATGGCATTGAGGTCATAGGCCTCTTCTTCAACATTGTGTTCGAGGATGGCTACTGGAGGTTGATCGATGAAGAGAATCGTCTGATCCGCATTGAGCGGCCCCTACGTCTGCTTACTGGAATCATACTCGCTCCGCACGAGAACGGTCTGGTGCCGCAACCCGTCGCTAACCCGGCTCCTATGTTGTCCATGGGAATGAATATCAACGAATTCTCCTTGGACTTCTCTGAGTTCTTCATCATGATGCCGGCCAATCCCGGTGCCGAGAAGATGTACCTTCAACTTACTTCCGGGATTGCAATGCCGAATGCACAGCAAGCGTCCTCCATACTTCGGAGCTAAGTCATGCGCGTGATAGGGATTCTTGGCGAGAAAGGTAGCGGCAAGTCTACCGTGGCGAAGATTATCACTCGGCTACTCCCTTGTAGGATGTATGCCTTTGCAGACCCTCTCAAGGAACTGTGCCAAGACATCTATTGCCTTCCGCACGAATGCTTCTACGGGGACGATGACCAAAAGAACAAGGTCGTGGAAGAGATAGGTGTATCCGGCCGTCACATACTCCAATTCATCGGCACAGAGGTGTTCCGCAACATAGATGAACATACGTGGATCAACTATCTGGAAAGGGAGTTGCAAAAGCTCAGTGTCGAGAACCTTCGACCCATCCCGCGCATTCTGCGTCTGCTAGGGATCAAGAAGAAAATGATCCACGCCGTCATTCAAGACGTTCGCTTCCTCAACGAAGCCGAAATGCTGCTATTCCTGCGCTGGTCTTGCCCTAGTATCGACACCAGCGTTGTCTACGTCACCGGCCGCGGCGGTAGTGACGACAAACACGCCTCTGAGGTTGAGGTTCGCAAGACGGCTGCTAAGTCCACACATTGCATCAAGAACAATGGAACCCTTGCGGATCTTGAGAACAAGGTCAAATACACCTTGGATATCTGACATGGGCGATGCCGCGGACGACTGTTTCGACCTAGCTCTGCAACAGCAAGTAGAACATGACACTGACGTGGCCTACTGGATGCAGCAAAAGGACTCGGTACTGAAATTGGCTACTGCCAAGTCTCGCAAGCCAATAATCGTTTCGATCCGCCAGCAAAGAAATCTCAGTCACAAACAACGCCTGGTCCTGGCGCGCTACATAGCGAACAAACAGGACGATTCTTAGGAGAATAAAATGCAAGAACACGAAGTCACGATTCTGCCGTCCGAGTATCGCTCCGATCCCGAGGTAGTGGCCATGCTGCAAGCCTTCTATTCCCGGTCGATCGAGGGCATTAAGCCTCGTTTGGAACGTCTTGGTCCGGATCTGGGAGGCGTCAAGAAGAGCCTCAATCAGTACATGGTCAACTATGGACACGCAAGCATCGGCGACTGCGCTACCGTCCCTATCTTCCTCGAAAACGTCTCCATCCTAGCAGCGAAGGCCATCCAGGACAGCCCGCTCTTCAATGGCCAGGAATGCAGCACACGTTACATTGAGTTGAGCGGGAAGTGCTACAGCACGGGTGCCGTCATGTCGAAATTCCAGAGAGACTGGCTGGCGATGTATCACGAGACGCTCGAAGCCCTGATCGAAGGAATCACGCAGAAGCACCCTATCACGGACTATTTCGAGAATCCTACCGAAGCCGAGTCGAAGAAATACCAGAACACTGTCAAGGCCAAAGCCTTCGACATAGCCCGCGCTTTCATCCCGGCGGGTGCGTGTACGAATACGAGCTGGAACGCTACTCTTCGCAAGGCCAAAGAGCATTGCCTGTTCCTGATGGGACATCCTCTGGTCGAGGTTCGCTCTATCGCTGTGTCCACGCTCTCGCGTCTCGCAAGCGAGTTCCCGCATTCCTTCCTGTCGCAAGGAGAGCTTCTCACTAAGGAAGATACCGAAGTCAGCGCCTGGCACGTTGCAAATCCCGAGCTGTATTATCAGACGGACAGTTCGCTGACCAGCCTTACAGACCGCGCCGTTCTCTTCTCTGGCAAATTGTCAGATACGGTTAGGAACCTTATCACTTCCATGCCCCGCAAGAGAACATATCTGCCACAGGCGTTTAACCACGAGGTGGAAGTCGAGCTCCGTGGGACGATAGACTATGGTTGTTGGCGTGAGCTTCAGCGGCACCGCAATGGAGTGTGTCGCAATCCGCTGCTTACCCCACACATGGGAATTCACAACTGGTACTACTCGCAGCTTGAAGAGTATCTTCCAGAGCAGAAAATGGAAGACCTTCGGTCGAGGATAGCCTTCCTCTTCCTAGAGATAATGGACACCCTCAAGTACGACGACTACGGCCGACAGTATGCCCTCCCTCTTGGGACAGTTGTCCTGTTTAAGGTTCATTACGGTCTGTCCGAGATTTTGTATTTCTCTCGTCTGCGTTCCAGCACAACGGTACATCCCATTCTCAGGCGAATCACGCAGTTCCTGGCCCGAGAGTTTGAAACCAACTATGGCGTGTCCACAATGGCGGACATGTCCGAGGAAGCAAAGGGATTGAATCTGAAACGTGGTTCACAAACCATTGAAAAGAAGGAGACATCAAATGCCTAGCAAGCAAGTCCGATCGCCGTATTGGGATACGGAGAAGTACCCCTCGGTGTATGACGACGGACACCACGAGGTAAAGATCCTGAAGGTGATGTCGCGCCAGCACTACTTCCTGCGTCGTGAACGTGTCACGGGGGACTACCTGAATTCCCCAAAGGATCTTAGCCAATCCCGACCTCCGGTCGACCTCACGGTGGCCTACGATCTGAAAGGACGCTATCTGGGTAATCCAGACACGGCTCTGGTCCTGTGTCGGGACCATGGCATAGAACAATTTGAGCTTGCTTCTCCGACCAACAAGACACTGTCCGTCGGATTCAGCCCTTCCAAGAATCGTTGGTTCGGCTGGTCGCATCGAGCGATTTGTGGCTTTAGCATAGGCGACAAATTGTTCGACGAAGAGGCCTACGCGACATTATCGGACAAGACACCTTTCCGAAACGCTGGTAAGACTACGATCCGAACCCTGGATCAGGCCAAACAAGCAGCCATCAATTTCGCCAAGTACATATCCTGACATGAAAACCTTCCTTGACATCATTGACGAACACGGACCGGAGTTGTTCCGCTGTTACGCGATAGCCAATTTTGTTCCTACGTATCCGGACTTCATCAACGAATTCCACGGACTTCTCGCAAATCAAACGCGCCGAATAGCGTGGTTCCGTGAGCACGACTTTTCCGATCCGCATTACTATCTGGCCCAGCCAATTACCGGCTTCAACGGTGGCAAGCCCGAGTGGCACACAAAGCTGGGAACAGTCGTCAAGTTAGCGGATCCGACGGGAGACCATGTACTCCCTCCGAGTACGCTCAGTCCGAAGCTGATCGTCGCTATCGACTTCCTGTTGATTCTCAGTTCATTGGGCGTCATCTGGGACATGACGAATGGTCCGAGCGTGGGCGCGACGGCCGAAGTTTGTTTCGCAAACATTATGAACCGACACGTTCTCATGATACGCGGAGCCAATCAGCGCGTGTCTGCTTTCGCCGAGGCTATGTGTCAGAGCGTCGCGACTCCCAATCAGTTGATCGATCAGATCATCGCTGGTCAAACTCCGTTGACGGTAAATAGAGGAGACTCCTGATAGGAACGTAAATGAAAGAGCTTCGGAGAATCGGCCTCAAGAACATCATCTACTTTAAGAAGGCGTCTCTGTCCTTTCGCCCTGGTCTCACGTTCATCCTGGGCCGCAACAAGAACGCAGGTGGCAAGAAAGCGTCTAACGCGGCTGGTAAGTCAAGTCTTTTCTTCCCCGTCTACTCGGCCTTTGGCTTTTCCAATCCCATTGTCAAAGGCAAGCACGTTCTCAAAACGGTGTATGGCAAGAACTCGGCTACGATGCTGGAGTTCAAGAACGGCAAACATCTCTGGCGAATCGAAAAATCCAAGAGCAAGTTGAAGCTTTTCCGCGATGGGAAAGACATTCAGATTCGCACATCCACTCTAGCCCAAGAACGCATTGATCGTTTGCTGGATACGACAGAGGACGAGTTCTACAGCATCTATTACATCGACTCCAGTCGGCCACACCTGTTCCAAAACGGCACGTCCGCAGAGCGGTTTGCTTTCATCACCCGTATGTTCCGGCTGTCAGACATTGACGAGATACGCCGCAAGATCAAGTCTGAGATTTCCGACATGAACGTGGAGACCTCTACTCGGGAACGCTTGAAAGAGGAACTCGATCAGCTAGTAGCGGACTTCGATGGTAATGACATTGCAGACCTGAATGGACAGTATTCAGATCTCACGGAGAAGCAGAAGTCGCTTGTCAAGAAACAGGTGAAGCTAGAGCGACATCTTCATGTCCTAGACGTGGCGCGTTCCTTTGCGAAGCAGCACAAAAAGCTGAAAGCTCTGGAAGAGGAGTTGGGGCTTGGTACAACCGACATTACCGAGGCTATCAAGAAAACCAATCGGCTTCTGCGACAGTTTGAAGAAAGCAGCGAACAGCTCGGAGCATACAAGGCCTACCGCAAGAAGTGGAAAGAGCTGAGTGCAAAGCGCAAGGCTCTGCCGAGCGATGGGATAACCTCGGTAGCCGAGCTCAAGAAAAAGATACGCAGCATTGAGAATGACCTTCAGAGGTATTCGGACATAGAGAAACCTACCAAGCCCGACTCTCCTGGCGTTAGCGAAGGGACACTGGCAAAGTTGAAGAAATACGGAATCTCTCTCGATGCTTCCGGGAAGGAAAAACTAGCGAAAGCCATTGGTAAGTATGCTAGCCTCCATACCACGGCTAAGGAACAACTGGAAGAATTCGACCGACACTTATCCGACCACGACGTAACCAATTGTCCGACGTGTCACTCCTCTCTGTCGAAAGGAACCAAGAAGTCGCTTCGGCAAGCTCTTGCGGACAAGGCCGCGGATGCATACTCGAAATACGACGCAGTACGCGCGCTGCAAACTGTCTATGGCTCGGCAATGGAGTGGGTGCGTTACGAGAAGGATTTGGGAGACTACCAGAAGGCGCGCCGCAAACACAATGAGATACTTGCCGAACATGATCTAGAGGCGATGCGTTCGTTGCTCAAAGTCCTCGTCGCACTAGAGGAGCTGGAAGAGGTGGAGAAGCCGGATGTACCGGACGTTGAGCCAGAGGCGTTGCGAGACCGCTACTCTAAGCTCAAGGAACTGGCCGCTATCAGCCAAGCGATAACAGGTGTCCAATCAATGATCGACGAGGCGAAAGAAATCAAGGGCGACAAGTCGATCGCAGATACCTTAGAAGAATTGCAGGGCAAGAAACAGCAAATCGCCGATTCCCTCACCAAACTGAATACGCGGATCCCAGCATTACGGTCGAAGATCGACTTGCTGAAATCCAAGAGCAAACGCCACAGCGAGGTAGTTGCTCAGATAGGTGAGATCGACGCAAAGATAACGGATTTGCCTATATACAAGGCTCTGCTCGAAGCCTACTCAGCGGGTGGCCTGAAGCTGCTTCTGATTCGCCGACTGACAACTATGTTGGAAACGAACCTGAACAAATTCGCACAAGTCCTGTTCCGCGAGAACTTCAAGTTCCAGCTCGAAGCCGATGAGCGCAACTTTGTTGCTATTGTCAAACGCAAGCACTCTGGTCGAGAGCTGTCGTCGGACATCAAACACTTGTCTGGAGCCGAGCGACGAATCTTTGTGCTGCTGTTTTTGCTGGCCTTGCTTCCTTTGATTCCCCATCAGCGACGGTTTGACACACTCATACTGGACGAACCTGATGTGAACTTGGACCCGGACATGTTCGAGATTTTCCGTGACCGACTGTTGCCGATGTTGAACAAGATCGTTCCAAAGGTGGTTGTGATTAGTCCTAATCCAGCCGTTGTACCCACAGATGGTAAAGTAAATGTATTCACCGTTGTCAAACAAGGCAGCGAATCACAGGTCCTGGAGGGATACCATGAGTGAAGTAGTGAAATCAAACATTAGCGATCAGCTATTCGATGCTTGGTGGAAGTCTGAAGATGGACTTCGGGCGCTATTTTCAACGCTACCGACACCAGAAGCAATTGCGAAGCGAACCTGGAACGCAGCGGTTAAAGCCTTCGGTTGGAAGTCGAGTGCCGAGCACGGCCTACCGGAAGAAGTAGGAAACTACATGGTGGTATTGGAGAACAACCATATCATCCACGCGCAGTTGCTCCATCACAATCCCTATGATCCGCAGAGCCCGAAAATCTGGACAGCGGCTGCGTATGGGGAATTAGAACAAGAAGAGACCATGGACTACTCTGCCAGCGCGCGCTATTACTTCAAACAGCGGGACTCCGGTACTGCCGAAGCGTTGACCGATTCCCAAGTGCAAACGACGCTGAAAGAGGAAGTGGACCTCATGTTCTCTCTGTACTTTGTCGAAGGGCCATTGGCCGGATGCTTTACACCGATGGTGAACCCACCAAGAAAACGCCTCCCGGAATACCCGCAGTTGGCAACAAAAATCATCAACGACTTCGGGATGGGAATGACAAAGATCGCCTACTATCGACCATTGGAGATGCCTCAGTATGAAAGCACTGATAGCGATAACACACCACAATCTTGACTTCGTAGCGAACGCTGTCCAGCCGTACCTGCAACGGAACAAGGACGTGCTGCTCAAGACAATGGATATCGACGGGAAGCTACCTGGGCCAACCAAGAAGAAGGCCATTCTCCTGATACCGACCGTTGCTACTGTCAAGGCAAACGCCACGGTTCTGAACAAGTGTCCGAACGTCGTAGTTCTCGTCTTCGACGCCCCGTTGATGTGTGTCGAGCTGAAAAACGCCAAGATGCTCGATGTGGAGAAGAACACGCCGTCGTATGTCTTCAAGTTTCGACGACTAGCACCACACGATGTGTCGCACGCGGTATCCGCCGCATTCCGAAACGAGGAAAACCAAAAGCTCGACACCAAGGTATTGGATGTAGGTATGCGTTTGTTGAAACGGACGCGTGGCTCGGTGGTCTCGAAATTCATCACCTTCATGTACAAGATTCCGAACACGAACAGAAGGAATCAAGTGCAAGCTACGCTGTTTGACTTTATCTGGCGTGGGAAGATCAACGACGCGAAGGCCTACATCAAAAAGAACTACTCGAATACGCAGGCGGAGAACCTCGTCCTGTTTTTTGACACCGAGGACGCCAGAGCCTTCTTCAAGGCGATCGAGCATGTGAGAACCAAGCCTCGCAAGAGCTACGCCGAATTGGCGAAGCATTATCACGTCAACAAGTTTGATCTGACGTATTTCATGCGCTTCTGGAATGATCTGAAAAAGGAAAAGGCCAATGAAGACGATTGAACTGTTAGTAGGAGTTCAGACGATATTCCCTTCCTTGCCAGCCTCCGAATTGATCGTGAAGAAGACGTTCCTCTTCTCCCCACGGATGTTCTTAGCACGGCGCATTGCGAACATCTATAACGTGACCGATTACGACATGCTGGAGAAGCCATATTCAGACTATCTGGAATCTGCTTGGAGCGGCTTTGCGAAATGTGTTCCACACACCTGGGCCAGACTCAGCATACGTGTCATTGAGCAGATGGACAAGACTTCCTGGCTTGCCCGCCTGCTTGGCGTGAAGTACAACCATTTCGTTGTGGTTGGTCTCTCTCAGGAGGATGCCGAGTACGTTAGCCAGAAGATGTGCGACAAATACCAAGTAACCATATTCTCCGACGACAATGAGCCTGAAACTGCGCGAATTCGTTCAGATGTGCAATGAGCTCCGGGAAGGGATGGAAATCCCGGCCGAGCTTGTTCCCGAATGCCCTCTCACCGGACTAGACGGTGTAGCCGAGCTGGAGCTAACCTCGGAACACGTCATCCTTCTCTTCTCATTTCCGAGTGATCCGAAGTACTCCTATCTGCTGAGACATGCTTCTGATAACGGAATGGGCTTCCTGAACTACTCGGTGGGGGCCAATTACTTCTCATACAATCTCGGCACGATAATGGCACTTGGCGCTGTTCGATTGATAATCGACTTCGACTACGCGGTTGAAAACATGCAGCGGTACAATTGCATTTGTCTGATTGCGCAGATGGCGCGCATTTGCGACACTCCCGTTTGTCTAATCGCTCAGGATACCGCGAAGGCCAAGAATTCGTTCCTAGGCATGTTTGCCAACGACGGGATCCTAACCTTGCAACAATTCGACGCTGGCCTAGGCAAGGAAGCCAGCGAAGCGTCCGAGAATGAATTCACGCTTCCTTTCCGGATTGGAAATGAAGAAGAAGTGGTCTTTGATCAAGTGATAGTAGACTGGATAGGACGAGGCGACCGCGTCCTATGGTTGAAGAACTTGATACTCGAATCTGTGCAGAAGGCAAAACTGCGCCTAGACAAGGAAGTCCGATACTACGCGTCTATCAACGAAGACGCAAACCCGCGCGTCACCTCTCTGTCCGTTCAGGACAAAAAATCAACGAAGATACTTTGGAAAATCTGAGGAACAAAAAAGGCCTGCGCTGTACTAGCCACAGGCCTTCCTTGTCCTACTTGCCGTCGACGTAGTCTACGATTGCTTTGAAACCTTTCTCGGACGCGGCCTTCCGAATGACGTCCTTCTCTTGCTCTGTCAGATCGCCAATGTTCATGAGAGTAGCCAGGCTCTCATCTTCGTCATTGGAATCTGCCAGCATACTGGAGAAGGAGATGATCCGCGGAGACACTCCAGGATTGGACTCTTCGTTGGAGGTACTGGCTCCAGTGCTGGCGAGAGTTTCTCCCTGCGAGATTTGCATGAACTCCGACTGCATCCGTTGGTAGGCCTTTTGAATGTTGGGGTCCGTCAGCAGCTTCTGCGCCTCCGCTTCCGAGATAATCGACACCAGACCGCGCAACACCGACTTGCGGAAATGCGAGCTCTGCATGATCTGCTTCTTGGACACTTGCTCCGCGATATTCACGGGAGCGATGGTCGCCGGAACGACAACGGCGTCGTACCCTTGACCCTCGATCTTGGGAACCGAGAATTGAATGACCGAGCGCATCTCCCCTTTGGTCTGATTGAGTACCCACACCGGGCCCAGGTTCGATTTTTCCAGTTCCGCTATTGTGATTGCCATTGCTTTGATCTCCTTATGATTAACACGAACACATGCGTTTGTACGCTTCCTTGTACTGCCCTACTACTCCTTTTGCAAAAACGGACGACATCCCCAAAATCCTCAGGTGTGGTTCCCTCCTTACGCTTGGATGTTCCCGGTAAAAATCCCTCCACGTCCTCGTCAGCATGACCATCAAAGGCTTCCCTATCGACCAACGAATTGACGGTACTCGGAAGGGATACACAGAAGGTTGGAAGTTCCGATACCAGGATATGAGGTTTTCATCCTGGTAGGCACATGACCATTTGTAGTATTCGATGGATTGCTTATCGAGCCAATCGACCAAACGATTGACTATAAGTAATCTTTCGATTGCTCTTGTTCCTCTGTTCTTTTTCGATCTCACCTCCTCGATCGTGAGTCCTTTGCATTGTGCGATGTAGGACTCGGACAACTCTTGCGGGTCGGGGATACCGGTGTGTGCGATACATTTGTACGGAGCATATTGTCCGTACCACATGCACGCCTGTTTCTCGCACACGCCAATAGCGTCTTCTGTAATCGGACAAGCGAAATGTAGTTTCTCTGTCATTTCAGTTTGATGTACGACCGTTTTATTTGGTTAGCCAGGATCGTTCTGGCACGAGGTTTGGAAAAACGAGCGAGGCCAAAGTTTAGCGACTTGTGAGCAAAGTAGAACCCTATCAGGGTTGCATCTACTGCGTGATCTGGAACCGGCTTGCATTCCTTGTAGAAGTCCTCGATGCAAAAGAACTTGTTCAGGCAGTTCTTCCAAGTAGCCGCCATCAGGATGTGCATTCGATTGCCAGGAATGTTGTTCACCGCTGCCATCGTCAGGCCAAGCATCATGTTCACAGACTCTATTGTGGCTCCTCGAATGCGTGCCACGTACCTCTCCGCGATCACATCTGTCGGTTTTGAACGTCTCAGAATGCGGCTTAACTGAGACGAGAACTGTTTGGAATCTTCTTGCGTGCCCGATTTCAAATCCTTCATCAACTGCGTCATCATGCCACAACGCACTATCTTGTACTGAGTGCGAGAAATCTTGAGGAACGATAAACCGAAGTTGACACTACCTGGGTCTAGCGAAAGCAATCTGTGTTCTGTCTTGGACGCGGCTTTCAATAATTTTTTACTCATACCAGTATTTACAAGATTTGTGTTCTGTCACCATAAAATTACTGTCTGCAACCACGGGTTTTCGGAATCGATCTCATGCCAATTCTGATTCGTCAAACACGTTCACAGAAACCACGCAACAGAGGCGGAGTACTCGTTGCGCGTTCCTCCATTGATGCCGTCACACCGCTCATGCAGGAACAGACGAACAATGCCATGGCCGTGAACGGTTACCCTGTTCTCTTCTTCGCTCGCAAGAAGACAGGAGTACTTTGCAGTTGCAACCAACTCCAGCCAACTCCTTCTGCTCCCGGTGCCAATCAACCGCCAACAACTCCTGGCGTGCATGTGCTCGACCCGGAAGGGCATGGCACGCAGGAGTACATCGCTTCCATGCTCGAAGGCGCTTCCGTTCGCATCGGTAGATACGGCGAACGGCACAACACCTTTGATGTCGACTCCCAGAATCCTCAAAGAGCAGAACCTCACGGGCCACGCATTCGCAGTCTGGAAAAGACCGTTGAGACAAAGGACATTGACGATCCGTTTGCAGACGAACTCGAACCCTTCGACGAGAGCGAGCTGTTTGAAACGACCGGGATGTCCATTGGGTCCTCCAACCCTACTGGTTGTGGCGTGTGTCTCGGCACAGGTTTTGTCGGTGGCTACACGTTGGTCAACGGACATCGCGCCGTATATGACTGCCAATATCATTGGGCCTCTGCGACCGGCTTTATCCTCCACGCCGAGGAACGACCAATCCGATATTCCTACGCCGGTGGTAATGCCGAGGCCGAGATCGATGTTTTGCTGCCCAAAGGGGCCGTCTCCGTAGATGTCATTCGGCTGTGGAGCAACAAGGAAGCCATTGCTTCTGGCATTCGCTTCCTGCTTTGGTCGGGTGAGGACTGGGTAGAAGTAGGTGCCAATCTGTTGGACTACTGCGACGGCCAGATGCATCGTCTGCGTATCGTGTTCGATCTCATTCCCACAGACTTCTTCTTCACGCATCTGGAGCTGCAATTCAATCTTGGCAGTGTTCCGATGTATGCCGAGTTTGGGAAGTTGGTCGAATCCGAGAACTTGGATCTGCCGGAAAACGTCGATTCGATGAACGTGATAATCTCTCCGTTGATACCGAAAGTTCACCTCTACGACATAATTTTAGAGACGACATACGGACGTGCGTGGAAGCTCACAAACGTCCAAAACTTTGTGGATCGGAACAAGAATCCGTATGGGTGGGAAACGACTGCCAGACTCATTCAGAAGTTTGAACTGGCTGCCAATCTGACCATGCGTCCTCTGGTACAGCGCAGAGACAAACACGCTCTGCTACACGCTTTGCAACCTGGCGAAAGTACATACACGCCGTACCCAGACTACAAGCAGACAGAGGATAGGTAATGACCATAAGTCTTCGACCACCCAAGCGTCGGAAACTGAAGATGGATCCAGTGCATCGCTTGTTGCGTAAGGCGTATGAACTGAAGATGAAGAGTCCGATCGAACAACGCAAAGCGGCAATTGCGAGGAAGAAATACGTGCGCAAGAACAAATCAATGCTGGCGCGCAAAGCAAAGATTGCCCGACAATTTAGAAAACACTCGACGTCCAAACGGTGAGGTTGTAGAATGGCTGTCAAGATACTGCAAGAAAAAGGCATGCGCGATGTGCGTGCCCTAATCAATTCCGGTTCCGACGTGGAGAAGGTATCCAACTTCAATTTCCGGTCTCCGGAAGAAGTTGTTTTCTTTCTCAAGAAGCTCGTCGATACGGTCAAGCTCGATGACGAAAAACTGAAGGAATACGAGAAGCTCTACTCAGGTATGGCTTTCCCGGAGTTCTCTCACGTTCGTATCGAGAAGGCCGCGGACGCGTTCCGGGTTACCCGAACCGGGGCGCCGACGACTTTGAGACCGTCCCCGATCGATCTCAAATCTCCGGCCGTCCAAGTCACGGATGACATCAAGGTAACGAACATCAAGAAGATCAAGGATTCGTTCGATGTTATCCGTTCGCTGCAAGACAAGCTGGAAATCCTCGATACGATCGAGGTTCAGATCCAACACATGTTCCGCAACGAGCGTACTCCTCTTACCAAGTCGGTGAAGGAGTCGAAAGACAAGGTACAGAAGTCGCTGGATACGGCTCTCAAGTTCCTCAACAAGACAGCCACCCGGAAGGTTCCCAAAGCCTTCTCCGAACACGTCAATGCGATCATCGATCTGGTCCTCAAGCGTCTCGACAAACAATACCGCAACGTCAAAGAGACAACCTATCTGACGTTAGAGGAAGAGAACCAGACAGGTGCCGACTTCTTCGTCTTCCACACGTACTTCCGTTTCCAAGATTTGGACAACGGTGACGGTTACATCTACCCCGAATACTACATTGTCTTCACGGCTGTGATCGATCCCAAGATGCGGATGAGAATGTACGTGAACACGATGCACAAGTTCCGTCCGCCCGGCCAATTCAAATACGGCCACTCTTTCACCGATCGCAAATCTGGTAGTCGCGAGCTCGAAGCTCTGTTGGACGTCGATGAGCTTGTTGATGCTCTGGAACCGCAAAAGGTTCCCGTTGGCGATACCGGGATCGATGTCGGCAAATTCTCGGCCAAACAGTTTATCACCAACGTCGAGGTGGTTGATGATGTCATCCGTATCTCCTTCAACAGGAAGGTGAACAAGAAGAACGTCAAGGAAGTGACCATCAAAGTGTTCCAAGACATACGTGGCTTGATGTCTACTCGTTCCAAGAGCCAGGTCAAATACAAGATCGCGCAGAACAGCAACAATGCTTTCGTAGCGGAATTCAAGCTCACTTTGCCTCCGTCGGAACAGATGCGTGAGAAGATGCTGGACGCGACCAAGATCAAGATTCTGAAGGAGAAGTTCTCGTTCGACGATGCCGACATTCGCAATCTCATGAAGATGTTGCATCGGGAGAAGTAACATGAGCATTGGCTACCGTGTAATGATGAGAATAAAAACTCTGGCAGCCAAGAAACACCCGGTCGTCCTAGCCCTTGACGATTTCGCACAACGTCTGACAAAACAGGCAAACATGGCGAAACGAGTCAATCCCCAGGACGCGAAAGAATTGCTAGCCGAGGTAGCAGAAGCCAAGCAACTGGCGACACGGATTCAGGAATTGCATGAGAAGCAGCAATCCATTCAAGCTACCGAACGAAAGGTACAAGATCAATTGACCGAGATGCTGAAACAGGCCTCGGTGTTCGTAACAGTTTCGGAGGACACAAAATGAAACTGCAAGTCTTTGCGCGTCTGCAGAAGATACAAACGGCCGGAACCTCCGGCTATCGTCTTTTCGACCAAGACGATGGCTTTGCTTTCGGTTATCACTTGGCGAAAGCGGCAGGCGCTTCCCGGAATGGGGTCTACGAGGTAGACACGTTTTTGATCTGTCTCGCACTACTCAATCGTGAGAAGATGAAGAAAATTCTGAACAAGAAAATCATTCAAGCGGCTGTTCAGAAGGGATTGAAAGACCCTTCAGATGTTTTGCAATGGGTCAAGAAGTCCATGAAGCATCAAAAATCCAAGCCCGAGCTTACAGAGGGGAACGAGGACAAGTTTGACAAGTGGGATCTGGAAAACGACAACATCCACTACATGATCCAGACGATGGCCGATTGCAATGAGTACAATCCCTGGCCCATCAACTTGACAGAACCAATCCTCCTTTCGTATCTGTCTGGCTATCGTGTTCCGCCAAGGCTGATTAACGCCTTCAAGGCCTGGGTTGCCTACGAAGAAGCAAACGGCACGAAGAAGAAATTCCTCGATTACTTCAAGGCCTTTATCAAGGGAATTGAACGCGGCAAGCTCGACTATCGCGTACTGATATCGCCTTCAATGATGCGCAGCTATCTCTTCGGCTTGGAAGGCGGTTCGAGCGCAAACATCGAACGAGAGCTTGTCCTGATGGGACTCTCGACCAAGGAAGAAGTGAAATCACTTCCCTTCAACAAGATTCTCAAACGCATCGTAGCCGAGTGGCAAGGCAAGTGAGTTGAGGTAAAGATTTCGCAGGGTGCAAGACCGTAAGACAAAGCCCTGTAACCCGCCCGAGAGGGCAATTACAGGAGAGTATCATGTCCGTTGTTTGCAAAATGAAGTGCCATGGAACACCGCAAGGTGAACAGATCACCGACCAGCCGCAGAAGGTAGTCTTAGGCGCCGTGTGGGAACCAGACGACGGCAAGAGGGAATTGCCAGAGAACGCAGTATTCGGCAAGGCCACTCCGTGGGGCGAGATCACGATGGGAATAGCTAACCCGGCAGCGAAGGAATTCTTTGTTCCCGGTAAGAACTACTACGTGACGTTCACGGAAGCGGAATAACAGTAGGTGTGGGTCTCTTCGGAGACCCACCTTTCAAGGAACACATATGTCTTTTGCTCATTCAATTGACCAGATCAACGTAGGAGCGAACGCGCAAGCGGACGTTACCTTCACGCTTCCCGTAGAGCCTGAACAGCTAGCTGGTGCTCAGGTGGCTTGGGACATTCTGGACTTCGAAGGAGCCGTTTGGAACAGCGGTGAAGCAGCCAGTCTTGGCGTTACTCCCTCGGCGATGCAGCCTGGGATGTACAAGATCACTGCGGATGCCACTATCAGCGTTCCTTCCCGACTTCCCGTCAACGCAAGTGGCACACGCTATCAGTTGCGTTGGACGCTCAAACTGAAAGACGGCAGAGAGTTCCCCGCTTTCGACAATTTCACGGTCTTGCCCATCTCCGAAGTTCACCAAGGCCCCGTTTCCGTCGTAGAAATCTTTGGCAATACGGCCTACCTCAATATCGTACTGCCGAAGAAATACCCGATGGTAGCATACGAGATCTACAAAGGGAACGCAAAGGTGAAGGACGCTACTATCGCGGCCAACATCAATGACCCTACTCCCGTAGCCGGTGGCTTTGTCTATAACGCTCAGATCAATACACAGACGTTTGCCGATGTAGGTGTAGGCCCATCGTTGGAGCCGTATCTCGTGATATGGCGCTACGGCGAGTCGAACGCGATCTTCCAGCAGGAGACAGGGGAACTGTACATGGTTACTCCCTCTGTTGTCGGGGCTCAGCAGGAGATCGTTCGCTTCCTTGCTAAGTCCTATACCGATGCGGGTATCGACCCAGGTACAGAATTCTCCCCCGAAGCTATCATGTCCTATCTTCGCATGGGACGCGACCAATTCAACGCAGCCGTGATGCCCACAGAATTCACCATGCTGAATGCGATTAGCGCCTTCCGCTACTTCTGGTTGCAATACAGCATTGCGTATGCTTGCAGATCACAGTACCTGGCCGAAGGACTGAGAGCTTTCAACTTCTCCGGACAGGTAGTAACGCTGGATATCGATCGTACTCAGTTCTGGGACAGTCTGGCTACCCAGCTGGAGACGTCGATGTCCGAACACATTCGCAATTTCAAGACCAATCTGTACAAGCGAGGCATCGTGCGAGGGGACGGCAGCAACGTTCTTGGTTTGCAGCCGGGGGCCATTGGCAGCATTGGAATTTCCATCAGTCCTGTTTCGCCAGTCCGTGGCACGCTGGGTATGCCTGGCTATGGACCATTCCTTCGATAGGAGAGTAACATGATCAAACAAGTAATGGCGAGATTGCAACATAAGGAAACGTCGGCGATAACAAAACAAGAGAAGCTGGCCGTTAATAATCTCGTCGAGAGGTTACGCCTCCGTGGTCTCAAATTCGACAAGTCGTTTGTTCATGAATTTGGCGGCCATATCGTAGTCCTTGCGCTGAGAGACTCCTCCGCCAAATCAGGTAAGATGGCCTCCAAGATCATACAAGACATCCTGAAAACGGAAAATGTCCAGTTCGAGGTTGAGATCAACCGAACGCTGCAAGATGAAAAACGCTATGTAAGTTTGACGATCGAGCATCCTAATCGTGGAACCAAATACTCTTTCTCTTTCATAACAATCGACGAATTGTACGGTATGCTGTACCTCCAATTCTGAGGTCCCGAGGATGATCAAGATTCTCAGTTACTACTCCGGTGAAACAGGTTTCTACTCCGTTGCGTATCCGACGCAGGACAGCGTCCGCAACCTACACGACTTCCTGACAGGTGAGGTTGGGGTGGATGCGGAGAGGCTTGACGCTCCCAGCACGTGGCACGTCACGATCATGACGAGCCCAGACTTCGCACCGAAGAAGCGGGACATTCCAGTCCTCGATCGCAATGCAATGTTTCCGGCCTCTGTCAAGAAGTTCAACTATTGGGGAGGACACGACAACAAAGGTTACATTGTAGCCGAGTTGGAAAGCCCGGCACTACTGAAGCAGCACGAGTTCTGGAAGGGACTCGGTTGCAAGCACACGTTTGACCCCTTTACTCCACACGTTACGCTTCTGACCAAAGGAAACGCGGCCCCGATAACCGCTAAGCTGTGTAATTTGATGTTGCGTCGCAGGAGTGCTCCAATCCACATGGAATTCGGGGCGCACAATTTCGAGGATTTCAACGACTAAGGAGGACACGTGCCATATTTTCTGTTGCAGATAGCGCCTATATCTCAACTTTGAAAGGATGGTGATCCCGAATAGGCGGTGTGAGGCCTTTTGAACATCACACGACTTGCAGCCACCTAATTGGTAGTCGACCTATGCAAATTTCTTTACGGGTACATTGCCCAAACTCTAGGAGATTTAGATGCAAACTCTGAACAAACGTCGTATCGTCGATAGCTTCAAGGAGCGCATGAAGTCCACCATCGTGGCGAACATCCACGACTTCCGTGCTCTGTCCCCGACAATCGCCAAGGTCGTTGTCACCTTCAATACCAAGGATGCCGATCAGGACACTTTGCGTGAGGCGCTTGCCCACGTACTCGACCACCGCGTCGTCCCGATCGAAGGTTCTTTCCGCTGGGTGCACAGCTTCTCCCTCCCGGCCGTGGTTGGCTTCGTTCGCAAGAATCGCGAGATTCGTCCCATTGAGGAAGCCAATTCCAAGGGCATGAAGGCCCTTGCGTCCAATCTGCTGATGGATTCTGTCGATGAATCCCTGTGGGAAGTTCGCAGCGGTTCCAACGGTCAGAAGATCCTCGTTCGCCAAGAGATGGAAGACCTGTCCGAGCTTCTGGTGACCGCTTCCATTCGCCAGCACAATGCTCCGAAGCTGTCCAGCATTGGCAGTGACGTGTCGCGTGGCGAGTTCGTCTCCTTCGTCGATCCCAAGCTTGAAATCTCGCGTATCGGTTACGTCCTGGCCGTCGAAGGGGACAACGTCGAAGTGATGCCCTACGTCTCGCAAGAGGAACAGCAGGACTTCGATCTCGTTCAAGACGATGTCGAAACGGATCCGGCTACCGCGCCGAACGAAGGCGAAGAAATGCGTGGCGAAGGCAACAAGGTCGCCCAGCGTCTGTACGAAATGGAAGCTCCGGTCCACGTTGGCCAGGACTTCCTGACAGATGCCGCTACTCTGAACGGCACCGATGTTCAGAAGACAGTCGCCGCTCCGGCGAATCCGAACGTCAAAGAGCACATGCTGGACTACTACAAGAAGATGTTCAGCTACGCTCCGGACTATTACGAGCAAATCAAGCAGATCATCGAGGGACGGGCTGCAATGTAAGGGACGAAGGGTGGTCGAGACCACCCTTCCCTTTCTTGGGACCAAGCCTATGGACAAAGATATGAGATACCGTGACGTTCAGAAACGATTGCAGATGGCCGACGTGCGTCTTGCTGTTCCCAAATACGAGGAGCAGTTCAATGACATCGACTATCGAGTCATTCAGTGCGATGTTCTGTCGCACTCTATCCAAAATGCTTCCAAGGAGTTCGTTGAGTTCTGCTCTCGAATAGACGACCAAGAGTTGGGACAAACTCTGGCGCAGTACATGCAGAACAACGACTTTGGCAAGCTGTCCGATTTCTTGGCGCAAGGGCACGCCAAGATCGATACGCCAGACATGCGAAAACTGCAAAGCCTCTTTTCCAAGCTTCAGCGCGACTACCTCACGTTGCTTGGGCACTGGAGTCAAATAAGCAGGATGTCGCGCGACCTCCACGATTCGATCAAACGTCTGGTGCACTGACATGAGATACTCCGCTATTCAGAAACGTATGACCGTCGCGGCTCCGGTAACAAGGGACGAAGTTAAAACAGTTTTTACTGAGCAGAAGGTCGGCCCGGCTAACAAATCTGTCAAGGGCGCGACCGTGCGTACAATCAAAGACAAGTTTCGCGGACGCGTTCCCCGGGACCAAAGGCTGTTTGTACGATTCATGGACACTCTTGGTTTCAAATCGGAGTGGAGCAATCAAGCCAGCGCTTGGGTCTATTACTGAGGAACGTATATGCCTACCACCTATATCAAGAAGCTAGCCAAGCAAGGCAAAGGAACAATCCAAGCGCTTGAGAAGAAATGGGCCAAGGCCAAGAAGCTTGCTGCTGAACAAAAGCACAAGGACGACTACCCATATATTACGGGCATTTTCAAAAAAATGGTGGGGGCAAGTTTTTACCTACGTGTTCTCTCCCGTATGTGTGAGACGGCCGCTCCCAGGAACAACATTTGGTTTGGATTGCGTAACCAGACAGACGTCATTCGGATGGCGAAGGCGTTCGGCTTCAAAGGAACCATCAATTTCAACGCCGATTGGACAGTCGTCCGAAAGGAAGGCGAGGTAGAGATAGGCTACGATCCGGAAGAAGGGTTCGCCTTCTACGGTGACAAGAAGGTAGTGGCGGACTTGCTGAAACGGATGTTTCCTAGCGTCCGTATTAAGGTTGCGGGCACTGACGTCTACGTCAAAGGTATTAAGTGGTACTAGTCAAGGAGGTTCAAATGACATATAGCAAAACGATCAAGCGTCTGAAAGTGACCGCGGATGATCAAGCACAATTCCCAGCCGGTGTTCGCATTACTAACAAGTCTCTCGCACGCGCCGAACACGTCGCTGCGAAGATCGGTCTCGAAGACGATACTGACGGACATAGACTGCTAGTCGGGCTTTTGGCTTATGCGGCGGAGCACCCGAAAACCGCCGCTCGCTTTCCGGACATAGCGGCCAACGCTGTCAAGATGAAGCACAATCTGTCGCTCGTAATGAAGGCTCTAGCGCGGAGCAAGTAACCCGGAAAGGGAAGTCATGTTGGGAAGTAACATTGTCAGAATTGACAGAAGAGAGCGGACGAAGAAGACAAAGAAACAGTCCGCTCCATTGATGTTGGAAGACAAGCGACCGAAGAGCCTTGAGAGAATCAAGAAGAAACGCTCCAAGAAGATTCTGTCGCTTGACCAGCAGAACAAGAAGCTGAAGAAGCTGGGTTCTACCTTCGGCGTCAAAGCGAAAGAGGTCTACGACCTGATTCAGAAGGGTGACATGGATAAGGCCATTGTCACCTTCCAGCGTCAAATGCTGGCGACGCTGATGCGCTTGATCCCGATGGCCGAGAAGGAGTACCGCAAGTACAAGAAGGAATACACGGCCTACGCCCTGAATTCCTTGATCTCCCAGGCTAGAGAACTCACATCGGATATCCAAGCCTCGGACGATAGAGCTAGGCTTGCAAATACGCTGGTGATGGATGTTCTCAAACCGGCCTTCCAGCAAAGCGTGCAGGAGATGATTAACACACACTACGCTTTGAAGATGCGAATCAAGTCCAAGGTCAAGAACCCTGATCTTGTAGAGGACGCCGTCGATAACTGTGCGAAGGAAATAGCACAGTTCATGAACGAAGTGTTCAGAACCACGGCCGAGCAAATCAAGCAGTCACTGACCAAGTGAGGATACTATGAAGCAAGTTGCAGCGATCAAAACACTCACAGTTGATACTCACCGTCAAGCTGTGCAAGACGTCGAACAGGTCTCCCCTAGCGTGAATGTCCAAACGCAGATGAAGGAACAACCGGACGAACTAATCAACCGGCTAGCCTCACAGTTCCGCAACTATGGTGGCGAGGTAGACATTGCAGTTACGGATTTGCCTGAAGGTCAGAAGAAGCATTGCTTGATGTACACTCGGGATAGCGACTGGCCTGCGACGTATCCTGTCTCCAGCGAAACAGAATTCTGTCTTGAGTACGACAGTCTGCTCAAGACCTGGAAAGCTACGGGTCGTCTGTTCGGACTGCTGGTCAATGACGACATGCCACCGGAAGCCTTGCTGCATTCGTTGCAGAATCGTGGCCATACAAAGATGGCACCGAAACAGGCCTTCTTCAATTTCGCCATCAAGTACGCGGAACGCTACACAGGCGACCATCGTCTGATGCTGTACAAGCTTGGCATAGAGCTTGTTGCTATCGGCACGATGGTTCTGTCGACGGGACCGGACGAGAAGATCATTGCTACCTGGGTGTCTGGCTCCGATCCCGGCTTCTGCGTCTACTTCTCAGTCGAGCAAACACCTATCAGCGAGAGGCTCCTGTTTGGCTTCTTCCCTGAGCCGGCAACTCACACGTTCCTCGCAGACCCGGCTGGTTTCCTCGGTGTGGTTCAACTGACAGAAGAGTACCAGCTGCGTCTGAAACAGTTCACCGTACAATGTTTCCTTCCCGCGGCCGAGTAGTACGTATCAAGAGAGCGGACTACGGGGACGACTGGGAACGTACGGCTGAAGAGGTGCTAGAGCGAGACAACTATACCTGTCGAGACTGTGGCAAACCCGTCCGTCGTACTTCGCTGCGAGCCGTGCACCACATCATTCCGCTGTCGCGTGGTGGTACGAACAGGAAGAACAATCTGAAGACGCAATGTGATGATTGCCATGCAAAGAAGCATCCGCACTTGCAGAAACAACCCAAGCGCGTAGAACGTTTCAAGACGCCGACAAAAGCTTCTGTGAAACGATTCTACACCAAGAAATCCTATCGGATGTAGGGAATGGACAACAAGGACCTGATACTGTTAGGCGTACCCGAAGAGGACATTGCCGAGCCGACCATCTACAACTATCCGTCCAAGTTCAACCCCAACGCCTTTGTTATCTGGGACAAGATCCTTCAACTGTCGGATGTGGAGAACGCTACCGACAAATGGGACTTTGTCATCCGCAAGTTCGTTGCTCAGTGCCGGATGCGGCGCATCCCTATCTATCACAAGAAATTGGATCGCACGGACAACAACTGGATCATCGAGTACTGCCGTCTTCGCCGCAAGAAGATTACACGGTTCTACGACCAGATGGGTGTCTTCACTACGCAGACCCGGATTTTCAAACTCGGTGTGATGCGTGAGTATACAACGATGCACAATGGCTTTTGGATCGAGGCCACCATCCCGGTACGCCAAATCGATCTACGCGCCACGGTAGAGTTGCTCAAGTCCTATCGCTTCTTTCCCGATCTCAATGCGGAGAAGCACAGCGACGTTGGCTACCGACATTGGCATCGTTGGCTGATAGGCGAGATTGGTAAAGTAGACTTACGGTTTGCTGCTTCCGGGAACGAAACGGCTGAATTCGGCTACGCCGTCTACGTTCCCAGATTGCCCTTCCTGAGCCTTGGGCCAAATGAACAAAGAACGCGTCAGCCGTTACTTGACGAGTTCGTAGACCGCTTTGTATGGAAGCCTTTGACCATAGCTCATCGGTTCCGCAATATCCCGTATGGCATTTTGTTTTGAGGAGCAATCATGGCCGAGAACATTAAAGTTCTTCGCACAATAGAAGACCGGATCGACTCGTTGGACGAGGAAATCCAAAAGATGGGCGAGACGGTTCCGCGCCGTGTCATCGAGCTTGTCTCTGATCTGAGAAGCTTGTTAATCGAATACCGGACAACCGTTCGTTCCGACGAGCAGCGTGCCGAGTTGCTCGACAAGATTCGTTCTTCCTTTGAAGGGATGCCGTTGATCGAGGCAGCCCAGATAGCAAGCGGGCTATACACACGTGCCTTCTTTGAAGGCGACGGAGACGTTCTGTTTGGGCAACAGCTGTCGACATGGCTGTGCGACAAGTTTGCCAACCAACCGACAGCGAACATAGATTTGTGGAGGCAATTCAAATGAAACTGAGAATCCTAGCGGCACGCGAGAAGGAAATCGACATCAAGAAACTCGGCGTCGCCAAAGTCCTTCTCGGTGGTAAGAAACACAAGGGCTCACAGGAATTCGTTGCCTACGCTATGGTGGCTGCGAAGAACTACATCTTCAATTCGCTGTACAGCCCGGCCTTCTACACACTGGCACTTGAGCACAAGGCCTTCACAACTGAGGAACAGTACAAGGCCGCTTTCCTGGAGGTAGGTAAGCTGGCTCTGGCGACGCGTATTCGCAAGATGCGTAACAGCTTGATGATGTCCATTCCGACCACGGTCGTGAATACCAGCTCGCCTTACTATCCGCCGATGGGTAACAGGAACTACGACGCCAGTCAGGGCGACGTACTCGAAGATTTTGTCAAACGGGCTTTGGAATTCGCCCCGGAATATTTCGACGTCGACAAAACCATCGACGTGACCGTTCCTGTGGATACAGTGATGGCGCACGAGATCGTGATTCCGGGCTTCAATGTCTCGTCGGAGTACAAGACCAACTTTAAGAACTCCGTGAAGCGTTTCCGCTTTGTGTGCCCCTCTGTGATAGAGTCCGTGAAAGCGATTCACGGCCAGAGATTGACACACTACGACGCGGATGGGAACCCGATGGTTCCTACAACGCTCGAAGATTACGCCGGCCGCACAGACGAGGAAGGTCAGCGGCACCGTCGCGAGTTTATCGAGTGGGTGGTTCGTAATCGCCCGATTATGGCCTACATTGACATTTTGCTGGATCAGCAAACTCTCCTCAGTATCACGAACAACGACACCTTCGATACAGTCCAGAATCAGACAGTTGGTGCCTGGGCGCACAACCTCCTTCAGTACGCCTTTACTCCCGGTTCGGACTCGGAACTTGTCGATTCGGTACAGGACATTTCCAAGATCTCGTCCTTCAACAAGACAAGTCCGGTACGTGAAGTTGCTCGTACTAACGCTGATGGCCTATCCATTACCAGTTCTGGCGACCTGCGTTTCCTACCTATCGTCGATAAGGGTGAGCAGTATGAAGCGGATGTTGAAGATCGTGGTCGTCAGGATGACGGGGACTGGGCATTAACGGACCCGAAGAATCCGCGTTCCTTGAAGAAGGAAGTTGCCGAAGATGGGACAGAACGCTTCACCTCCAAGCGCAGTTTGCGTGACCAGATCATCTACACCGATCTGAAATACGGCAAGTTCTGCTACACCGATACGGAAGGTAAGCTCGTTGTCCAGGATATCGAATCGTGGCGTCCGGCCGCGTTGAACTCGATTTCCAAAGTCATGAATTACTTGCTGGACGCGAGCTCGACCAAATCAGAGGCAGCCTGGAATGACGTGTCGCGTTGCTGCAAATACGCAAGGGACAATGGCTTCACATTGCCACAAGATGAGATCGACAACGCCTCTCGACTGTTCTACAATCTGGGTGGCACCCGGGAACATCAAGGGCAATTGATCCGGGCCTTGAACGAGGACGGTCCCGAAGCCTTTGTTATTCAACTGACTCGACACCTCGCCTCCCTGTACGGTAGCGAAGTGAATTTGGATCGACGTACTCCGCTGACAGAGCCTGAGAAGAATATCGTTGGCGAGTTCTACAGCAATCGGGGTGTTCGGCTTGGCGACATCGGTCCCGCACCGTATATCCCAATGCTCCGCTTGGTCTATCTGCAGGTCAAATTCACGCATGACGCGTATCACGCTAATCCGGACGAGTTCATTCGACACTCCTCTGTCGTTTCCATGATGCGTGTGGTAGCCATGGCCACCGTGATCGAGAAATACGGTAGCCGTGTCGATCAAGTGAAGCAACAAGACCAGCAAGAGCGGGCCGTGTATCTCCAGCCAAACTTGGCGGACGTAAAGGGGCTGACAGTCGAAGGCATCCCCTTCGTCAAAGGTCTGCGTTTGATGCCCCACCAAGTGAAGGCGTGGAACTACATCCGCAATAGTCCTCCGAACGAGGTACTCGACGTTTCCGCCGGTGGTGGCAAGACCATATTGGCACTGATAGACATCTGGTACAACCAAGGGAAGAAGAACGTCAAGAAACCCCTGATCATGTGTCCGACCTATCTGGTCAAAAACTACTTTGCAGATGCGGCCTACGCCTCTCAAGGACGTGTGAACGTTGTTGCTATTACTAGCGGCACGTTGCGTCGTTGGGGGCGTGACAAACTGACGAACATTATCGAGAAGGCTCCGATCAATACCATCTTCGTTGCCGGTTTCGATTTCTTGCGTGGTGGTATCAAGCGCATATCCTACGGTGCGAAGCGTATCCAGATTTCGGAGAACGCTGAGTTCCTGCGTCAGTTTAACTTTGACGGATTGTGGATCGACGAATCGCACATGCTCAAGAACGATAAGAGCTTGCGCACGCGTTCCGTGGCACGTTTGATAGCGGGCATCCCATATCGTCGTGAAATGACCGGCACGTACAACCCGAACGACTACCGTGACGTTGTCGGTCAGTTTGGATTGATGGATCCGTCTGCGTTCGGAGACATGGACAACTTTGTCAGCGAGTACGCCGAAGAGGTGAAAGGCGGACGGGTGTATGCGTGGAAGCAAAACGCGGCCCGCAAGATTCGCGAACGCATGTCTGAGCATTCGGCCTACATCAAGATCGGACGCAAGGAATGGGCCTCGTTGCTTCCTCCGCGTATGGAACCGGTTCTGGGACCCGACGGCCAGCCTGTGATGGGACCGGATGGTCAAGTACAGAAGCAAGGCACCGAAACATTCCACCCCGTCGAACTGACAGCGGCCCAAAGCGATCTATACAACGTATTGCTTGAGACCTCCTTAAAGGAGATCCAGGAGCAGATGGCCAACGACCCCAAGATGGCGCGTCTGATGCGCGCTATCGAGGAAAAGGGCGATGGCGACGAATCCGTCGAGGAAATGGAAGACGATTTGATGGAACAGCTCCTGGGTGTGTATATCCAGCGCCTGGAACGGTTCCTTACTGCGCCAATGGCCGACGAAGCTTCGCAGAACGTTCTGACACATCCAGAAGATCGCATGAGCCCGAAGGCCCGAGCCGTGATCTCTATCTGCGAGCAACATCTGAACCGCAAGATTCCCGGCAAGATCATCGTCTTCACTCAGTACGTGGAATCGGCGAAAGCTATCTACGAATCGCTGCCTTCCCACATCAAGGATAGGGCCCTGTTGTATCAGGCCTCGAAGTACCGGGAGCAGACACTGGCCGAGTTCAAGAGCAACCCGGACAAGCTGATCATGATCGGTTGCGAGAAGTCGCTGAATACGGGTCACAACTTCCAGTTCGCCAGTCGTCTCATTCGTGTGGAGAGTGTGTGGAACTGGGGCCAGTTGGAACAGGGTGAATCGCGCGTCAACCGTCCGAATGCGAAGATCGAAGAATTCAGAACAGCGATCTACGTCGACTACGTGTTCGTGAACAATACGATCGACGTGACGAAGATGGCTCGGTTGATCTCGAAGGCTGTTGAGTCTGCTAAGTTTAACGAGGCAGAGGACGAACGCTTCCAACAGTTGCCCAGTCTGGAACCTGTCAAGATGAGCCTGAAGGTGATCGAACAACGGAACGATTTCCGCGATCCCGAGCATGGCCTCATGGAGCACTTCAACACCTTCCAGGACATGAAGGTACTGGAGGAAATCACCTACCAGGAGTTCCGCGAGAATCCGAACAACCGGACGGAACCTGCCGACATCCCCGACGGCCCAATACTGGAAGGAAGTGGCTTCCTCAAGGAAGTGCCGTACGTTCCCGAAATGGAATTGTATGCTCCAGAGGAACTTGGATTGGTTGCCTTCTCCGACCATATCAACACTCTGCCCGGAGGGGCGCGAACCGCCGATCCGACAGGTTGGAATGTTCATACGGAATACGGTGACGGCACGGTGCTTGGTTTCCGACGCAGAGAAGATGGAACCATTACCAGCCTCCGCGTTCTATTGCCGGGTGGGCAGGCCGATACTATTCCGGTCACGCGTGTGTGGGTGATAACCAAGGAGTCCGATTCTCCCAAGTCGATACGTCAGCGCATCGCTGAGTTGCTGGCCACCGACATTTCTGGAACCGAGGTTGAATACGAGGCCCCTCCACCCTCCTCGCGTCCGATCAAGACGTTGAAACCGACCAAGGAAACGCCGCGCAAAACTGGCAAAGGCCTGGTCAAGTTTGACGAGATCGAGAAGAACGAGGGTTTTGCCCTCGAGGTAGCGTCAGTGTTCGAATCCGTGGCCTTTGTTGTGAATATCAACGACCCAGATACTCCAGTTGAGGAACTGAAACGCGATGGTTGGATTTCGCCTCGACCTTTCATCTACGCCATGATGCGTGGACCGAAGACAACGCGCGCCTTGATCGAGAAGATGGAAGAGCAATTCGAGATCCCGGAGCCCTTTGCGAGTCACCTAGAGGACACTATCGGCAAGATGAAAGAAGCGGGTGCCGGTACCGGCTCGGGACGTCAGGAGTTCTTCTCGTTGCTGCAACCCGGTGAGATTCGTAACTTCCTGTTGGAGAACCACCGGACTGCTAAGCCTGGACAGGTGAAGCCCTACATCATCGTCCACGACGATTACTTCCGTGGCAAGCCCAATCCGGCGATCTATGTTTGCTTGGATAAGAAATCGAATCCGGAACTGATGAAGGTTCGCAAGATCGTACAGACGTCCAAAGGCCCGGTTATCTGGAAGGAAGACCTCGGTCAGGACAAGCTCTGGAAGTTTCTGCCGAAAGGCAAGAAGGAAGCAGCTAAATACTTTGGCCAGCTGTCTTCCAAGTTCACTATCAGCAATAAGGCCGAAGTTGAGAACGCCATTCGTAACATTTTCGTCGTAGGAGGTAGGTAATGCTAACATCAGACCAAATCGCTGGTATTCAGAATTTTCTGCAGAACAAGGGGATGCTCGGCAATCACGTGAAAGGTGAATGGGACCTGACAACGGCCCGCTGCTATGTCACGTATGCCATCTACACAGGCCTCGACCGGAACAAGGCTCAACAGCAGCCAACGGACCTGTCTCAACTACCTGCTGAACTGCAAGACGCACTGGCCGGAGTGATGTCGCTGTCGGAGGATGTCAAAACCGAGTCGACCAAGGAACTGTCTTCGGAGGAAGAAGATGCCGCAGAGAAGGCTCTTGACGAAATGGCTGACGCTAACTCGACAGAGACAACAGACGTTTCAGACGAGGAACTGGCAGCTCTCGCAGCCGAGGCCAACGCAAGCACAGACGCATCTTTCGATCCCGCTTCTTCGGACGCGCGTGACCCTGAAGTAGCCGTCGCGGATGAAGAAATCGAGACCATGAAGTCCCCTTTCGAGCAATCTTCGGACGAATAATCAAGCGGGTGGGGCTGAAATAACGCCCCTCCCGACTTGTAAATGAGACTTACAGAACGTATCCGCAAGGGTAGCATAAATGACAAAAAGCCTATTTGGCAGTAACTGCAAGTCGTACAACTATAAGAACGATGTCCCTGAGTTCATTGCGAACGCCGACAAGCGTTGCCTCCCGTTCAACGTCAAAATTCGTGTGCCTGATACTTGGAAGAAATCCAAGTGTCGGGTTCTTTGCGTTATCGAGCACGTAGATAGCGCAGATATTGAAAAGAAGCGGCTATGCTCCGCCACCTATGGCACGGTACTGGAGAACGTCTTCGGACTAGCTGAGGACTACGTTAGGCACCTAGACGTTCCCAAGTACGAAATCGCCGTTGCCAATTTCAACTTCTTCCGCACGTATCACATCAAGGACGTCAAACTGCGTAATCAAGCAGATCAGGCGGCCGCTACTCGCATTCGCAAACTTGTCAAAACCCTCCAGCCGCACAAGGTAATCATATTCGGTGACAACGCAGCGGAACAGTTGCTGCCCAACGTCGAAAACATCCGTCTGCTACGTGGGCACAAACACAAGATAGACGGCGTCGAATACTACTCCTCCATTGACCCCAGCGTCGGCTATTCCAAGTCTCGTGGTGACGATGACGAGGACGGCAACGTATCGGATCTCAAGGAAGAGACGACGTTGAAGTACTGTAACCTCCTAGGTTACGTCTCCCGCACAGTTGCTGCAGCCCTGATCGGAAAAATACCGTATCCAATCGACGTAGTGCCGAATCCCGTGCTAGTCGACAGCATAAAGAAATTCGACAAGCTCTACAAGCGATTGATGTCAGAGAAGGTGATCGCCTGTGACATTGAGACGGAAGACTTGTCGCGTGTGACAAACCGTCTGCTCACCATCCAGTTCGCCTTTGATAGCAAGACCGGTTACGTCCTACCTATTCTCCACAAGGACAGTCCCTTTAGCAAGGAGGAGCTGTCTTACATCCGCAAGAGGCTGCGTCGGTTCTTCAACAAGCAGCGCGACTACCTCCTCAAGCAGTACGATGACTACATCATAGGTCAGAACTTCAAGTTCGACATGTCAGTATTGCGTCACTGGCTCAAAATCAACCAAGTGCTTTGGCCCATCTGGGACTTGCAGTCTGGCGAATACGCTCTAGATGAGAACATTGTCACGTTGAAGGACAAGAGCAAATTCGGAACCTCGCAGTACAATCTGTTGCAAATCTCATTGAATTACGGCTGCTTCGCCTATCTGCAGGCCAAGTTTGGCAAGAGCGAACGGCACACAATCTCGCAAGTCGATCTGAGCAGGGATGTTCTCGAATACTGCGCTCTCGACGTGCAGGTGCCCTTTGCCATTCATGAGCAACAGCTTGCTCGGGCGAAGCACCAGAACTTTGCTAAGACAAGCTATCAAGAGTCGTACAAGCGTTTTGTCGTGACGCAGATGAGTAACATGGTTCACATCACGTCGCAGATGGAGCAAAGAGGGGCCTGTATCGACTTGCCCTATTTGATGAAGATGCGGTCCTCTAAAGGACCGTTAGAGCAGTTGCTTGCGGAGAAGCTGGCGAAATTCAAGAAAAGCAAAGCGGCTCTCCGTGCCAATAAGTTGGTTCTGAAGAAGACAGGCGCGCCGTCCGGTAGCATCTACGAAACGATTGGTGCCAAGACAGATAACTGGGTACTCAACCTCAACAAGCCAATCCACAAGCAAATCCTCTTCATCGACGTACTTGGTCTCAAAGCTAGTAGAACAACAGCTTCCGGGGCTCCGCAGATCGACAAGTATTTCATGGCGGCCTACAAGGACGCAGTCCCGGAAGCAGCTCTGTACGACGAATACTCGCAATTGCTGAAACTGTCGGGAACATATATTGGGGCGTTTGCACGCAGATACAAGGAAGAGAAGGATTTTCGTAGTGACGGGCATTTGCGACCGTCCTTCGGCTTCGTAGAAACGGCTACCGGTCGCGGTAACTCTTACGATCCAAATCTGCAGAACATCCCGACACGTGGCAAGTTTGCCAAGATGATCAAGCGATCCTTTGTCTCGCCTCACGGATCTTTGCGTCTGAAGATGGACTACTCGGCCCACGAAGTTCGTGTCTGGGCAATCATAGCGGGCGACGAATTGTTAGCAGCGTTGTTCCAACGTGGTCGAGAACTGCGGCAAAAATTCCGGAGTACCGAGGATCCGAAGTACAAAGCCCTGATGGATACAATTGGGGATATTCATAAGCTGAATTGCCAGTTCTTCTTCGGTGTAGAGCCCGCGGAAGTGACCAAGGAACAACGTGATTCGATCAAGAACGTCGTGTTCGGATCCATCTATGGACGCAGCGCTGGTTCCATTGGTAAGGTCATCAACAAGGACAAGGAATACGTTGAGAAGCTCCTCGATCGATTCTTCGACCGTTTCAAGAAGGCGTCGGCTTGGTTGAAATGGGCCAAGCGCCACTCTGTGCAGCACAACTATGTCTACAGCCCGATCGGTCGTGTGCGTCATATGTACGCTCACCTGTACGGAATGCAGGGACTGGTTGCGGCCACCGAACGTCGTGGATCGAACGCTCCCATCCAGGGTTTCGCTGCCGATATGGGGCACACCGCCGCCTACATCTACGGCATTCATTTGGAGCAAGTCTTCCAGCGTTTTGACCGCATGGACGGATTGCTGGTTCCCGGAGGCGTGTCGATTATGGTTCACGACAGCCTTTTCGGAGACATGAACTACCGCAATTACTTGGTAGCTCTCCAGATCATGCAGTGGAGCGCTACGTTGGGTTGTGAGCAGTATTACGAGACACACTTCGGAGTGAAGTATCCAGTACATCTGGAAGTTGAATTCGAGCTAGGAGCCGACGACAGCCGACTTATCAAGTGGGACTGGTCGGAGACCCAGCTCAAACAGGCCATAGAGCAAAGCCTGGTGTATCAAACAGACATATATCCCAAGTTGGATGTGAAGAAGACACTGAAGGAAATCTACGCGGTGCGAAATGACACGAAAGTCATGCGCTACTTAGACAAACACTATCCGATCCTAGCGGATTGACGTGACAAGGATACAACATGGATAATCAGGCGATCGAAACGGCCCCTTGGTTTGGCCTCTTGTTTTTGTACGGGACGTCCAACAATTATCAACCACTCTATCAGTACCTCTGTCAATACTGCGATGTGCTCGCAGCGGGTAACACCGAGGACAGATCGTTTTCGACATACGAGGTACCTGATGACCACGAGGTACTGGTCAAGCAATTGGAGAACACATTCCGCGTCCGTCCCTACTCATACTTGCTGGGTGGAATGCGCCCACATGAAATGAACATCGTTACCCGCAATGCGACTGTTCTAACATGGATGCAAGGAAACATCCTGCACGAGGACGGCGTTGCCTACCCGGCAAAGCTCCTAGCCAAGTTGAACCAAACGTCTGATGAAGACAGCGCGTCTAGCAAGTATGAACGCAAGAACTACACTGAACTGGTTCGGGAGCGTGTCGTGTCGCGTATGCCCGGCAAGTGGGGTTTGTCTTTAGCCTACATTGGAATCAAGACAGCCTTCATTCTCAGTTGCCGCAACATCCAGATTCACCTGTGGCTGATCTACTTTGATGGTGCCTACTTCCTCCTGTGGAGCACGTATAAGAATGCGGCCCACGAACTGGAAATGGCTTTCGGCAAGGTCGGTCTGGTGAACCGGGAGATTTTCTTCCAACAAGAGATCGAATTGGAGCTGTCCTCGATCCTGACGATACACCCGATCTACTTCGTGAACAAGGTCAACAAACGGATGCATACCTACGTTGATCGTAACTCGCGCAAGATGTTGATCTGCAATTTCATCCGAACGTACTTGACCCGTCAGAACAAAAGCATTGATTGATTACGGACTGTTGTAAATACACGTGTTCATTGTGAGGACTATATGAAATTTCGTATCAAAGTGAAGCAACTGGACGATGCGATCAAAACCATCGAAGGAATCCTTCGTCCAGAGCATATCTCCGTCGTCGTGAAGAAAGACGGATTGCTGGTGGGTGGCCAGAGCGGAGGCAAGGTACTCCTTCTCAAAGTACCCGCCGATGTCGAGAAGGCCGGCGAGTTCTCTGTCCATATCTTGATTCTGAAGAACGTGATCAAGTCGCGAGCCGAGATGGAATTTTCCGTGGAGGAAGACGAGGCCACGGTCAACTTCAAGAGCAAGAACTACAAGGGTGACTTCTGCACCATTCCCTACGAGGAAGTCAAACTCGACTCGAAGCAGGACGCTGTCAAGATCGAGGGCGAACAACAGGAAGCCATAGCCCGAGGCCTGTCTTCAATTGCTATCACCAACGTCCATGACCAGAATCCGGTCATGATGGGAATGAAGCTGTCGGACAAGGGATTGACCCTGGTAGGCTTTGACAACCATCACGTTGCGTGCTACCGCACCAAGAAGGTGAAGTCGAAGAAGCCGCTGTCCTTGACCCTGTCGTCAGAAACATTCTCCACGATAGCGACGCTTGCGAAGAAGAACACCTATTCCTTGGTGATGACAGAGAACACGTTGCAGGCCTGGAACAAGGAATTCAACTTTGTCACACCACTGGTACAAGCAGATGCCGGTACCGGTGTGACGTTGGACAACGCGCTAAAGTTGCTCGCTGGTCTGGAAAGCGAGACGAGCGCCACGGTCAAGACCGAGGAGTTCCGCAAGATCATCGAGAACTCAGCCTCGGTACATGAATCGGGAATTTCCCTGCACCTCCAGGGTGAGTCCGGCAAGCTCAGTGCCTCGATGAAATCGGGTATTGGCAAGATCAAGGCACTGCTTGAATCAAAAGTCAAAGGCAAGTTTGACGTTCAAATCGATCCCGCGTTGGCACAGGATATCATTGCGCTAATCAAAACGGCAGATGTGGGGCTCCATGTGTTCCGAGGCAAGGTTTTGTGGATCAAGATAGAAGACAAGCATGGCCAAAACATCTACACGTCACTCCTCGTCTAG